CGAAAAAAAATTATGCAAACAACTTAAAATCAAAAAAACGGGTTTTACTGCATTTTACTGCAAAATCAAAAATCCATATTTTTTCCGAAAAAAGTACTCGGCCCTTTTTGAAAATTGGACATTTTAAAAATGTCCATTTTTCGAAAACCTCTACCACTTTATTTTTGGACTTTTTCAATGATTTTATAAGGAGACTGAAATTTAATCATTTTGCTTTAATAAATAAAATGATTAGCATATAAGGTATAAAAACATTATATATGAATAAAAATATGAGATAACCACGGTCAAATCATTGTCGCATCGGTCAAAATAGGCTCGATTTCCACCGTTGCTTGGGGAGTTTCACGCAATATTAGGTCTCTCAAAAAGGGTTCATTGTAAATCCAATATAATAATTCCTTCCGTAATTCGGCTTCATCGATTTCATTATTTGCGATAATTTCGCCGGCGATATCAAAATAACTACATTGGTTTGTATAAATTTCAATCATAAATAGACGGTCGAGTGTATCAAAAAACAAATGGTCAAAATCCACGACATCATAATATTTAGTATGTAATGAAAAGATAGCCATAAACATCTTATATTTTTCATTCGTATATGTAATATCATCAATGATTCGAATAATGAAGGGTTTTATTCCGAATGCGCGCATCAATTTCCGCCAAAGAATATTCAGCGCATATATCATTTTTGGTTTCGTAGATATATAATAGAGAGCCCAAAATTTATATTATTTTCCAAAAATCAAATATTGAATTCCACATCGTCAACCGGTTTCGCAGCGGGCTTCGTAAATAATTGACGAATTTCATCTTGAAACGCCGTGAATTTCTCATTCATATTCAATACACATTCTTTCAACACATTTATTTCTTTCGTAAGTTCCAAATAATCGGGACATTGTTTATCTGACGACCAAGATACTTTTTTCGGTTTATTTTCCGGAACATCTACCACTACATCGGGGGTTAATGTAATGTTCTCATTCGAAGAAGTCAATTTCAGTGGTTCATTTAATATATTATTACCAGGAGGAGGAACTACAGAAGCCGGCGCAAATTGTTTCAATTCCGCCTCACGTTGTAATTTATGTTGTAATATCAATTCATCCATATTTGTAATAGCTTCATCTTTACCATCGGAAAAATTCGCGGGTGGCGGCGTATATTTCGAATTCATTTGTTCATATTCTTTTTGACGTTCAGACAAAGAATGTTGATATGAATCCTGTTTTTTGTCCATGGTGAATGGTAAATTCACGCCGTTCAAGCCGGATGAAACCGGTTCTTGAATTTTGGGAGTATATGTATTATCAATAAACATTTTTAATTGGTTCATCATCGTGGTAATGATTTCGCGATTACAATCATTCAATTCTTGAGGAGAAAGTTGAGAGAATTGAATTTTTTGAAAATATTGTTGAATATGACCTCGAAACCATAATTCGGGTTCATTGTTTTTACTACTTTTAAATACCAAATTAAATTGTGGTGTTTGATGAATAATGGACCATAATAATTCTTGATTTTTTACGTGAATAAACAAAGACATCGTATAAGATAAATAGTTTCTTATATTTATGTTATATTCGCATAATATCTTTTATTTTCGTTTTGCCGTTTTTTTCGCAACCTTTCTTTTTTTACCTCGTCCACCCGTTTTTGTAATCGTAAATTTCTTAGTATATTTGGGAAACAGTTTTGTTTTTTCTTCTGCTAGTTTTTTTAATTCAGTTTGATTCACCTTCAGCGTATCTTTACCATCTATACGTTTTTTTATATAATCTGTATCAGCAAGGTTCTCTTTATTCACTATATTGGCGCCTTCAAATAAACCACTCAATACGGTTTCTACTTGATGAAATGGAGATAATATGTGATCAACAACATCAATGGTAATATCACCAATTGTAGCTGCTTTATCCGATAATTTCTGCGCAAAAATATTGGTAATAATTTCAAGTTTATGTTCTTTATTTTCAGTCATACTATTTTTTTCTATAATAGTATGATACATTATTTTTGGTTATTGAAATATTCATCTCTTTTCTTAAATACAAATTGGTCGGGGATTCGTTGTCCACCTTTAAAATACTCTACTTTGGCGGCATAATCGGGTAATTCAATATAATCACCATCAGAATTCTCTGGATCTCCACCAGTGTTTTTAAGTTTGCCCGCTTTTCCAGTCAATAAAGAAATAATATAATAAAGACAATACATACCACATTCGCTATTTCCTCTTTGGTGTTCAAATGGTTCATAATTCGAGGTTAATTTAATTCCTAAATCATCGGATTGTTTTATGATTCTATCCGCTAATTGTTTAATTTCGGGTTGTATTTCATCACCCGCACTATCAAAATACATAATAAAAGGTTTTTGTTTGTCTTTTAAATCAGTAAATAAAGAAACCCAATGAGAACCTGGTTCATCGTGTTTATCTAAATTAAAAACCATACCAAATTTGGTTTTATTTTTACTGGAATTTTCAGGATGATAATAATCTTTCAAATTGAATTTACAAAGTTCATCTGCAACACAGCTACCATTTTCCCCATTTGGTTTACTATCAAAATCAATTGGCGAAGGGTCAAAATATTTGAAATCGGGGTAAGTCCTCTCATATTGCTTTAAAACATCGCTAATATCATAATTAGACAACCATTCATCTGGATTATGGGTCCATTCAGGAGGTTTATCCGGAGCGAAAAGCATATCATCATACATTTTTCGAACATTTTCGTCATCTATGATTTTTAACCAACAATCTTCGGTTTTACAATGAAGGTCTTCATGTAAGCGGTTTTTAATAATTTCCCATAATTCTCTGAAATTGGTAGCGGTAATTTTTTTATCAGGATGGTCTTTATTGTATTCTTTGCGAATTTTCAAGAGAACATCTTCAGGTAAACAACTGTTTTGATTCGAAATTTTACCTTTCATGGCAGGACTACAATTCATTGGTTTAAATGGTGGTTCACCTCCCCTGCGTTTGCTGATACGAGGACGTTTGCGATGTGTTTTCTTTCTAAATTGTTTTTTCGTTTGGCGATTACGTTTTCTATTTGGGTTAGGCATATCTACTATAGGATGTGAAAAAAACATTCGCCAAAATTTATACGTGTTTCTTGGCGAAAAGACCGATATCATAGGGGAGAATAGTGGATTTTTGTTTGACAACCCTCTGACCTCCCCAAAATGATTTCATCGTTTTGGTAGGAGTTTCTTCTAAACTATCGCTTTCATTCTCAGTTTCTTCTTCTTCTAAGAGTGGTGTTTCACAATGAGCAAACATCATGTCCTCGTCTTTTTTATAATCTTGATTGTATTCATTGGATTTTTCTAATTCTTTCATTTCAAAATATCTGAAAATGGATTTAGAAAAAGCATTGAATGTTTCTTCGATTTCTACGGAATAAGGATGGTTGGGGTTCTCAATCAATTGAGAGGTCATATCAACAATATCGACGGCATATTTACGTAATTTGGATTTATACTCTTTGAATTCATCGTATTTTTTGGGGTCAGTTTTGGATAAATATTTGGAATATTGTTGTTTGTTGATTAAGAGTTCGAGGGTTAATTTGTCAATAGAATTTTCCATAATAATATGTTGTTAGAAATATTATAATGATTTTCCTACTTATTTATTAGTAGGTTTCGCTTTTTTTGTAGCGCGTAATTGTTGTTTTGCTAATTTCTCTAGTTCTTTCTGTGCTTTTTTCGTAGCGCGTATCTCATCTTTTTCACGTTGTTTCGCACGTTTTGCTTCAACTTTCGCCAATTCTTCCGCCGTGATACGATTGTCTAATTGTGCTAATTCTGTATCAATCATTCTCGAATAAGTAGTTTTTAAATCGCGTATAGATTGGTCTTTAAATTCTTCTGTATATTCACCGGTTTTTCTCAATGTTTTGCGCAATTTCTTTTCGGCACGTTCAACCTCTTTGTTCTCTTTCTGTTGAAGTTTTTTTATTTTTTTAATCGTTTTATTGATTTTTTTATATTTCTTCTCTCTATTTTTCTGAGTAGCCTTCATGATTTTCTGAATATTCGCAACCGCGGAAGTAGTTTCTTTTGTTTTTTCGCGTATGAATTTGCGAACAGTTCTTTTCTCTTCTTTCATCGTCATTTTCACCACTCTTTTTTCCAAATCATTTAAATCGGTTTTTAACAATTCGCGTAATTGTATCATACGTTTCTTATAATTCGCGGTATCGTTTTTCAGGGTATTTTGTAAGTCTTGAATATGATTGTTGTAATAGGTTAATTTTTCATCATAGGCTTGCATTTCTGGATGACTATTGATTAATGATTTTAATGGAGTATCCGTTTTGATTGTTCCACTACATTCATTTTTCAATTGATAATAAAGAGAACGTTTATAGTTTTCGTAGTCTTCTACGCGGTCTTTCATATTTTCACTTATACCAGACAAATGAGATTTTTGTAATAATTGTTTGTTTTTGATTTCTTCTTTGATGGTTTTCACTTGGTTTTTAATATTCACAATATCTTCCTTGATTTGACTTACCAATTCTTTGATATGTTCTCGAACAACTTTTTTACATGCCTTTTCGACTTTTGGGTTCTCAATATGATCGCATTTATCATAAAAGGAATCGAATGATTTACTATCGATTTCGTTTTTTTCTTTGAATTCATTCTCTAACAATCTGGTGTTCTCTTCTACTTGATTTTTTAATTCATGGATATCACTTTCAAAATAGTTTTTCATCACTTTTTTATCAAAGGTTTCGACATCATTGATATTTTTCACAATTGGAACTGTAATGCGTTCTACAATAGGTTGGGCGAATTGTCTCGCGTCTTTTTCACGATTTAAATAACTAATATGACCGGAAATCGCATCTAAGAATTGTTCTCTTCCTTTTTCGGTAAATTCACCCGCTTCATTCAAATACAAATTAGAAAACACGGAAAAATCACTCGCAATTTGTTGTTCAGGGGATTTACATAAATTCATTAATTTGATTAATTCCATAGGGTCTTGGGTAATGGGGGTAGCAGTCATCAAAAGCAATTTGACCGAATCTTTGCCCGATATTTGATAGGAATTCATCAAAGCTTGATGTAAAGCGTCCATATCAGGGCGTTCAATGGAAGATAAATCTCCACCGCCGTATAATTTATGTGCTTCATCGATAATCAAAAGAGTTTTATGTAAAGGGTCGACTTCACCATTGATTTTTACCAATGATTTATAAAAAGCATTTTGTTTCGAAACTAAATTACTGAATTGTTTATAAGACATGGGGCGTATTCTCCACGATTTAGATACTAAGCGAATGCGTTTTTTAGGGTCGTCCGGAATAACTAAACCTTCATTTTGTATTTTATCGCGTATATCTTCATTACATACTTGTTCAAACATATTTTTCCAAATATCACTCTTCAACGTAGTGCGTGTAACCCATAAAATCGTATAACCCAATTTTTCAAATGAACTAGTTGCGGCGGCAATAGCGCTACATGTTTTGCCGGTACCTACCGAATGCCACAATAACATACCCTTCAAATCATTTTGTGGAGTGAAATAATGACGAACAAAATCTTGGGTAGGAGTGTAGGTTAATACATTGGCCGCACCACCTTTTGTTTTATCAGCACACAGATTTTCCATTTTCACCGCATCCCAAGCGAATTGCGAATAATTTTTGCGAATATGTTCTCTTAATTCTGTAAAATTCATATGTTGATTCACTTGGTTTTCAATTACGCATTGAGAATGCGCCAAATGAGTTCCTTTCACAATATTGGTAGTGTTTACAACAATCGGTGGTTCATCGCGAATGATTAATCGGGGTTTGGTTTTACGAACACCGCCATAAATGAATTCACTACCATAGGGTAAATCTTCTTCCTCGTCATCTAAATTGGGGATAGCAAAGGAATGAATATTTTGGTTTAATTCATAATCCACTGAACCATATACCGCGTTTTTTTCCAATTCGTGGGCGAAATTCATTAAACGAACATTGATATTCATTGATTTTAAATATAAATCAAACGTGGATTTGCTATCAAATAAGGAAGGTTGTAGTTTGTCGGGAATATCCATATCATAGACAAATACGTGTAGTGGCCAACCTTTCGTAGGGTGAAACTCCAATCCTTTTTGACCGCAAGTGCGTGTTCCACGGCCGATGACTTGTTTTTGGTCAGCGGCGACAACAGATGGTTCAAAAATATGTATGTATTTGATATCAAATAAATCAATTCCTTCTTTAAAACCACCGTCCATAATAATGATGCGAGCAAGTTCTCCATAAGAGTTCTCCGGACGTTGATTAAATAATTTGAGGATTTGTTTTTTTAAAGAAACGGTGATATTTTGGTCATACACGCCGATAGAAGTTAATAAAAAGAAATTATTATATGCGGTATTGGACAATTGGTTCTCAGATAAGAGTTCAATCTTTTTGTATTTTTTCTCCTTTTTCTTATTGTCGTCAACCGTTTTAGAATCTTTAGTTGTATTCATTTTTTCTTTCACTGGTTCAGCGGTATATCCTAAGTTATAGTTTTTGGCTAACAATGCGGATGCTAATAATTTTACACCGGAAGAATTCGATTTAACATCCGAAAAAATGAAATGTTTGAATGCTTTTCCGTATTTTTTACGGTCATTTTGGTCAAGTTCTTCTATTTTATTTAATAATGCGACAAGTTTAGGACTATGCGTAGTTATATCATTTAGTAATGTTTTAGGATTGAAATCTGGATGGTCGAATTTATAAATATTGGAAGATTTGCTCATATTGGTTTTTTTTCGAACACAATCCGAATCGAAAGATACAATACCATTTTCTTCAATAAATTCATCCAAGTTTTTAGGAATATTCGCAAACCAAGGATTCTTTTCTTCTATTTCTTCGTCCATTTTTTCCAATGATTCTACACTGCTAGTCTCTGATTCATCAATATCATCTATGAAGTCTCCTAAATTTTCAATGATATTCACCTTTTTAGACATTAAAATATATTATATATATATAAGTTATATTATAATGTCTGTATTAGGAGGTCCTTATAATGGTTATTCACCCGCCCAAACATTAACTAATTTTAAACATGGAGAACAAGCATTAACGAGACGTGTATTGAGACGTTCGTGGAATACACAACAAGCAAATGGAACAGTAAATGGTCGCAAACGTATCATTACACCATACCGCGCAGTAAATAATTTAGGCGACTTTTTATCCCGTCAAAATTATGTATGCGGTGGATCAAATCAAGTAAGTGCTGATAAACCAGGTTGGAAAGGAAGAATTGGAAGTATTATTTCCCAATGTGATGGAACAGGAGTTGCCGCAGGAAGTGGAAATATGCGCCATGTTCCAGATTCATCGAATTATACTCGATTCAAAAAAGAGATTGCGATTAACAAAACTTACAATGATTCCAAGAACGGTGGAGACCAAAGTAATGGTTCATATGTAGCATTGATGGCTGTTCGTCGACGTTAATCTTTAGGAATATTATATTATATATTGTATATAATATCATAGAAATGTTTCGTTTTATGTATAGTGTTCAAAATATTAATAATGATGCTTTAACTGGGCAGAAAGCGATGCCGCAGAAAGATAGCACAAGTGATTCCGGAAGCACATTTGAATTAGCACGTCAAACGTATATTCAAACCAATCCAGCGACCGCGCCAACGATTTCTGAAAAATATCAGAAAAAATGGTTTGGAAATCGTGATGCTTCACAAGTAACTGCGAACCGTAGAAATACGGAAATTGGAACAGGGAGTTTGAATGCTTCTAAAAACTTGATGGCTTTCACCACATATCGTGAAGTAAATACGACCAACGATGCGTTGAGACGAGTAAGAGCGGGGGGAGCGGTAGCACCACCAAAGAAAAATGCGAATAAGAAAAACGCACCCACACCAACTTTTGCGCCAGCAATACCTGCGAATGATATAAGAGGTATTAAATATCCAGTATTGTATCACTAGAGTAGGGAAACCTACGGTTTCCCCTACGACCCCTTCCCTATTCTTTGGGAAATATATTAAAGAAACACCTAGTTTTTCGTTATAATTTATTACATTTCTAATAAATTATACTAACACCTTTCATACAAAACGAAACAGAAAAAAGGGAGGGGGCGTCCGGGGGAACCGTAGGTTCCCTGGATTACACATGAAATCTCTTGTAGATTTGAACAGCGGTTAGACCACCCAAGATTTGTGCGATGATATAAGGTAATAAATCATTCATGTTTAGTTTACCAACGGAAGCCATTACAATCGAAACAGCTGGGTTCACATGTCCGCCCGATGATTTTGTTAATAATAAAATGACTAATGCTAATGTAACACCAATGGCTAGAGGGTTTCCAGTCGCTAAAATAACATAGACAAAAAACAAAGTTCCTAAAAATTCAGCTAAATAGTTATACATATCTATATATTTGGCCAAGAAATTAATTATTTACTTTTTTGTATCATTCTATAAACAACGAATAACCCTACGATAGTAATCGATGTAATAAATAATCCATTTGTATAATTTGTCGCCGTCTTTTCTATAGGGTCTTTGGTAAATTTCATTTTTTCATATGTATCCGCATTTTCATTAAAATGGTTGATCGAGATTTCTGGTTTTTGTTTATCATCCACTACTACATAAAAATGATTATTGTTATCTGTTTCAAATACCACAGGTTGTTTGCTTTCATTATCATTTGAAAATAAACTAGTTGGGATACTGGATAAAATATCGATGCCTTGTTGTTTTTCAACTTTTACATTGACTGTAGGATTTCCTAAAGGTTGTAAAGGTGGAAGAACAAGATAACTATTGCCACCTTCAATTAAGTGATTAATTGCGCGAACATCATTTATGTTATATTGACTATAGGATAATAAACTATCAGATGAAAAACTCATATGTAATATATATAATACATATTTTTTTATAAGAATAAATGATATAGAATTATCTATTTATAATATTATATCTACGATGTGTGGTATATTTGCTCTCTTAAATAACGATAATCAATTTGATGAACAATTTGTAAAAGAACAATTTGAAAAAGGTAAAGGTAGAGGGCCGGAATTCTCGCAATTGTCCAAAGTAATGATAAAGGCCGAATTCGGGTTTCATCGTTTAGCAATCAATGGTTTGAATTCAGAATCTAATCAGCCAATGATTATTGATGATATTGCGCTAATATGTAATGGAGAAATCTATAATTACCGAGACTTATATGAAATGATGAATATAGACCCTACAACAGATAGTGATTGTGAAGTTATTTTACATTTATACCGTGAATATGGAATAGAACAAACATTACAAATGTTAGATGGTGTATTTGCCTTTGTGTTGATTGATTATCGGATGACGAATGAGAATTCCAAAATATATGTAGCCCGAGATCCTTATGGTGTTCGTCCATTATATTTATTAAAACCATCCAATGCGGAAAATGAAAATATACTGGGTTTTGCGTCAGAATTAAAAGTATTAAATAAATTTTATCAAGAATTGAATAAAACCGAAGAAAAATATTCATTAAATCATTTTGAACCAGGAACCTATTCGGTATATGAATTACCAACAACAGTATCGGCGAATTGGGGTTTAACCACACAAAGAAGATATCATTCTACTGGATTTACCAGTATTATACATTCTCATTTATGTGGTATCTCTACTATATTTGGTAATATTCAATATTATTTAACAACCGCGGTAGAAAAGCGTTGTTCAACGACGGATAGACCGATTGCGTGTTTATTATCTGGAGGATTAGATAGTAGTTTGATTACTGCATTAGTGGTAGAATATCATAAACGGTTTAAGAATCCACATGTAATAGAAACCTATAGTATTGGGTTAGAAGGTTCGGAAGATTTGAAATATGCGAAAATCGTAGCCGATTATTTGGGAACAAAACATACCGAAATAATTGTAACCGAAAGCGATTTTATACATGCGATACCGCACGTAGTAAAATCCATAGAATCATATGATACGACAACTGTAAGGGCCAGTTTAGGTAATTGGTTATTGGGCAAATATATAGCGGAACATAGTGAAGCCAAAGTAATATTCAATGGAGATGGTTCAGACGAATTAACGGGTGGATATTTATATATGCATAAAGCGCCTGATATGATAGAATTTGATAGTGAATGCCGACGATTGTTGAAAGATATACATATGTTTGATGTATTACGTTCGGATAAATCAATATCGAGCCATGGATTAGAACCACGCACCCCCTTTTTGGATAGAACTTGGGTTCAATATTATTTGTCTATACCTTTACATATAAGATATCATCCAAATTTGGATAATTGTGAAAAATATTTATTACGCTCGGCTTTTTCCGATGAATATTATAAAAATAGGGAAGGAGAGCCATTGTTGCCAGATGAAATATTATGGAGAAGAAAAGAAGCGTTTAGTGATGGAGTATCAAAGCAAACGAGGTCATTGTATGAAATTATTCAAGAATATACGTACGAAAAGATGCACCACGAACAGTATAAGGTTCGGATTTTCATGAATGATTTAAAAGAACATTTATTACCAACGACTAGTGAACAACAGTATTATCGATGTATATTTGAACAAGAATATAAAGGATTGGGAAAGGTGGTTCCGTATTTTTGGATGCCCAAATATGTAGAGGCGAAAGATGCGAGTGCGAGGACATTGGAATTATATACGAAAACTGAACCTACTAAAGATTGTTGTTGTTGAAAATAAAATATAATAATAAATAATGTCTTTTGGAAAACATTACTTATTTACATCCCTCTAAAAATCAGCATTAAACTCAAAGACATCGGCGTCCACTGTTTTATTCGCCAATGCGTATTCCGAGTTGGTACGTTCAAAGAAATTCACTTTGGTTTCTACACTAATTAATTCCATAAAATCAAATGGATTGGTAGAATTATATATTTTATCATATCCTAATTGTAGGCATAAACGGTCTGCGACAAATTCAATATATTGGGTCATTAATTTGGCGTTCATACCAATCATACGACAAGGTATAGCCTCGGTAATAAATTCTTTTTCAATTTCCACGGCTTCTTGTAAAATCTCATAGACACGTTTTTTATTTAATTTCTTTTGTAATTTACTGTATAATAAAACGGCGAATTCGGTATGTAATGCTTCATCCCGTGAAATTAATTCATTTGAAAAAGTAAGACCAGGTAATAAACCGCGCTTTTTAATCCAATAAATCGAACTGAACGCACTGGAGAAGAAAATTCCCTCTACACAAGCGAATGCGACCAATCTAGAAGCAAAGGAACTGCGATTATCATTTATCCATTTTTTGGCCCAGTTCGCCTTTTTGGCGATACAAGGATAATGTTCCAACGCTTTGAATAATTTATCTTTTTCATTTCCATCACGAATATAGGTATCAATCAAGGTAGAATACATTTCGGAATGAATATTTTCAATAGCAATTTGAAAACCATAAAACGCACGTGCTTCTGCTAATTGGACATCAGACATGAAGCGAGAAGCCAAATTTTCTAATACTAATCCATCACTTGCGGCAAAAAATGCCAATATCATTTTTATAAAATTTTGTTCGTCCTGTGTTAGCTTATCCCAGTCTCCCAAATCTTTCGATAAATCTACTTCAGGCACGACCCAAAAGGAATCCACACTTTTTTTATACATTAGCCATATATCATTGTCTTTGATAGGAAATAAAACATACCTATTATCGTCAGGTTTTAGTAAAGGTTCAACAAAAGTAGGCTCGGACATTTCTTTCTAAATAATATATTAGTTAGATTTTATACCGTTTGTAAATAATGATTTTGAAATTCCAAGGGATTTACCAAAAAAATAATTCAAAACAAACGCATGGTTCTCATAGGCGTTTTACAAAATGGATAATAAGAATTATTTTATTGGTAAAAATAGACATTATGCTGTAATACATATAAATATATTACAATATAAAGAAAATAGAAAAGTTTGTATAATTTATTATCACAGTATACTTTAATGAAAAGGGAAGATTTCGACAGTGTTATAAACGAATTGGGAGAACCAAAAGAAGACACTCGTAGAAAATCACGAAAATTCAAAAAACAAAGTGAAAAACAATTAATGAACGAATTTTATTCGGATGTTGAAAGAGAACGTGAAAAATCTGCGACAAGACAAAGGAAATTATACGAAAACATGAATCATTTATCTCATAATGAAAAAAACCATTTTGAAAATAAATTCACCAAACCAAAGAATGTTAGCCAGGATGAGTATATCAATTTATTGAAAAATAAAAATAAAAAAATAGTGGTAGCAACCGGCCCTGCCGGAACCGGTAAAACTCTTTTCGCGACTGAATACGGCGTTCGCAATTTTTTATTAGGCAATTATGAGAAATTGATATTTACACGTCCTTCTGTTTCAGTAGATGAAGAATTGGGGTTTTTACCGGGAACATTAGAAGAAAAAATGGCACCATGGGTTCGACCTATTTATGATATTTTATATAATTTTGTATCACCCCGTGAAGTGGTCGCTATGATGGAAGACAAAGTCATCGAAATCGCACCATTAGGATATATGCGCGGTAGAACATTCAAAAACTGTTGGATTGTTGCGGATGAAATGCAGAATTCGACCATATCGCAAATGAAAATGTTATTAACCCGTTTAGGTGAGAACAGTCGTTTAGTTATTACTGGCGATTTGGAACAATATGATAGAATCAATGAGTTGAACGGTTTAGAAGATTTTTTAAGTAAATTTAAAGGAAAGCGTTCATCGAGTATTACGAGTTTCCAATTTAGTCGTGATGATATTCAGCGTGAAGAAGTAGTGAAAGAAATATTGGAGATTTATAGTGCCGAACATACGATGAATTATTTACCTACAAAGGAAGAAATAGACGAAGAATTTGATAATGATACGGAAGAAAAAATTTAGGAATAAAAAATCGTGTGGAAAAAAAATAACATCATAATCTATAAATGTTTCCAAAATTCATGAATAAAGTAAAATCATTATTACCTAGTTTACCTAGTATTTCAAAAAACACATCAAACTCTATTCTACATAACCGCGTTTTGTTATATGCGTTATTAGCGGTTGCTTTAATCGATGTATTATATTTATTAAATACACGGGATTTCACTTCTGTTATTGTATTTATATTAGTAGCAGTATTAACTACTTTTTTTAGTAAAAATATGATCATTGTCTTATTTGTCGCAATATGTATTACTTATATGTTGAAACATACCAAAAGTTTAGAAGGACTAGAAGATATGGAAGAAGGAGAAGATGAGGAAAAAGAAGATGAAAATTTCGAAAATGAAGAAAACAAAGAAAACGAAAAAGAAGAAAATAAAGAAGAACAAGAAGTAAGTACAGAAGAAATGACTGGTGAAATGAAAGAATTTATGGAAGTTCAAGATAAAATAATAAAACGTATGTCTGAGTTAGAACCTTTAATGCAAAGAGCTGAAGGGTTTATTGAAAAATTTGAAAAATATAAATAAGTGTATAATATTATAATATTATAATATTATAGTATAGATTTACAATTCTATGAATAACAAAATTTATTATTATATTTTCTTTCTTCTCATTCTACTATTCATATTTGTAAAATTTGTTTACGCCGCTGCGGTTGACGACAAGAAAGAAGGTTTCAAGGAAGGAGCTGCTAATATTGGTAAAGAAATAAAAAAAGCATTCACATCAAGTCTTAAATCCGCAATGAAACCAGTTACAAAACGTTTTAATATGATGGGCAAGGGTTTAAGGGATATATTTACCGGGATTGGTAAAGAATTTCAGTATTTAGGTATAGGTTTAGGACGAGGTGTAGCGGATATAGGATTACTCTTCGCATATGTTAGTCAATATTTGTTTTCTTATTTAATGTGTGGTGTAAAATATGTATCCAATATACCCAATTGTATTTTATATTATGTGGTAGATAGTATAATACAAATATTTTATTTACCTATCCGTATAACATTATGGTTTCTAGCTACTTTTTTAAAAATAGATTTATACGGTACACAAAAGAGTTTATGGAAAGTAGTAGAATGGGTGAATGGAAAAGTATATGCGACAGCCGGTTTCAATATTATACGATGGCCAAAAAACGTTAGAGACCAATGCTATAATTGTAAGCGTTTAAAACAAAGTGTATTGATGAAAAAAGCGAAAGATATAGATTACGATTTTAAGAATAATATTCCAAAAATAATGAATAAAGGAGCAAAACAAATAGAAAAAGGCGGAAAAACATTTATGGGGGCTTTCAAATAACCGCGATAAAATATAATCATATAGTATAAAAGATGGGCAAAAAATGTATTCCAGGTGTTTTTTGTATTGAAAATATGACTTTATTTATTTTATTTATTATCGTTCTTTTAGTAGGATATCTTTTTTACCAACAAAACGCGAAAATGAATTCTACGGGTAGCGCAAATATCATTGTTGTAGCACCACCTACTACTTCGGCAGCTATCTCTTCTTTAGCAACGGTAAGCACCCGTAATGACCCGATGAATGACCCTTATTCACCCCCTTTAAAAAAAGATGGTTTATATTTTCCACGTGATAGTGGTGATGTTCGAGGAATTCCGGTGAATATTGAAACGCGCGGAACAAATATGGCTTATCAACAAGTCGGCATATTAACTAGACAAAATGGAAAATCGGATATGATATTACCATTGATGGGACGTAAATTAATGAGTGGCCGTGATAAATGGTCATATTATACAATCTCCAACACTGGAAATATGAATACAAAATTACCAATCAGTTTGAATGGAAAGAGTTGTACAGGTGAATATGGATGCGATGATATAAACAACGGAGATAATGTATATGTAGAAGGATATAACGATACATTTCGCGTAACTATTTATGAAAACTCATCATTTAATTATATACCCTATTTGTAAAATAACATATATTTAGAGTATTTACGTAAAATAAACTATATCACTAGATTATATAGTTTATATGGCTTCCACATTTGATATTACAAAAAATATAGATACTACAAATAAAAAATTAATATATGATTATTATCCAATTATTATCAATAAAGATGATTACTCTACATCCACATATGTAACAATAAATACTGTGTTTAAGCCAAACGCTCCAAATTTGTTGTACCCGGATACAATGAATTCATATAACGCAACCAAAATATATATAACTAAGTTAATTCATAATAATATAGCACAAATACAATCATCGAATGTAATAGGAGAACTTATCATTGAACATACACCAATAACTGGAACAGGGAAATATTATACGTGTTTCTTATTAGAATCTAATCCAAAAATTAAATTCACCGATAGCAATTCGGTAGATGATTTGATAAATAAAATAAATAAAAAAAATACAAATATATCATTTGCGTTGAATACGAGTATACCTTCCCAAAATAATTGTATAGTCTATAATATTAATAATACGGATAAAGCATTTGTATTTACGAATATGATATATGTGAATAATAAGAGTTATGATTATATTACCAAAAAAATAACGGGAACTTTATCTACCACAACGCTTCCAAAATATGCGACATATACAGTATTACCTAAAAACAATATCACTCAACAAGGCGAAGATGAAATTTATATTGATTGCACACCTACTGGTGAAAGCGCGGAAACCATCGCGACCTATAATGTTCCTATACAAAGTGAATATACACGTGATGCTAGTAAATTAGATTTTATGAAGACGCTTATTAACTTAATGATGTTTTTCATATTTATTTTGCTTACCTATTTTACAGTGCCGTTCTTTTATAAAACTGTTGTTGTCGATAACATACATAAATTAATAAAGGGAGATGACCATGATAAAAATAGAAGAAATGTTGCGGTGGATGTATTTATGTGTATTGTTGCGGTGGTTTTGTTTTTCACAATGTTAGGTTATGGTATGAACAAAAATTTCGAATTTGTAATGTATGCGGTTTATTTCTTTGTCTTTTTTGGATTATCGGCCAGTATTGTCGGTTATAATCGTGAAATTGGATTTTTCAAAGATAAATATAGAGATGTTTATAAAAAATTTGTAGAAGACCCTAATAATAAAGACAGTCCAAAAATATTGAAATTTATAGATATATTAAAGGAATTAGGACAATATATCATAGAGGTTGTTCAGTTTGATGTTTTCGGTAAAGGTGAAACAAAACCAATTATCGCGATGTTTGCTACTTTTATTTTGTTTTTGATTATTATTTTACCTATTTGGTTGACTAAAACAATAAGTAAAACAGTATTCATCTTTTTAATGTGGTTTATACCCGTATTTGTTATTCTGCCTGGAGTATCTATCATATCATTGACTATGCTACCACGTGGAGATAAAGTCGATATATCGTAAAATGATTACAAAATAATTATTTCCGTATTGAAAATAATTATTGAATTCGATAACATACAAAGAACTGCTTAGAAAAGAGATGCTCCTTGGACATTTTCAGCAACTGGTTTGTATGAACTGGATAAATAAACGCTAGGGTCGCTTTTTCCTACTGGAGCCATTTGTTCAACGACTTCCTCTTCTAATGTGCGTTCTTTTGAAGGGTTCATTTTGATTAAATCACTGTCTTTTTTGGCTTGGGTTGGAGTATATGCGGCCATTTTAACAGAGTGAACATTCGCGCTGCGACGTAATAATTCATAAGCGACGAAAATATACAAGATAGCTAAAATAGGGTTGGAGTATAAAAATAAATACACAGTAATGGCGAAAATAATAATCATACTAACAGTTGAATTTACTAAACCTACTAAGAAAGAAGGAGTTTGAATAGGTAAAACCAAATAAAGAATGAAAATAGCCAATAAGGAGGATTCCACATTAGAAAATGATTTAAAAGGGCTAGCCAAATTGGATACTTTGAAACCGTTAACTAAACTTTTTAAAGAATTAATGATTTGCATATATAAGATAGATATATATAAAAATTACACAAAGATATGAATAATCTTTTTGGAAAAATTGATTTAAAAGTGCTAAATATAAAATAATGTAGTGATTCTCTAATATGTATTCTAAAAAAAAAATCGTCAAAGTTCCACCTAAAAAAGACGAACCGTTATTACTAACCGCCGAATATAAAAATACGATATGTTCTCAGTCTTATATTGGAAAAAAGGGTTATACTATTCCTTTGTCTTTATTATCTAAAGAAGATTACGAATATTTACACAAGGATTTATATGTGAAACCAGTAGTCATGGGCGTTCAATACGGGGCGGCAGCTGGCGAAGAATCCAACGCGTTTCATGTGTATCGCGAAAGTCCGAATAAAATATATATTCCTCGTTTTTATGGGATTGAACGTTATGGTTTACCTTCTAAATCGGAAATTTGTAGTGGCGATGATATTGCGGTGGAATTTACCAAACCTTTGCGTGATTATCAAGAAGAAATTATAGATATTTATATGAAACATGCTCGAACCCCATTATGCTGTGGTTCTACCGAACTTGGGAACGGCGGCATACTCGAGGTACCGTGTGGTGCGGGTAAATGTCTAGGTAAAGATACCAAAATTTTAATGTTTGATGGTTCTATTAAACTGGTTCAAGATATCGTGGTAGGAGATATTTTAATGGGTGATGATTCTACGCCTAGAAATGTGTTGTCTTTGGCTAGGGGTAGAGAAATGATGTATAAAGTATGTTCATCAAATAGTGAAGGATATATCGTGAATGAAAGTCATATATTATCATTGAAAACTAGCAGTTATATAAATAAAAATTCACCGAAAGGAACAGTGATTGATATGTCTGTATCAGATTATTTAAATTTACCAAAAAGTTATCACGGTAGAGGAGGGCCATTATTAGGATATCGTGTTCCTATCCTCTTTAAAGAAAAAGAAATAGAAATCGACCCTTATTTGTTTGGTAATTGGTTAGGTGATAACTCTTCCAATGGAGATATATCAAAACAAGACATGACTTATTCAACTACCGCGAATAAAAATAATATTCTTATGAATTTCTTACGAAAATACAATTTAATTAATAATAAATATATTCCTCAACATTATAAATGTAATTCTAGAAAAGTTCAATTAGAATTATTAGCTGGTTTAATTGATTCAGATGGATATTATAATGAAAATTGTTTTGAATTAACACACAAAAATGAAACATTATTAGATGATATTATATTTATATCCAGATCATTGGGATTTGCTGCTTTTAAAACAAAAGTAAACAGTCGTACAAGGGGAATATATTATAGAACAAGAATATATGGTATTGGATTAGAAGAAATACCTGTAAATTGTATTCGTAAAAAAGCACGTTCTCGTTTATTAACACGAGATGCTTTAAACTATAGAATTAAATTAGAAAAATTAGAAATAGATGATTATTATGGTTTTGAAATAGATGGAAATCGACGTTTTGTATTAGATGATTTTACAGTGACACATAATACTGTGATGGCCTTAAAAATTATTTCATTGTTAAAAAAAAAGACCATCATCATTGTTCATAAAGAATTCTTAATGAACCAATGGATAGAACGTATCGCTGAGTTTTTACCAACGGCGAAAATCGGTAAAATACAAGGTCCTCAATTTGATATCGTAGGCAAAGATATAGTCATCGGAATGGTTCAAACTTTATATGATAAAGAATATGCGACCAATGCGTTTTCCAGTTTCGGTTTAACGATTATTGATGAAGTTCATCGTATTGGTAGTGAACAATTTTCCAAAACCTTATTTAAAACTATCACCCCTTATATGTTGGGAATTTCGGCAACAGTCGACCGAAAAGATAAATTAACGAGGGTATTATATATGTTTATTGGTGATAAAATATATAGCAAACCGCGTGAAGCGGAAGACCCGGTATGTGTTCGGGCGATACAATATAAAGTTGACGATGCGGTATTTAATGAAACGGCCATCGATTTTCGCGGGAATCCAAAATATAGTACCATGATATCAAAATTATGTGATTATAATCGCCGTAGTGATTTTATAGTGCGCATCATTGGCGATTTAATTATAGAAGAACCCGAAAAACAAATAATGATATTGGGACATAATCGTTCGTTATTAAATTATTTATATGATGCAGTGGTTCATCGTAAAATAGCCAGTGTGGGTTTCTATATTGGTGGTATGAAACAAGAAAAATTACAAGAATCTGAAACGAAACAAATTGTATTGGCGACATATGCGATGGCGGCGGAAGCATTAGATATAAAAACATTGTCTACGTTAGTCATGATTACACCGAAAACCGATATTGTTCAATCGGTTGGTCGTATCTTAAGAACAAAACACGAAAAACCGATTGTCGTAGATATTGTGGATTCGCATGATATATTTCAAAATCAATGGAATCAAAGAAAACGATTTTATAAAAAATGTAATTATCGTATACGTCAAATAGATAGTAAAACTTATACCAATATGTCGATTGATTGGGCGGAAGATAAAACGTGGAAACGAATATATGAACCTACCGCGAATATTACAGCGGATTGTTCTACTGGAATTCAGGAGGATGATGAACCGAAAAGCGTGTTTGGTGGTAAATGTCTTATCAATATAAGTGATTTATCATAAATTTACCAAAATTTTAATTTGGCTAGGAAAGATTTCTTGGCTGATTTTCTAGAACGTTTTGCGGTTCTTTTTTTTGCCGATTTTGGTTTTTTTGCTGACTTTTTATTTTTCTTACTTTTTCCACCGGCTTGTTTGCTTTCAAACTGAGCGATATTTCCACCAGTAGATGTGGGTTTATCAAGAGGGAGAACATTGGAATTACCAATTTCGCTAAAAGATAACGCAGGCATTATATATTATACATAGATTATAATATATACTAATTGCGATTGTAATTTGGTTTTCGTTGTTGTTGCTGGCCATGGTATGGTGCGTGATGGTGTGTATTGTGTTGTGAGTGTTGTTGTTGCTGGCCATTGTATTGAGCGTGATGGTGTGTATATCGAGGTTTCTCTGCTGTAAAATGTTCGAAATCATTACACAATTTTGATATATGAACGATTTTGTGGGAATTATCTACTACACGCAATGGTATCCATTTTTTAAATTTCGTATTAAATACACATTCTACTAATAATACTTTATCAATGTCGACATATTTGTCTTCTTCTGTATTTTGAAAATCTTCTTCATCATCGCTTTCTTCAATAAAATCTAAATTTTGATTTTCCTTGATTTTACGATATAAACTATTCATAAAAACGCTCGTTTTATAATTTGGTATATAGGCTACATTATAATACACTGGTTTGGAATTTTTTCCATAAGCAAACATATGATAAATATCGTACTGTATATCCGCCGTTATTTGAAATACAGTTGGATAACGATATTGAGGTTTGCTAAAATCCATACGAAGTGGTATGGTTTCAAATTTATGTTTTGATACTTTTTTAGTTTCCGATACAACTGGGGTAAATGATATTTTTTTAACAATGACTGAATTCAAATATGGTTTGATATCAATTAAACATCTATATTGAACATGATGTGTAGGATAAGGCAATATTTTATTTATATGTTCAGGAAGAGTAGTCATCGCATCGAAATCTTCGGTGGATTGAACATCCCACATTACAGGTAGAGCGAAAGCAACCGATTTTTTAGTTTTAAATTGCTGAGTAATAGAGTTCATAAATTCATTCAAAAACCCCAATTTTTCTTGAAAACTGGATTTTTTGAATTGAATGCCTTTATAGAAGATGATATCTTCAATGACGAAGAATGTAAATTCATTTTGTTCATTTTCGACCAGAGAGCCGTATACTAATGTTCCTAATTCTAAATGGTTTTTAAAATCAACATCTAATATTGTGCCTTTACAAATCTTTTTTTCCCGATTAATATCTAATAATATACATACATCTTTGTCGCCGAAAAAGGTAAACCACGCAAAGCATTTTTTACCTTGTGGTATGGCTAAACAAATATTGTAAGATGAAGAAACTTTCTTATGGGAAATTGTTTCATAGGAAAGTTCGAAATTGGGAAATCGACGCATCAAATCATTTAACTGTATCGGTGTAATCTCCATTATACGATTACTGTATATATGGTGTAGTATTTATATTCTTTTATAAATATTATTTATGGGTAGACTCGTTATAACGTTTCTACGTATTGTAATAAATCATTCTTCATCGTTTCTTGCTCTTGTTCGGTAATAAATTCGGTTTGTTGTTTTTGTATTTCTAACAGTTTTTTGTATTTTTCAATTTGACTATTGACTAAATCTTTTGTTTTCTTAGTGGTATAGGTATCTTTTAAATAATTCCATAAAGAATGAATCGACATAATAATTCCGATGGAAATGAGGATGGTTATTATGAAATTTAATAATAGATGAGAGAACATTTTGTAATTTGGTATTCGTTATATCAAATTACATAGAAATTGTTTTATTTTTTTGAACGTTTGGATTTTTTGGATTTGGATTTTTTTGATTTTTTGGTATGTTTGACTCGTTTGTATTTACCGCCCCAAAACCATCCTCTCTTTTTTTGACCTCCTTCTTTTCCTGCTGGTGCTTCTTCTTCTTTTTCTGCTGGTGATGGAGTTGGTTCAACTGCTGGTGCTTCTCCTTCTTTTTCTGCTGGTGATGGAGTTGGTTCAACTGCTGGTGCTTCTTCTTCTTTTTCTGCTGGTGATGGAGTTGGTTCAACTGCTGGTGCTTCTTCTTCTTTTTCTACTGGTGATGGAGTTGGTTCAACTGCTGGTGCTTCTTCTTCTTCTTTTTCTACTGGTGATGGAGTTGGTTCAACCGCTGGTGGTGCTTCATTTAATTTAGGTGCGCAATAATCTCCAGAAAACCAAGATTTTTTTACAATTTGACTTTCACCACAACGGGTATCAGGTTCAGTATTCGTACTATTTGCGGGTTTACTTCCAAATAAAGACCCCATACTACTACTAATAGATGAACCTAAGTTATTCATAGTACTCATTAATCCTGTCTCTTTACATATTTGTTCTGTTTTTTCTGGTCCTACGTAAAATGTAATAAATGCCTTTTTATGTTCGCTTTTGATATGTCCTTTTGATTCCATTTGTCGTAATATTCTACATACAAATTTTTGAAATTTTTCAGTGCTAATGATTTCTTTCATTTCTTTAAATAAAGGAAGACTTTCTTTAGCGGCTTCATCAATACCAGTTAAGTTAGGTGTTTCAAGTAATTTTCCAATTTTATCAATAACGAATATTTTAGGTAGTAGTTCAATAAAAATATCAATATCATTACATTCAAGCGCGTTAATACAATCGATAAATAAATCACTCAATGTTGCGTCTGTTCCTAATATTTTTTGTAATGGTGTATCAAATTCTCTTGGAATGTTAAGCATACCGATTGCCGATGTAGCACCTTTTTTGGCCGCCATTAAAGTCATCGTACCACACATCATCTTGGCGTTAGACAATACGCTTGTTATTGCGGACAAACCTCCAGGTGCTGCGGTGGATAGACCAGATAGTCCACTTGACGCAATACCTGATAAAGGATTACTATCACCATCGCCACCACTACGTATAGACCTATTTACTTTTTTTTTCATTATATTTTTGCCATATTTTCTTGATTTCGCCATTATATAATATTTACACATTTTAATATTCGCGATAAATTATTTACCTAAATAACTTAAAAATAAAATCATATATATTTTAACGATGCCTGTAAACATAATAATTATCGAAAAGTCCGGTTCAGTCAAAGAATTAGAAGTCAAAACATATAATGAAAGTGAATTATACAAGAAAGCGGGTTTTAAAACCGAGAAAGATTTCAAATTACAAACTATATGGAACGCCGATTTACAAGGAAGCAAATTCTCATTAGAAGTCTATGCTAAAACCAGTGGTCGCGCTGGTCAAGAAAACAAATATGAATTTCCTCCACCTATTGATACAACCCTATTTTTCGGTTCTTGCGTCATTGTAAAGAAGAAAAATGGCGAACCCGATAATTTAACGAAAGCGCAATGGAAAACCGCGTATGAATTTTTATATGGAGGGTTTGAAGATATTGGTTCAGAAGATTCTTCTGATGAAGAAGACAGTATAGACGAAGGTGTTCCTCGTACAAAAGACGGGTATGTAAAGGATGGTTTTGTAGTAGATGATGAAGACAGTGAATTTGATGATACAGAAAGTAGTGAAGAAGAAGTGAAAAAGAAACCAAAAAAACAAACCAAGAAAGAAGTAGCAAAAGAAATCAAAACAACGGTTAAAAAAGAAAAAAAGACGGTATTTGAAAATATTTTGAAAGAAGCGGAAACAACGAATTATTTAGAATGTTCAGATGAACTCATGGAAGAAAAATATATATAAATAATATATAGAATGGATTATGATCAAGCTGATTTGTTGGATACAAAAATTAGAATGTTGAAATCGCGTTTAACACAATTGAAAAGCAAACCTGTGAAAACAAATAGAGATATTAGAAAAGAAAAAACATATGAAGCGAATATCGAGCATTTTACAAATGAATTGAATGAGATAAATAAAAAATCACCACATGTAAATCGTATAAACATCAACGATACAAACGATTATAAAATATTTAATAAAGATTCACCTGTTCGAAAATCTCCTTCCAAATCACCTAGAAGCAAGCAAGCTACAAAATCAATATTGAAGAAGAAAGGAGGGAGCAAACGAAATATTACTCGAAAAAATAAGAATAGAAATTGAAATCTAATAACGATATAACTGTTTATATCATGTAATAATAACAAAAAAGAAAAAAGGGAAGGGGCGTGCGGGGTAGAATCCCTACCCGTAGGTTTCCCGCATCCGCATAAAATTGAATAAAACAATTACAAAAAATATAAATAGTAATTACGATTACTATTTATAATGGCTGCTCTATTCACTATACAAAGTCCAGACATATTTCGTGAAAATGTTTGTAAAAAGTTGGAAACAGTGTTAGGCGATAACAACAATGCTATAAATTTAGAAAAAGGTATTTATAATTATTCCATCAAAGAAGCGAATTCGCGTAAAATTGTTAAAAAATGGGATAACACGTATTTCGCTCAATTATATTTAGATAGATTACGCACCATATATATTAATTTAAAAAATCAAGAACTCTTAGAACAAGTAAAAAATGGAGAAATCGCACCGCAAACTCTTGCCTTCATGACCCACCAAGAAATGAACCCGGCACATTGGAAAGATTTGATTGATAAAAAAATGAAACGTGATGCTTGTAAATTTAACTCAAATGTAGAAGCATCTACGGATATGTATACTTGTAGAAAATGTAAATCCAAAAGAAGTACTTTTTATGAAATGCAAACTCGTTCCGCAGATGAACCAGCAACTATATTCGTTACTTGTTTAGATTGTGGTAAAATGAGCAAACATTAAACATTTAGAAATAATATTAAATGCGTTTATAAAGAATAACAATAATCTATATAACATAGTATATGCATCCACAAGCTCGCGATTTCACTTTATTTGTTAAAAAAATACTTGCTGATTTTTTTATAAATAAAAAGGTATTAGACGTAGGTTCAGGAGATATCAACGGAAACAATCGTTTTTTGTTTGAAAATTGTGAATATGAGGGTAATGATGTTATACAAGCAGCTAATGTAACAATTGTATCAAAAACAAAGGATTTACAATTTGAAGATAATACATTTGATACGATTATATCTACGGAATGTTTTGAACATGACCCAGAATTTGAACAATCAATCATTAAAATATATAAAATGTTAAAACCTGATGGTTTATTCTGTTTTAGTTGTGCATCAACAGGAAGAGGTGAACATGGAACAAGAAGAACAACTCCTGAAAATTGTTATGGGACAATTGGTAATTTAGAAGATATGGTTGACCATTATAAAAATATCACAGATGTAGAATTAAATGAAGTTTTAAATTTAAACGCATCATTTTCAGTATGGGATACATATTATAACAGTGAAATGTGCGACCTATATTTTATAGGAATAAAAAAAGGGGTACAAAATGTTAATGCTTTAGAAAAATATACAAACAACTATGTTACTTGTACTTCATCTAATATTATTTAGAGAATTGAAACTATAATAATTTATCATACATATAATAAATTATTCATAAAGCACAATCACCATACATTTATATAATTTCCAAATCTTTAAATTTCCAATATTCACACCCACCATTTGGTAAAGGACGTTTTACTATAAAAGGTATTTTTTTCTGTTCAAATTCTTTTAAAGCAATCAAATAGCCATCAATAACACTTTCATCCACATCTACTAAAGGTTTCGCGCCGGCATTGATTTGTTTGGCTCGTTCGCCTAATACTCTAGCACGTTCATAACGAGTAATAAACGGCAAGGTTTTATGTAAAGGGTCAATGATAATTCCATTTTTATCTTTTACAATGCGAGTTAAAATATCAATTTCATCACTGTTATGTGATTGTAATTCCGGATGAAACTCCGAAATAATATTTTTTTGTAAATTTTCTTCGAATTTTTGTAAATAATTTTCATCTTCGTCTTCGTCTTCTTCGTCGTTATCCATATCTTCCATATCCGGAAAATGTGGTTTGATAACAGTATCTTTATCTGTTTTTCCAATGATGTCGTCAATGTTATCATTTTCATCATCATCGTCGTCTTCGTCTTCATCCTCATTTTCATCATCATCGTTTTCGTCTTCATCTTCATCTTCTTCTATTTCATCATCGATTTTTGGTTGTTTTATTACAATTTTTTTACCTTTTGTTTTAGGAACATCTTCATCTTCATCTACATCATCTTCAGTTGGGTCGTATTCGTCATCAGAATATTTATCATCGTTCATTTGTTAATAATATATATATATATTTCTAAATTGTTATCACATAATAATAACAATTTACATTCAATTTTTCAAACATAAAAAAAGATGACTAAAATAAATTTACATATTGTCGGTTGTCCATGTAGTATCGCATTCTACGCAAATATATAAATATTTTAAATTGTTATCATCATATCTCATATAAATAATTTCTGTAGGTTTATCCGTATTTTCCGTATTTGTTTTACATTCTTTATGTGGGCATTTCATACTATAAATCCGTGGTAAAGTAGGGTCTAATTTCGTATATTCGTTGATAATATGATTAAATTTTTGTTCGCCTTTTTTTAATTGAATATTTAATACACATGTTCCTTCTTCCGCAATTGTTTCATCTTTATTACCACAATTACGACAATAATATATTAAATTATTCGTATCTGATTGATCAATTCCAATATAATACATATTATCGCATTTATCACAGAATTTCATGATTTATATAGAATATTATAATTTATGATTATATATTTTATTTCATATAATAATAAATTCAATTTTGTGGGGAAACCTTGGGTAGGGATTCTACCCCTACGACCCCTTCCTGTTATACATGTTTATAGGTTTCGAATCAACTCAACCGCTTTTTCTGAAATTTGCTTCTTTGTATGCTCATCTATATAATCACTATCTAATTCTAGATCTTTCACGTTTATTTTTACATATTTTCCATGTGCACCATTTTTAATTTCACGGATATTTTCTTTTGAAGTATTATTACCATCATCATCATTTCCCGTTCCAAAGAAGTTCATATTTGATATATTTGCTTCCAAACTATCTACTTCTACACCTAAATTTTTAAGATTTGATACGCTTTCCCACGCCGCTATATTTTTTTTCATATTTTCTTTCTTTATAGAAGCAATTTCTGCTAGTTGATTGTATTCAAACGCAATTTGGGCTACGGTATCTTCATTTTCGATAAATATAGATTCAATATTTATGTTTCCAAAATCGATATCATCAAGCCCATCAACCATAGTTGGATATATGTAATCGATTTTGTAAATTTTCCACATTTTTTTAGGTGATGCTTCTTTTTTTACAGAAGGGCTTTTCAATTTTTTGTTAGTGTTTTCACAATTTCCGGTTTTCTTGTTTTTACGAGTTCCTTTGGGACATCTTCTGCTAACTGATGATTTGCTCTTACTAGTCGTTTTTTTCACGCAATTACCAGACTTTGGTGGTTGTTGTTTGAAACCTTTTGGGCAACGCATTTTATATAATAATACATAGATAATATTTGCTAAAAATATATATTTGCTAAAAATATATATTTGCTAAAAATATATACGCAGAATAGGTTTTTGGATAATTGACTATAAAAATGGTTGATAACAATAATTGTTTAGAAACATAATATTATTTATTTATTCACTTGTAAAAGATGTAAAAAATTTCTAATGAATATATACAAAATGTTGCACTATTATTATTTTTTGAATGGTATTATTTTTGGCTCTATATATACAAATTTATGGACAAAAGAATATATGCATAAACATTACAACATGATTCCTATAGTGAAAGAAACACCAAATACAGAAGAGAAAAAAGGGAAGGGGTGTCCGGGGGAACCGTAGGTTCCCTGGAACTACCCGTATATCATCCGTATTTCTTTACACGTCATTTTCCTCCCCATTTCTCTTTCAAATTCGATTGAACCATCACTTATCAACTGTTCTAATTCATTCATATATTTACGTCTTTCTTCTATTTCTTTTTGTTTATTCCATCGTTTCAATAATTTATTACAAACGATATTATAATATTTTCGTAAAGTAAATATTATATGACTTGCTTTTTCTTGATCATTATGTATCATTGGTATTTCTTGAGTGAGATATAACCTTTCATACTTTTTATTTATCAATATCGTTTTTTCCATACCTTCTTTTTCTAATTTTTTCATCAATATATGTAATTTTTCGTTGTTTGCGTTGTTGTTCATTTTTGTTTTCATTATAATTACTATTTTGTAGGAAAAAGAATTCAATTTTGTTTATCAGAAAGAATCCAACCACTGCCTAAATAATGGCCGATAGTATTTTCTATTTTGTAATCCTTGTAATTATCATCGTTTGTTTGATGATATATGGTATTGATACAATGAACCAATGCTTTTTCACGAAGAATATTACCATAAACGGAATCGGGCGATTTATATACACGAGATTCTTGTAATTGTGCGGAGAAAATTCGACCGAATTTATTTCTACATATCATATGCGTCATATTCGTAGCTTTGAATATTTTCAACAATTTACCTTTCAGTTTTTTTTTTTCTGGTTCAGCAAGTGGCCATATTTTAATTTCAATCAAATACGATTCTCCGATTTGTAATTCATTGATATCCGTAATTTCTAATTTGGCTAATGCGTTATTGACGAATGGTTTAAATCTATGGGCATTCATAAATGGATAATTCATTCTTTTTGTTTTTGATTGTAATTTCTATTTTGTAGGAAAAAGTAATTCAATTTTGTAATCATTATATACGCGGATTCTACATATTTGCGGGTATAAAATTAGCACTTGCTTTTACACTATTCAACCACATACACCAACCACTCCAACCAGGCGAAAAAATCCATAATTTCACTGTATCACCTAATTTTATATCTTCTGGAGGAATCGAAAAATGATATATATTATCTCGGCACAATTCGCGGTCAACTTGAAATGCTTTCACTGTGATTTCATCGTTTATTTGATATCGTAAATGACTTTGATTTGTTCCACCAAACCCTTGGTCTGTCGCACTACATTCGACCTCCACTCCATACAACTGATATTTATTGCTTGGAAGTAAATCACTAGATACAATAAATTCACACGCTTTCAAATTATTAAAATCCGCACCATAACCCACACATAGAGGTTCTTTAATTGTTCTATGTCCAGTATAATCAACACATACACGATCCTTAAAATCAATTGGTATGTCTGCGTCATAATGAGTGTAAGTAAAAGTATCTTCTTCGGATTCATCATCCTTCTTAATCGGAATATCTTTAATAAATGGAAATAAGTTCTCATATTGTTCTTTGTCTGTAATATTTACCATTTCTTTCACGGATGATGAATTATATTTACTGGGTTTACAATAGTTCAGTTCTACGATACTGAGTCTACCATCGGATACCAAACTCGCCATTCCATCAAAAATAATTAAAAAATCAGTTATTCGCTTGAGTATATATTCTTTATTTATTACTAAATAATTATTTTCAGTTTCATACATTGAAAACAAATGTTCTACCAATGTATGTAAAGGAATGTCTGATTCATTTAATTGATTTGCGCCAACCATTACCCATGCTTTTTGTAATATCGGGTGTTCAATATCTATAGCAGTTCCTAATATATCGTATTCTAATTTGATTACATCTTTGATAACTGGTTCAATATCATTGATGGTGGTTTCTAATTGTTGTAATATATTCGAAGGTCTAGGATTGCGAATCAAAAATACTAATTGTTCAAAACTACAACATTTTCGCACTCCCATTATTTTATCCCATTTTTTGAACATATCAAGCAATCCAGTAATACCATCTAATTTTAATTGTAGTATATCCAAAAAATCAAACTTCAAGGTATGTCGAATAGGTATTTTATTCTTAAATATTTTTATGATTCGTTCCATGGATTCTTGTAAGGAATATAATATGCGCTCATAAATAGGAAATTTTTTGTTTGTTATTTCATTGATATCTTTCATACATTGAAATTCACTTACAGCGGTTGAAATACATCCATATATCGTAGTTAATGTATTTAATGTATCTGTTATCATAATTTGTATATTATAACAGATTATTATTATTTTTATTATCTATCGCACAATTAGATGGACCATACACTAGTACCTTTACCATCATAATAAAATTTTTTACCAACTATTTTTTTATTATTTTCCATAGTTGCCCATAATGAATTATCATAAGCAATATACCACGTTTTTCTATTTTTGTCCAATACACTCATTGGTGTTTGTTTTTTACGGCCCTCTCTTTCTTCGTAATTTTTATTCAATATATCAATCAATAGTTTATTTAATTCTTCGCCGTTTGTTTCTTGTAGGATTTTACCAATACTAGGAGACATCTTTTGTATGATATTTTTCTTTTCTTCATCTGTAAAATAAGTCAACGTTTCACGCGCTTCTTTAAATAAACCATACGTTTCTTTATTTCCATCGATTATATCATATAATATTTTTCTTGCGTTTGTGCGCGTTTCTTCCTGTTTGCGTTTTTCTTCTTGGCGACGAGTTTCTTCTTGTTTCTTTCTTTCCTCCTCTCTCTTTTTACTATCTTCTATTTCTTTTATTTTATTATTAAATGAATCAATGAATAAATCATCTATATTTTTATGCGGTCCAATTGAATTAAATATTTTTATTAAATCGCTGATATATTTTGTCTTTGCTTCTTCTCGTTCTTGTTTGTTTTTTCCTGTATCAGAAACAGTAGGGCGTGATATGTTATGATTATCTAAAAACATTTCCAATTTGTATATATCTTTTGTATTTTTTTCATTCTCAACTGTTTGTAAAAAGTTTTTATCAATATTTTTTGGATTAAATGAATGATTGATTTCACGCGTAGCAATACGGCCGATTGCTTTCATTTTTTCGATTAAGGACATACAACACAATGTAGGTTTAATAATAGTATCATGAACCTTGCTTTTATGGGTTATATTATCCTTTAATAATTTATCTAGTAGGTCGAAAAAAATTTCGCGTTTATCTTCGATATATTCGTTTAACGCATTACTGAAAAATGTTATAAACTCAGACTTTTCAATAAATGATTTATTCTCTACATCTATGCCTAAACTAGCTAATGAAGTTTTTATTTCTCCAATACTATCACTTTTTGGTTTATAAAAATGGGGGTCGCTTTCTTTCACAATACGTAATCGCATTGTAATAATTTCATCAAATTCACCACCTCCTCTTTTCTTGTTTGTTGTATTTCGTTTACTATTGTTTCTTGATTTATTTTTCTTATGTATCTTCTTACTACTATGAGTATTCTTCATTATATAATAATCATATATAAAAATTTAAACGAAATTCATCCTTACATATCTACATAATATCATAATATACGGTATTTCATCCCCTACAATCGTGTAGTATTGTCTTGAATTATTTTAATAAAAATCCATGAAAAATTGAATTCATAAAAGAAAATAAATATATCGTAATAATATAATCCAAGATGACTACTCCCATAAATTCAAAAACATCCCCCGTCCAAAAAAATATAAATATATCGTTCGATGAATTTCTTCGTAAGCATATGATAAAAAACGATGAAAAGAATGATGAACAGAAAAACCCGACGAATACTCGCATCGGGGATAAAAAATCAAACATATATGGCGGGTCATATCATATTCCGGATGAAGAATACGAAACCTTCTTAAACCTGTATTACCGTGATGTATTATATAAAAATGGTATTGAATATCTGACTGAGAAGCAACGTAATGGCGACGGACCAATTGTCGTTGACCTTGACTTCAGATATGGTATGGATATTAAAGAAAGACAACATACCAAGGAACATATTCAGGACCTTGTAATGTCTTATTTAGATGTATTGAAAACAATGTTCCAATTTGATAGTTCGGTAAAATTCAATGTATTTGTGCTCGAAAAACCTAGCGTAAATATAATCGCCGATAAAAAACTAGTCAAGGATGGAATTCACATGATTATCAGTCTTCAAGCAGACCATGTTATCCAGCGAATTCTTCGCGAACGCGTTATGAAAGTTATTTCGGAAAACTGGACTGACTTACCACTAAAAAATAGCTGGGACGATGTATTTGATGAGGGTATTAGTATTGGTTATACGAACTGGCAACTTATCGGTTCAAGAAAACCAAATCACGATGCCTACAAAATTACGTATATATATGAAATCAAATATGATGATACAGATGACGAACTAGGTATGCTTCCAGTCGCGATTCGCAGTTTCGATATGGCTAAGAATATGAAATTCTTATCGGTTCGTTATGCGGGTCATCCGTCATTCTTTATGAAAAGTTCATTCATCGATACCTATAATCAATATAAGAATTTCCAAGGCGGTTCAGCGATTTCAAATACCATTCGTCATACACCTTCTCCCACGGGTAATGAAGATTTCGATATGGCGGACATCAATAGTTATGTAGCGAAAGTATCCAACGCATCCGAACTACAATTTCTATTGAATATGTTTCTAGATAAGATTACGTATGACGATTATGAGTTGAAAGAAGCGTATGATTATACGATGTGTTTACCAGAAAGTTATTATAGCGATGGTTCACACAATAAATGGATTCGTGTCGGTTGGGTATTGAAACACATCAGCAACAAACTATTGATTGTATGGGTTGCGTTCAGTTCCCAATGGACGAATTTCAAATATACCGATATTCCAGATTTGTGCGATAAATGGAAAAAATTCGACGGCAATAAATCACAAGGATTGTCTAAACGTTCGTTGATGTATTGGGCAAGACAAGATGCCGCCGAAAAATATCATAAAGTGTTCGACGATAGTATCGATTATTTCGTCGAATTCACTATCAATAGCAGCGCATTATCTAGCGATAAAAAAAATAGTCAGTGTGGTGATTTTGATATCGCTCGCGTATTATACCAATGTTTCAAGAACCGTTTCGTTTGTGTTAGTATTAAAGGTAATACTTGGTATCAGTTCAAAAATAACCGTTGGGTAGAAGACGACCAAGGCACTACTTTGCGTAAGGCAATATCGGTTGAACTTCGTGAAATATATAATAAGAAAAGTTTCGCCCTCTTGAACGGAATTTCGCGAACGAATTCAGTTCCGAATATTCACGGCAATCAACATACTGAAACTACCGATGAAGAACAATCGAATTATAATAAAATCCGCACACAACGAATCTTAGATATATGTAATAACCGCTTATCAAATCGTAATTCTAAAGACAACATCATGAAAGAAGCCAAGGATTTATTTTACGATGGTTCATTCTTTACCAAATTGGATTCAAACCCGTATCTATTGTGCTACAATAATGGTGTGTACGATTTCAAAGAAAAATGTTTTCGTCAAGGTCGTCCAGAAGATTATATCTCGATGTGCACTAATATAGATTATAGAGCGTTAGATGAAACTCGCGATAAACCAATTATGGATTTGTGTTTAGACTTCTTACATAAACTATTTCCGGAACAAGACCTATTCAATTATATGTTTGACCATTTAGCATCGACATTGATCGGTGTTTCTGCGAATCAAACATTCAATATGTATATCGGTATTGGCCAGAACGGTAAATCTGTGTTGATTACCCTGATGGAAAAAATTTTAGGTGAATATGTAGGCATTGTTCCTTTAACATTATTGACAGAAGGCCGCACACGTGTAGGTGGTTTATCTCCTGAAATGGTTCAATTAAAAGGGGTTCGTTATGCGGTCATGCAAGAACCAACGAAAGGCGATAAAATTAATGAGGGTATTATGAAACAAATGACGAGTGGTATTGACCCTCTACAAGCTCGTGCTCCATATATGTTAAAAGCGATTACATTTATTCCGCAATTCAAATTGGTCGTTTGCTCGAATGTAATGTTGGAAATCAAAAGTAATGACCACGGTACATGGAGACGTATTCGTGTAGTACCATACAAATCGTTATTTACTGAAAATCCAGTAAGTGATGACCCAGAAAAACCATATCAATTCAAAATCGATAAAAAAATTATCGAAAAATTCGATGACTGGAAAGAAGTTTTTATGGCAATGTTAGTAAAACGAGCGGTCGAAACCGATGGTTTGGTGAAAGATTGTGATATTGTAATGGCCGAAAGTAATATTTACCGCGAAAGCCAAGATTACATCTCTGAATTCATTCGTGATAAAATCGTCAAAGATCCTAATGGCAAAATCAAGAAGACCGAGCTCAATAATGAATTCACAATGTGGTATCAATCCACCTATGGACGTGGCGGACCAAGCCCAAAAGATGTTCACGATTACATCGATAAACAATTCGGAAAACAGAAAAATCAAGTATGGAATGGTATTAAAATCCGTTATGAACGCGACGATTTGGATATTCCTGAAGATGATGACGACGACGAGACCGACGCAAATGAATTAGAATAAAAATATATTTGTAAAATTGAATATATTTTTTTTGTTATATATATTTTATAACTAATATATAAAATGACGTTAATTACAAAATTATTTAACTTTGTATTGTTTATGACTTCAAAATATAATATAGACGAATCCCACGGAATCAGTCATAGTATGAATGTCTTACACAATGCTTATAATATTTATGAAAATGAAAAATTAATCAATCCACAATTGTTTGCGCAAGAAAAAATAATAATGGTATCCGCGGTATTACACGATTTATGTGATAAAAAATATATGGATGAAACAGAAGGTATATGTATGATTGAAGAATTTCTAGAAGACAAAATGGATAAACCCGAAATTGATATTACAAAACAAATAATAAGCACCATGTCGTATTCGACGGTTAAAAAAAATGGATTTCCAAAATTAGGTGTATATCAACACGCTTATCATATTGTTAGAGAAGCCGATTTATTAGCCGCATACGATTTTGACCGGTGTATGCTTTATAATATTCATAGATTAAATGGAAACATAGAACATGCTTATATTGATGCCTATCAATTATTTCGAAACAGGGTGTTCAAGCATAGAGAAGATGGATTATTGAATACAGATTATTCAATAAAGCAATCTATGGTATTGGAAACCAACGCATTAGAACGAATGAATACTTGGCGAAAAATAATAAACAAACCTATATTACAATAATATTATGATGCTCTTAACGCCGGATTACCTTGTATAAAAGATAAAATATATTTTCCTAGATACAATAAAAATCGTTCAAATGGTAGAATAATATATGGATAAATGAGAATTCCCAATATAATCGCCAATTTCATATAAAAAGATACAGTTTTGTTGTAATATAGATAATATATCAACACTGCAAGCAATGTAAAATAAAACATAGACATATAAAAAATAGCATTGTTTACCCTATACAATTGTTGACTCTGATAATTTACTTTTTGGTCATCTGTAGAATAATTGTTTTTTATTTTTTGAATTTCCGTATCTAATTTACTATTTTCATCCGCAATTGTATTGTAATATTTTATATCATCTTTAATTAAAGTATCATAAATGACAACTCTCTCATCATATGATACACCACTCGCTCCTTCTTGAAATGATTCAGTTATTCTTAAATTATCTAAAAGTCCTTTTGTATTACTTGCTTGAACATTATAGGAAGCATTCAAGTTATTAAAATTCGTATTCAATGTTGTATAATTCGTTTGTAATGTTTTGTAATCACCTACACATTTACTATAATTTGAATTCAATGTGTTATAATTTGAATTTGCTGTATTATAATTTGAATTTATTCTGTTATAATTTGAATTTAATGTATTATATCGGTTGGTTAAATTTTGTAAATCGCGCTGACATTTTTCTTTTAAATCACGTTCTCTTTCTCTTTGTTTTGGACAATTACTCATACTATATTGTATACTTTATATATAATATAGATTTTAATATTTGGCATAATCCTTAAATTCATTGGGAGAATTAGGTTTTATTGTATCATTCAGCGTTTTTAAACCACTTACTTTAATATCTCCATTAATAACCGCATAATCAATCGTAGTGAATCCATTGGTAGCACTAACGCAAATTAAATTTCCACTATCCCATTGTGTTGTTCCACCGCAACAATCTTTACCTACACAACCACCTAATCCACCTAATAAATCACCACTTGCTTGTTGTGTTTCACGAGCTTTTACTTGAGCTGCTAATTTTTCTTGGTCTGATAATATAGTTGGTGGTTTATAATCTATTTCATCATAATTCATCTTATTATGTATCATCAAATTACGAAATCTATAATACATTACAATGATTGAAATAGATATTAATATTATCAATAACAATTCAAACACAATAGATGGAATAAACGGTAAATATCGTTGTGCTAATACAATTCCTACAAATAAAATGATTACAAATGTTATAAATAACATAATCTTAATGTAATCGGTATATCTCATACGATAACTATTATTTAATTGAATTAATCGTTTCTGTTGTTGTAATGAATCGTCAATTGTTTGCTTTTTCAATAATAGTCGTTGTTTTTCAGCATCTACTATTTTTATGACATCTTGTTGTTTTAATAATACATCATTTGTATTTACTGCCTGATTATTTAAATTTGTGTATAATTGACCCAAATTTGTTGAAATTTCTGATTCAGAACTCATTTATATTATAAAACTATTATATTATAATATAATATTTAATTTCGTAAAAACATAATACTTCCTAAAACTAATATAGCCATACTAATCGAACCAATTATAAATACATTTTTTTCTTGTATTGCATATTCATTCACATCGCTTTGTAAAGCATCCACCGTTTTTGGTTTTTCATCATTCAAATATAATAAACGATTACCACTATAATCATATTCTGAACTCATCAATACTGATTTTAAAACATTATAACTAACTAAATTTCCTGTTATAGTATTCATATTTTGATTCACTTTTGTATTCAATTGTCTTGTATCATTTATTATTTGGTTTAATGGCTGTATTTGCGTAATTTGTGTATTACCAACATTACCCGCTACAAATCCATGGTCATCAAAATTTTCAATCAGCTTATTCACGGATAATACTTCATAGCTAGAATATGGCTTATACCCACCACAAGAACCGCAAGGCATATTAAAGCTAGATATATATTCGGTAGAACTTATTTTATTCTCATTATAGAATTGATAATTCATATTCGAAAAACTTTCAGTAGGTTTTATATTCAGTAATAAATTATTATTACCTTTTATATTTAATTCTGTAATTGTAGCAGTAGTTCCTTGAAATAATTGTGAAATGACTAAACGGAAATACGAATATTTGATAATCGATTTTGATACATATTTGATATTACTATCCGCACTAGGAGAACTTGTTAATGATTGTTTATCCAGAAGAACCCATGTAAGCCCATCATTTGAACCTAAAAACGTAAATTTGCGAGGGAAATTCGCGGATGTAATACTATATTCCGCTAAATAAACTGAATATGGGAGTTGTATTTGTATCCATTCACCATAATATTTTTCATTACCTACGAATGTAGTCCAAAAAAGTGTATCATTTCCACCGCCAACAAAGGATGAAGGAACCAGACCATTAAACGCTGGACGTGTGTATCTTATATTTTCGTTGTTTAAATTTCCACTTATATCACCGCACTGCCAAAATGTATTTGAACTTCCATCAAACGCATTAAACGCATTATGACTAGCATCAAAATACGAGGACGAAGTCGCCAAATACATACCATTTTGAAATGATTTATCTGCGTCATTCAAGTTATTTATATATATTGTATTACTTGTAAAACTATCAGGAGGAGGAATAACTTGGATTGAATTCATAATATATATTAAAATATTATGATATTATAATTGCGAAAACGAATAATATAATAAAGAAGATGCTAAAATAGTTAATAAAACACCAGATAACATGGTTGCGTCATATACAGTTTTGTACTCGCTATTATATAAGGAATCTTTTGTTTTATACACTTCTTTTAATTTATCATCTAATTCTCGCCGTTGCTCTATATTATTTCGATAATTATCCATGATATAATTATGAGAACCATCAATAATAACATTATCTTTTAAATTTGTATCGGTTATCACTTTTGTATATGAATCAGTTAATTTTGTAAATTGAACTGAAAAATCATTATACCCATTTTTAATATATTTATTATATTCTTGTTGAAATTTTTTCACATCATTAATAACCGTATTACCATTTATCGTATTTTTGGTAGAACCTGAAGTTAATCCTTCTATAATAGGTAGTGTATTCATATTATATACTATTTATATATTTCTATTTGTATAAATCAATCCTATTAATACAATTATGCCTATTCCTAAATTAACAGTTTTAACAATAGCAGTATTATATTCATCTTTTGTATCTAAATAATTTTGGTCAGAACCAATATGATTGTGTTGTAGTTGAGTTAATACGACTGCTTTATCTTTATTTTTACATAACTCTTTATGATTACAATTCAATATATTATCTTTTGATGTATTATAATTGGTTGAATTACAACTCGTATCCCAATTCTTATCATACGGTTTTAAACTATCACAATCACTTGCCGAAGGCATTTCATTATTATTCTCAGCTTTCACATAAAAAAAATCATTCGCACTATATCCTACTAACACATTCGTATAATCAGTCATTTATATATATATCTATTATTTTTCTATACACAAACCCGATAATAATTATATTTTAAAGCAGTCATACTGTCCCTTTCAAATTTACATACTTGTCCAGGGCGTAAGCACATAGCTAAAGCTTGTGGGTCAAATCTAGAAATTTCCGGTAATTGAGATAATTGTTTAATACTATATTTTTCTTTTAATTCTTTTAATTCTTCTTCATTTAATACAGTGCAAGCAGGAACTAATGTATGATTTAATATATTGAATTGTAATCGTTTAATATTGTGAAGAACGATAAATATTCCATCGTGGTCAAATAAATATTTTAAACGGGTTTGAGTCGTATCATTGATATCATCATCCATAATAATGATTAATGTATCTTGTTTTGTTAATACATTTTCAATGGTGTACAAATCTTCAATAAAATTATCCAATTGCTGTTTTAATTGTTTGGTATCTAAACAATATTTTACATATACTTTGGTATTATTCGATTCATGAGTTAGCAACATATCTAATTGTTTATTTTTATACATTGCGTCAATTTCATTAATGCTGAAACCATTGTATTCATCAACCCCATAATTTTGATATTCCAAAATTTCTAAAATGGTTTTTCTAGACTTGTAAATACTTAAAATGCGATTACTTGTGGTAGACATTCCTATATAAATAATATATATCTTTATATATTATTTATCTTTTTAATCAATTTTTTACACTTTTTTAATAACTAAGTTATTGAAATCGATTGTTTTCGATTGTGGTACATCCCCTCCAGAAGAAACTGGTATATCAATCTTTGGTTTTGCGGATACAGCTAAATCAGTTAATGTATTTAATTTTTCTCCACCACTTTGAACCACATTCGGAATTATATCACTATCCACCACTGTAGCATTTGGGTCGCCATTTGAAAAATCATTTCCGCCATTCATTATTTTGAAGACAGGGGCGAAATTAATCGCGGGTGTTTGTTCATGAAAACCTCCATGCGTAAGTTTCGATTGTGGGGGTTGGGCAGGAGTAATGTTATTATTCAGAGATACATGTTCGTTATAGGTAAAATCTCCTGGACGATAAATATCCATTCTAGTTACTACCTTAATACTATCTTTATCATCCATTCCTTCTAAATTATCGGTTTCAATTGTAATAAAACGGTCTCCTACATTTCTTATTTTCCATATTCTATTTGGTAAAAAATCACCACGGAAATGAACCACTTCTCCTTTCACAAATTTACTTTCTAATACTTCTGTTCCTGTTTCTGAACTGTATGGTGGAGATAAAGATGGGGTGGATGGTTTATCCAAATTATCAAAAATATCTAACATACGTTCTTCATGCTCGGCAAATTTATATTTGGGAGAAGAATTTGGATTAAAACCAGGGGAACCACTATCGTCAAATACATCATCTTCATATAATAATTTCACTGGTGAACCAGGAGCAAATGGTGGCGAAGAATCATCATTTGGCGCAAATGGTGGAGAATTATCATCTTTTGGAGCATATGGTAGCGAATCTGGCGATTTCACACTAGCAGGAGAAGAATCGGGACTTGGTAATTTCATTTCAAACTTTGGTTTTTCTTTTCGTAAAGCAATTTTAATATCATCTATTATTTTTTGCGGTTCAATATGATTTGTAGACAACAATTTATCCACATTATTGGAATACGTCAAGTTCTCTAATTGTTGAATATTATCTTCCGTTATAATACGCATTTGAACATTTATCGTTTGTAATTCTTGTATCAATAGTTTTAAAGTATATGGAATACATACGACACTGAAATCACGACCATATTTCGTTACATTATTAATATTCATATCTTTATCAGTTAATGAACCGGTAAATTTAATAGGACCATCGGCCATAGGACTAATAAACAAATGCTTCGCTGGATTATATATCGCAATTAAACCAGTTTTATTACAGACAGCCATATAATATTTATCACCTCGTTCCATCATAGATTCACGTAAGAAATCTGCGGTTCCATGTGATATCACTGAATCACGTTCCATTTCACCAATACGTAAACCACCGTCATTTGCTCTTCCTGCGACAGGTTGTCTGGTTAATGCTGTTCGTGGACCTAATGGACGATAATTGATTTTATCCTTCACCATGTGTTTCAACCGCATATAATAATTTGGACCTATGAAAATTTCTGTTTCGATTTGTTCTCCAGTCATACCATTGTATAATATTTCATTACCGGATGAATGAAATCCGGCTTTTGGTAGCATTTCACCAAACACCCCGATTTTAGAACCTTTATTATTAAACGCGGTACAATCACCAAATCCACCATAAAACGCACATGCTTTTCCGATAATACATTCTACCAAATGACCAATCGTCATACGAGAAGGAATTGCGTGTGGATTCACAATCATATCTGGACGAATACCATCTTTGGTGAAAGGCATATCTTCTTCTGGAATGACTAAACCGATTGTTCCTTTTTGACCCGCACGAGAAGCCATTTTATCACCAATATTTGGTATTCTTTCTTCGCGCACTCTTACTTTTGCTATGCGCTGACCTTCTTCGCTTTCTGTAATAAATGTTTTATCGACCACGCCCAATTGACCTTTTTTAGGGGTGATAGACATATCACGCTTCAATCCTTTACTTGTACTATCGCTTGCTGATAATCCAATTAATATCGTTTTATCATCTACAAAAGAGTTCTCTTTAATGATACCGAATTTATCTAATTTACTATAATCGTGGCCGGGTTTTTTCTTTTCTACTCTCTCTTCATCTTCAATGTTAGTAAATAATTGTTCACTCATCACACTATCACCTTCAATCGTTTTTTCTTCGTGTGCTTCATATGTGCTATAATAAGTAGTTCTGAATAAACCACGTTTCAATGCTCCTTCATTAATCAAAATAGCATCTTCTACATTATAACCAGTATAACACATAATAGCTACAATTGCGTTTTCACCATATGGGTTCTCTTCATTGTTAATATGTTCCAAATAGCGCGATTTAATCAATGGAATTTGGCCTGAACACAACACCACCGCGGTCTTATCCATACGAACTTGATGATTGGTATGATATACTGAACACGCTTGTTTACTTTGTCCACAAGAGAATGAATTACGTGTAGCTGGATTGTTCTCAGGAAAATTAATCAAATTACACATCATACCAAAAATAAAGGACTCGTGTATTTCCAAATGAGTATGTCTATTGTTCTTTACTAATTCTTCCATATTCATCGCAATTAACGCATCTTCACTTTCATTGCTATCTACATATTCAATGATTGCTTTTTTCTCCATAAATCGTTGTAATTTTTCAGGATTCACTTCACTTTCAATACCTTCATATAATTCATTCAATTCATATATGTTATAATTGTTTGGTTTAAAATCTTCCAATTTCTTTTTATTAAAACCAGTGATCAATTCATCCCACGAAAAATCATTGTCCATTATTTTTTTCAACACTGTTTTGTTTTCAAACCACATTTTACCAGTTTCTTCATCTTTATAAAAAATAGGTCTACAAATACGTCCACTATCGGTATAAATGTAAATGGTCTGTTGTTTTATATTGAACGTAGCACTAATATAAATAGGCAACAATCCATTGCGACGGAATAATTTAATTTTGCGAACCGCTTCTACGGGGTCTGTTCCAATAGAACCCGCCCACAAACCATTTAATATAATTTTGGTCATTCTTGATAACATCATAGGAGAACAATCTTCGATTTTTTTCATACTAATCTTTTCTCTTAACCATGCTATCATTTGTTCTCTTGGTATTCCTTGTGATACATATGCGGATATAGACAAATGTTTATGAATACCAATATTCGCACCATCGGGTGTATCAATTGGGTCAAACAATCCCCATTGAGTGCTATGTAATACACGTGGTCCAACCAATTTTACACTAGAATCTAACGGCAAATTCGTTTTACGTAGATGCGACATCATCGAATTAAACGACAAACGATTTAAATCTTGAACAATACCTATACGTTTGGTATGTGTTTCCGCACCCCAATTTCCTTTGAATGCCTTTCTAAAGCCTGTTTCTACGATACGTTTATTAAATATTTCTTTATAAAAATCTTTCACCAATTTTTGTAAATTATTCCCATAAATCGATTCTTTTAAATTGATACGTTTATCAAATTCTAAACTAATATGTTTTTGTTGTTTTGTATAATATTCGCGAAATAAATCGTGAATAAGAGAACCTACTAATTCTAATCTTTTGTATTTGAAATTATCACGGTCGGTTGGTGGTTCTAATCCATTTTGAACACACAATAATCGGAATACAATATAACCAAGATAATATGCCTTGTTTAAAAAATTGGTTTCACCAATGTGTGGTAAAAAGTAATCAGAAAGAATATGTAAAACACTCGCAATTGTTTTTCCTTTGGTTAATAAAGAAAGATATTGAAGAGCAGTTCGCTGCGTCATAATAATTGATGCGTCATGAACAGATGGTATAAATAAATCAATCATCGAATCGTATTTATTCAAATCTAATAAACACATGGTGATGATTTCTTTATCACTGATAATGCCTAACGCACGAAATACAATAAACAATGGAACGGGCTTACGTATATTCGGTATATTTACCACTATATTTTTATTTGTATAACTTTTGGTAGGGGTCAACATTTTTACGGATAATGTTCGGATAGGTTTTGATACGTTCTCAGAAACCGAACGTATTTCGGCCGAATACATAACTTCCTCATCATTCACATCACGTATATACAACATATTATCGGCGAATTTTTCTTGAGTAATGACCGTTTTTTCTTTTCCATCAATAATAAAATAACCACCCATATCATTTGAGCATTCACCCATTGTATGGCGCACTTCTTTTGGTAATCCACTCAACACACAAAAATCAGATTGAACCATAATAGGAAATTTACCCAAATATATTTTTTCCAAAACGGTGTTGTATGTTTGTGTATTTCCTACCATAGATTTTGCTGTTGCTTCCTTGATAACTTCACTTTGTGCGGGGGTTAATTCGTCCAATTTCACGTCCTTCTTTTTTGTTATTTTCACTTTCGCACCTCCTTCTAATAATTCTCGCTCGGCCTTTTCGCGCTTTTTTTGTTTAATTTCATTCAAACGTTCCTCGGTCAATTTACCATTCCCATATTGTTCGATTTCTAACAAACGATTGTTTGCGTTTTCATCTTCACTATCGCTATCGCCCCCAAACATTTCAATATCTTCTATACCCATCAATTTAGGTTGTTCAGTTGAGCCTAAAATATCTATAAATTCAATTTCAACGTCATAGTGTATCGTCATTCCATACGTCATATTTCGCAAACGGGCTTCGTTTGGAAACATATAATGACTATTTTTATCATCATATATGGTTGGTTTGCCGAAATAAATTTTACTTCCATCTTTACCACCCAAATACATGAAACATTTGTTTCTATAATCATTGATTGTTTTATCGAAATTCGTTTGTATTGCGATTGGATTCTTCTCCTTAAAAAGTTTGAAAATTCCGTTTTTGAAAAAATCGTTATAGGATTCTACGTGATGTCTTACTAAAGATTGTGGATTGTCTGTGAAATATTTATCGATTATTTTCCATATAGTAGAATTATCCATTCGTATATAAATTACACAATATATTTTATTACATAAAATTTGTTTATACTGTTTTTTTATTTTAGTAGAATTTTTTTGTAAGTAAAGTTTTACACCCTTGGTAATTTAAAACGCCGTTTTACAGAGTAAAAAATATCCAAGGGTATAAAATCAATAGTAGGAGTTTCACCTACGATGGTCTTACTTTTTCATCTTCCTTGTTTTTACTTGAAGATGTGAAAGACGAAATATGGAAACATAATGGTCGTTCTTGTTTTTCTATCCAACAACTTGTTAATTTCATTATGTTTATTGAGGAATTAACATCTCTTGTTCTAAATACGATTTTTTTGTTTTCGCAACTCACGCAGTTAGAACACACCAATAATCTAAATACTTTATCCCCTTTTTTATCTTTGTAATATTCCAAATCATTATTACAATCGCAACATTTTTTACTTGTATTACATTCATTTATCGTTATTGTATCATATCTCTTATGAATAAGTTTTCTTAATCCTTTATTCATTGTAGGCATAAAATGTTTCATTTGACTACTCCTACTCCAATTACCATAACCAATGAGTATATTTTCCCCAAATGTTTCTTTAATTTTATTCAAAAATGTATCTATACTTTTCTTACCATAACTATATTGACGAAACTTCATTTTCCTCCATACTTCTCGTTTATAAAAATCGGTTGTTTCCTTATTAAGTTTATCTTTCTCAACTAAATATCTCTTGAACTTTTCATAATCAACTGATTTACTATTTTGAAACGATAAATGAGTTTCTTTTTCAATAATTCCATTACGTTTTCTTTCCAATAATAAAATCCGTTGATTAGTTTTTGCTTTACTTTCTCGTTTCCTTTGTGGTGCGGTATATTGTAATTTGTTTCCATTTTTATCCATCATATAAACTAACGAACGCTTACCAGGGTCGCAACCTACAATATTTCGCTCTTTCAAAGTATCTAATTGTTCTTTGGATAAATCCTCGATATTGTAAAAATCCTGGTCTTGTAATACAGGCATTCTACTTCCCCATTTTTTATCTTTCAAATCTTTTCTGATAAATAATAAGCAACAACTAATTCCATCAGTTTGTATTTGGTTATGGAATTGATAATGTTTATTTTTGAATATTTTATGATTTAGATTTAACACGTTAGCCCATACTTCACTTTGATTTTCTTTTATATTACTTAACAATTCACCCTTCTTGACTTTATTACCTTCCTTATCTTTTTCAGGACAAAACAAGTTTATCAAACTTGCGGTATCAATAATGATGTGTTTTGGAATAATATTGTTTCGTAATGGTAAGGGCTGGAATAATTTACTTTCTTGTTTTTCCATTACAGAGTTCATATACAACATTCCCTTCAAATACTCAAATGGTCTTACTTTGATATCATAATGAATTGATTTCTTAATTTCATTAGGTAAAATATGAGATAAATGAGTGAGTTTCCAGTTAGAAAATATTTCATCAGTTTCATTCAATTCTAATATTTGTTTCTTGAATTGAAATAATGTTGCTTTGTCTTCGGTAATTTCATTGGTAGTTTTATTGATAAATCGTAAGAAATGCTGAATAAAATGTTCCTGAAAGTTATTATGAAGCGATGTGTGTATTTGCGTTGCTAAATAGGGTAATAAAAATGTAGTGTTTTTCAAATTGGTTTTTACATGGTTCAATAAAGGTTGATATTCGTTTTTGTAAAATGTATCTAATACTTCTAAAAGTTCTGTATCTTTTCCTTTCTTTCCTCTATTATCACGACTACCTAACGATTTGATACAATACAAAATAAATGTTTCATCTATCATAGGCAATGGGGAGTTATTTGTATAACAATTCAAAATATACAACCGAATAAATTGATATGTATGAATAACTAAATCATTCATTTCAAAAACTAAATTGTGAATGACTGGTTGTATCGTAGCACGATTAAGAAGAATAGTTTTGAGTGGTATTTTGAAAGTTTTGTAAGCAGATTTTTCATTATTCCTAAACTCTTGGAATGGGTCCTTTGGTTTTTTCTTTTTTACCATTCTATATATTTACTAAAGATAAAATATTTATATAAGTTTTGACGCAAAAACTTATATAAATGCCTAAATATTTTCTACAATAGATTTTTCTTTTTCATTCTTTAGTTTTTCTTTTTCATTCTTTAGTTTTTCTTTTTTATTCAAATATGCTCTTCTAGCATATTCTTTTTTCTTTTCAGGCGTAACTTCATATACATAATTAGTTTTTTCCTTATATTCTTTTACTTTTTGTTTGATATCTTCTTTATGATTTTCATAATAAGTTTTACTGCGATAAGGTGCTGTGTAATTTTTTAGTTTTTCTTTTAATGTTTTATTCTCATCTTCTAATAATTTGTTTTTATTAATTAATTCTTCAATATTCATTTAGTTTGTTATTACAAAATATTTTTATATAATTTTCAAATAAAAAATATAAAAACGGCGTTTTAAATTACCAAGGGTGTAATAATTATAAAATATATTTAGGCGCTTTAGTAAAAATTTCTTACGTTAAATTATAATGAATAAACTCGTTGATTTGTTTTTCGGCACAGTCGGCAAAGATTGGTGCCTAATCAGTTTCGTGATGATTATCATTGCCTTCATTGGTTTACTAGGCTCCATCGCAGCAGCTCTTGTTGCTATCTTCAAGATTAAGAAGTTCAGTTTCACCACCATCTTCGCCATTTTATTGGGCGTATTCGTGAATGCTGTTATGTATATGCAAACCCGTGTAATTTATACTATGTGTGTAAATTCACTTAAATAATTTAGCAATTTATTTCTACAGTTAAACTATAGAAATGAATGATATTATGGATACGTTGTTTGGTTCTCTAAGTAAAGATTATTGCATCTATTTTTACTATTTGTCTATTTTAGGATTTATATTTATGGCCATTGTTCTCGTTTCCTCATTATATATTGGAATTACAAAGGGTAAAGGAATTAATTTTTATATTAAAATGCTTTCCATTATCCTTGGCTATACTATTTTCTATTTCCAAAATAGATTATTATATTCCATGTGTAGCGGTAAAATGTAAATTTCGTTTGTAAATAAAAAATGCTTTTTTACTATAATATAAGAAAATGGATATTTTATATTATAGCAATTTTTGTAAACATTCACAAAAGGTTTTACAAACTCTAGCAAAAACATCAGTGGTTGATAAAATCAGTTTTATTTGTATTGATAAACGTGTTAGAGACCCTAAAAACAATCAAATCTATATCCAGTTAGAAAATGGCGGTAAAGTCGTATTACCTCCTAATATACATAGTGTTCCTGCTTTGTTATTAGTAAAAAAAAATTATCAAGTGATATACGGAGGTGATGAAATAGTTCAACAATATCAACAACATATTACATCCATGACGAACAAAGCTACTGCCCAACAAGGAGAACCTATGGGATATATTTTAAATAGTAATAATAATTGTAATATCGTGTCTGAACAATTTACCTTTTATAATATGTCGCCAGATGAGTTGAGCTGTAAAGGCACCGGAGGTATGCGACAAATGTATAATTATGTTTCGGCAAAAGACGATACTTTTGTAATTAATACACCTCCTGATACATATCGTCCAAATAAATTATCCAATAGTATTACCATAGATACATTACAAAAACAACGGACAGAAGAAATGGGGCAAATGAATCAACAACCACGAATAATATAAAAAATGCGGAAAAATAATATAAAGGGTTTCTCATACTATTTTTATAAGTTATTTCAATGACGGAAAAAAGTAATATATTAAAGGCATTTAATACACATTTTTTTGATTTTTTAGACGATATTATTAATATTTTTCCAGAAAATAAAGATATATCCTCTTCAAAACATTCATTTGATATGATTAAGCGAGCCAACCCAACAGCGATTATAAAAGCATGGTATAAATTTATATATGTACCATATACAGAAGTTATAAATAAAGGCGAAATCGAATTTTTTTATGAAAAGGATTATAACGATGATATTGGTCATTTAGCAAACGCACAATCTATTATGCAAATTATTGATACGTTGCGTCAACCTGTAAAAGAAATGACTGAAACAAATAAAGCACATACTATGAAATACTTACAAAACTTGAGTAAATTATCTGAAGTTTATTCTGGATTATAACCCTTTGTGTAATTATATATGATACCGCATCATATATAATTTTTATAACTATCTAGCTGACTCATTCAAAAAACTTTTCATATACATTCGTCTATCATAATTTAAATGATAGATTAATTCGCGCGGTTCCATCTTTTCAAAATATTCTTTCACTACTCTGCGTTTCACAATGATTGGCTCTTCCGTTTGTAATGATGGTAAATATACTTCATGATGGATTTTAAAGACGTGTGGAGCATATTTTTTTGATATTACGATTTCTTGTTTTTGAATATAATAAGTTAAATATGATGTATGAACATTATTGATGAAATTTTCAAAATCCTGGTAAAAACGATAAAACAAACCGCGATATTGCGGGAAATAATATAAAAAATCTTTCACTTTATTCATGCGACGAACACATAAATATTGATATTGTAAATTAGGATTATTTCCACGTAATAATTTGATTTCTTCATAGGAAGCATTCTTAATACAAGTTCTATCTCCTGTTTTCAAATGTACGCACATTACCCCTATACTGGTAAAATCATTCTGTATAGAACAATAGGTTTCTTTCGCTTCATCATATGACGCTACGCTGTATTGCTTAGGAACTTGAATATTACTATTCGCAAATACTTCCCACGTGCTGAATACTGTTGGCGGAATATATTTTACCGTAGTATTAGCTACTTTTTCATATACCGCTACTAAATATAATTTTGGCGATGGAATCGTTAACACAATATGATTCTCAGGATGTTGTAATACAAAACTATATGAATGAGTTTTAGGTAAATATTCCAAAATAGCCAAATCATTCAGTTGCTGACCTTCTTTGCTACACATCGCGTCCATAAACATTTGATAAAAGGTTAATTGTTTTGTCTTATCCGAATCTACATCGTATTGATTTCGGTAATAAAAATACGAACAACCCACCGCACCTTTGGACGCGATTTCCCATTTTTGAATTCGGTCATCAAAAAACAAATTAATCATGGTTCCTTCGACGATTTCATTTACCAATATATCATCATTGATTTCCGAATATTTTTCGTAAAAACTATTATTTGTTAATGCCTTGGGTGGAGAAAATGATAAAATACGATGTTCTGGCGCGGCGGTAGTAATAATTGAACGATAATATGTATTTTCTATATTTTCCACTGTTAATTTATTTTTATCATATTTTAAAATACCATATTGCGTATCATTTTTAAGATAAGTTTTCATAGTAATGATATCGCTGGAAAAGTTTTCAACATCCACTGTATAAGACACGGAATCATTCATACTTTCTACTTTACTAGACATATTATAGTGTAATACCAATTTTATCTTTAATTACTTTCTATTTTTAATATTTTGTGTAAATATAATTTAGTTCTTTATTCACATAAAAAATTTAACACTATATAATAAATGGAAGATACAGATACGGACAAAGATATTATCTATGAAAAATCTTTATCCTTTGAATTAGGTGATATTATTCATATATTAGCACCGTCTAACCCCGATATTCATGAAATGAGTTATTTGATAACCTATATCGACGATAATAAAATGATACTCATTAATATTAGTAATTTTAAACGATATCAATTGAATATATTGCCCAACGGATATATTAGTGATGAAAGTATTACAGCCATCGAAATATTAAGCAGTAGTAAAGAAAAAGGCTATTGTAGAATGAATAATTTACTTCCAAATACTTGGATTGATGTTCATTTTGGCGGTGAAGCGCCCGCGGTTATTACCGGCCAAATTACTAATTTAGAAGAAGATATGATTGAAATTACTACTTTTCCAGATTTAGTTGTAATGTATATTGATTTCGAATACAAAGGTATTCCTGAACATATTCCTATCGAAAAAATTGTAATTCGTAAACCACCCACCAGTATGAATAAACAAAGTTCTCTTGCCTCTTTAAAAGAAAAGGTAGAAGAAGGCGAAATAGATAATATTTTACAAGATAGTTTGCTAGACAACAAAGCGACTATTGAATTTACGGAGACAGGAGAAAGTATTATTGATATCCCCGAAGATGCGGAAAAGGATGTGAATATCAATAATATACTCGAACAAGAGTTTATCGAAGGTGATGCGATTGTTTTCGGTGAAATGTTGGAAGACATTACAGATATTGTCGAAATCCCTGAAGGACAACAGAGATATAGTATTGAAGTCCAAGTGAATGATTTAATGGATGAATTATTATCCACCATTCCAAACAGTCAAAGAACCAAAGTCGTTATGGATGATATACATTTATTAATCGAACGTTTCAAACAATTGAGAGAACTTTTTTCAAAATTCGATAACAACAAAAACATAAGTGATTTCAAGAAAGTCGGACCATTATACAAACCGCTTGTTGATAAATTATATAATTTGGATTTTAAATTAAAATGGGTTTTGCCTGTTGTTTCTAATGTTAAAACTGGTATATTTGATAAGGGTGCGATAATAGATATGTATGAAACTCAAATGGATTATTATAAAAACAAAAAGACCAACCAATTTTCTACCTACTCCACTTTACATAATGAATATAATAATGCCCTAAAACCTTTTGATGACGTAAACGACCCTAACAAATTTATTACCAATAAACAGGTACTTGCTGATATTGATACAATCATTGATAATTTGGGAAATTATAAATCGGAAACTATAAAACCAGTCAAAGGTGTATTCAGGGGTGTAGGCTTCGAAAAACGTATTACCCAATTTGTAGTTCAACGATATAATTTGGGCTTGACGAAAATGGGCGAAAAAGTAATGAAGAATGGAAAAAAAGTATATGTGCGAGAACCTATGATACCAAACGATAAATTATCATTGAAATCTCTGATTATGTTGCCTTCCTCCGTCATTCAATTCTCAAAAATTAATTTACCAATGACCAGTATGTTAGAACGTTCCAACTTACATAATGATTTTTTTATGTTATTCCGTGCTTTACATTCAAAAACGGATATTATTCCTCATACCATTGAAAATTTTGAAAACGAAATCAATTATGAAAAAATAGAAGCGGACTCCAATATCAAATTTTTATCCAAAATCGAAGAATATTTGTTATCCGATGAAATCGGCGACGATGAGGATAAATTTCAAAATATGTTGAACGTTATTGTTCCTAGAACCAAATTATTGATAAAAGTATTTCAAAAGTATATCAAGAACAAAATTTCGTTTATTGATGTTGTTCAGGCGTTAGAGCCTTTTATGGTATATACGAACGATATTAGTTATAAACAATATATGGAAATACGCTATTTTATTAAAAACAAGATTTTTGATATTAAAAAGCAATTTGCGGAAAAAGCCCATAAAATGAGCGCATTGCGAAACGCCAAATACGATGTTCCAACCGAGATAAACCCTATTTTCAATTTGATTGATGCGAAAAAGGAATTTATAGATGCTTTCTATGAAAACTATAAATTATTAACGAAAAATAAAGAGAAAACAAATGTATCCGAAACAGAAGTATTATCCTATATGAATCAACTTGATAACGGTAATTTCTTCAGTCATTTGATAAAATCTTTATTGATTGATTTGGTCACCCCTGATAATTTAATGAATCTATTATCGAAACCAAACGTGGATGAAATGACTGATGTCGAAAAAATCAAACCAGGCGATTGTGTTCGTCGTTATTTGTCGAAACAATATAGTAGTTTAAAAGAATTACAAAAAGACAATCATAAAGACGATGTATATTATGATAAAGAGTTTGATGATACACCCTATGATATATTGAAAAAATACAAAGAAGAACAAAAGAAAATGTTGGCAGATGAATTTATTGAATACTTGGCTGAGAACCTTGTTCAAAAACACGATTGTCCACCCGCATTATCAAAAGATTTGGCCAAAACCTTAATTCACGGAAAAAAAGAAGTGAATAACGGTGATTATGCTATCTTAGAAATCAAACCCGTTTTACCCGCAGGAGTAGATATTTCAACTTTATCTAAAAAAGAACAAGAAGAAATTGAAAATGAAGCAGACCTTCGCAAAAAAATAGAATATTATCGTCGCATTAAAAATGTATGGACTCACGATAAAGAAATTTCCGAAGAAGCTTTTATCGATACCAATACTTTATTCTGTAATATTAGTTCATCTTGTTATAAAAATACGAAAAATAATATTTGTGAAACATTAAATCAAACCGAAGACCGTTTGAAGAAACTAAGCCGTGAAAAATTAGTAGGTGAATTTGATAAGCGTTATGTCGTATCCGTAGAAGAATTGGAAAAGTCGTTAGAACACGATATAGAATTTTATCGCAAACGATTATTAAAATTACAAATATTAAATGATATACAACGTCATAAAGCAAATAATTTGGCGTTTGAATTGGGAAAATTATCGAATACCGAAGAAATGATCACTTCCCCCTACTTAAAATTGCGCGATTTAATCCTATCACAAGAAGATTTTACTAAAAAACAATACGATATTGTGCGTTTCGTAGATAAATTCTGTCGCGACCCAATGATCGACCATTTGAGTGAAAGCCCTTACTGGAAATATTGTATAGAAACCAACACTAAATTAATGCCTAGTTTCTTATATAAATTAGCATTTACATTTATCACTGGTGGGGATTATGCGTTGGCGCAAATAGAATTATGTAAAGAAATTGGCGGAGATGACGATGGCGATTCTATCTATGATAAACACAGTGGGTTTTCTATCCGTAAAATAGATTATAGCACCGAAGAAGGTTATGACGAAGCCGGTTTCCGCGTAAAAACACACGATATCATGGAAAAAGATTTGGGCGCTATGATGATTGAACAATTAACAAAAAAACAAGACAAAGTATTTGAAAATGAAAAAACCGAAATGGTTTACAATATTTACAAAACAGTATGTATGAATATAGACATTGATAGTAATATATTGGAAGAATTCGTGTTATCTAAAACGAATGAAATTATGAACAAAGCTATTAAAACCGAAGAAAAATATCGAGAAGAATCCGAGTTGAAAGAGAAAAACACCGGAAAACCATTAGAACCATTTACTGAATATTATAACAAAATGATGATTGTTATTACAGGTGCAGTCATATTGGTAGGTATTCAAACGGCAATTCCTTCCTTCCAAAATCGTAAAACGTTTCCTGGTTGTGTTCGTTCGTTCAATGGTTATCCATTATCCGGTATAGAAGATATGAGTTCTCTAAAATATATTGCGTGCGTACTCGATGGTAGTAAATCAAATACAATACCTTGGAAATCGATGAGACAATTGAACCCGAATACAATTGTAGAGAGAATGAAGGTTATATTAGAAAAATCTATCTTGAAACGAAGTGATATCATAGAGTTATATTTGAAAAAGAAAGAATATTTGTTATTGAATCCAGATATTGTATTGAATGACGCACATAGTATTCAAAAATGGGTTCATTTCTTACCACCTGTGGTTGATTACTCCGTTGTGAAAACTACGAATAATGTATCCGCCGATTTCCATAAAGAATTCGTGAATTTATTACAAGAAGGTAAACCAATCCAACATCAAAATTACAATATTATAAAAAGTAAATCAGCTCAATATGGCTATGCTATTATTGAAAGTATAAATAAAATAGTGAAATCGAAGGATGAATTATTGATGACTTCAGGATTAAAACCATTTATGGAAAATGCTTGTTGTAATGAAAGCAATATGGTAAATCCTATTCGTTATTTTGCGAAAGACAATGAGAACATTAATGTATATTTAACCGTCGCTTCAAAATTAGGATTGGTTATCAAAAATGTAAAGGATATCTCTCGCCCTTTCATGTTCTATCACGAAGGATTTACAGGAATAAAATATCCGGCTATTCCGCTAGGACATTTGGAAGAAAATATATATGCGGCTTTCATCCATTATTGTAATTATGACCGCAATTTACCTGTTCCTGAAAAATTAAAATCTTTATGTAGTGAAAAACCACCAGGATATCAATCCACCTGGACAATACAAGAGAAGACGGAATTTTTAAAGAAAAATGGAAAACGTTATACGGTTGAAAATTTACATCAATTGATGACTATCATTGCCGAACAAAATGTAGTTCATACAAGCAAACCAATTGTATTTACCAAAGTAGATATATTAAAAGACGTATTACAAAACTTGGATTTACAAAATACGCACATTATTGATTTAACAATGAGAGAACTTTTACGCGGTGTATTGTCTACCCATGACCCTACGAAAATGGTACATGAACCTACCGCGGAATTAAATAATTTGAAGGACCATTTATATGAACAAAACAATCTATTGCGAGAAACAATTCTACAATTTTTGAAAAAATACGGTTCAAAAATATTAAAAACGAATGATTTAGAGAAGATTTTGAATTATATTTCAACGGTTCACTCCTGGTTGAATAGTAAAGAAATTAAAACATATACAGATGAAGAAATATATTCCTTCAGTCAACATATTAAAAATGTTATATACTCATTGACTACCGTATATCCAACAATGATTTTGAATAAACACAGTATAGCAGCAACTCACCCAATCCCACTTCATTGGGGTTTTTCAAATTATGATATGATAAATATACTAGAAATACAAGATTCATATTATTCAAAAATGAAATCTTTACATGACGATAGCGTATTGAACCGGTTATTATTAAAAATTTCTTCTAACTTGGAGAACTTACAACTTTTCGCCAAGAATATACCGATTATTAGCCCACTCGAAAAAGACAATATAGAATACTATTCGCTCTTTGATAAATATACTACTATTTCTTTATTTATTCATTGTTTTTATGTAGCCATCAACGAGTACATCAATCTAAGTAAAGATAACCTTTTATTAGTTGCGGATAATGAACGTAATATACAAACCCGCCGAGAAAATATTCGAGAAGAAAAATACGATGTCGTAAATAGCGCCGTTGAAAATATAACAGATGAAGATTTTATTGAATACAATGATGAAATACAAGAAATGACTTTGGAAAGATTAGACATTACCGATTTAAGTGAGAGAGTGTGTAAATTATTAACAATCTTTTTACAAATGGAGGATAAAAATAAAAAGGCAATTAATTTTTCATATGAAAATATTATGCGTTATGTAGGTCGCGACAAAAAGAAAGAAAAAGATAAAATCGTTAAATTTTTCGGAAGTATGAGTGAAGAAGAACGTAAAGTAGAAGATTTAATGAAAAATTATAGAATTGGACGCTGGAATGTCGGACAACAAAAAAGTTTAGTGAAATATGATAAAAAGACAAATCAACGTGAAATAGAGGAAGCCGTTGAATTTTTGAATCAAGATATTGACGAAGGTGGAAATGTAATGACCGAATTAATGGGAGATGTATACTGGCTTAAAAAAAATCCTATGAATGAAATATCATCAAACGTAGTAGGCGAGAATGTGAATGAATTAGAGCAAGAAGCAGATGAAGAATATAATGAAGAAGCAGACGCAGAGGGTTATGATATTACGGAATTAGGCGAAGATTATGATGACGGTGATTATTATAACGAAGACGACGAATTTTAGTAGTAAAAGTCGCAAAATAATTTCAAATTATATAATAGAATATAATTTGAAAATGCCGAATATCAAAGGTTTTGTTAGATATCATAAATTAAATGTCGCGATTTTTATTTTTTTGATATTGTTCTCTATTATACATTTCATAAAGCCCGCATTTCTATACAATAATGAAGGAGGATTTAGGCCATTTGGAGTAGGATATAAAAATAAAACAGTCATTCCTATTTGGGTAATATCCATTATTTTAGCCATCTTATCTTATTTAGCCGTTTTATACTATTTAATGAATTTCTAATCGTTTTTTCTGTAGATAGAAGCATTTCGCAGGTTCTCTTGTATTGTTGTATATGATACTATTTGGTCATGGATTGCCTACCAAAGTGAATCGTAATCTATTTTAATATGCTTTTTTTATTTTATAATTTTATTCGTTATAATTATAAAGATGGAATATCCGAAACTCATAGAAAATTCCGCCAAAAATTATTTATTTCAAACATTAAAACAGTGCCATAACAATCGCACTACCATTTATTATTATGTATTTAATATTGGTATTTTTATTATATTTATCACCATTGTAGGCATTACATTATATTATTGTAGTAAAAATAAAATGAGTGATTTAGATAAAAGGAAAAAAATGTTGCGGGACCAAGAATATATTTTAACAAAAATACGATTTCACAAAGATGAACTGGCTACTCATAATGAAAAAACAACAGACATTACGAATTTACCTATGGCGAATCGTGATTGGTAAATATGAAAAATTGAATGGTTTACCATATTTCATATTTATATTAAACAGCTAAACACTTATTTTACGCCCAACCGATTTAAACAGTTATCGCTATATACAATCATAATTTACAATGTCTAAGACAGATTATAAAACCGTTATTTCAGAAGATAATCTGATTGAAAAAACTATGATTTCTTTACTTTCAAGCAGTGAAACCCCCGAATTAGATATTATAAATGAAAACGAAACATTTGGAATTTTAAGTATTCAAATGAAAAAAACAAAAAAAACCGAATTTCCTACGTTATTACTATTTACAGTTGATATTACCGGTTCGATGAATGAACCCGCGTATTATTATAATGTATCGAAACTTGACGTTGTAAAACAAACATTTAAAAGCATGGTTCGTTATATTGTATCCTTAGAAACCACAAATATTCGATTGCGTGTTCATGCGTTTAATGAACAAGTAGAAGTAGTTATTGATAATATGATTGTGAACAAAGAAAATGAAGAAAATATACTCTCCATTATTCAATCCTTGGAAGCCGATAATTCTACCAATATTGAAAAAGCATTACATTATGCGAATGATACGATTACAACTATATTAGAAAAAGAACCAAATTTACAAGTAAGTCATATATTTATGACTGATGGCGACCCTACTGTGGGTGAATGTAATCCAAATAAATTATCGGCTATCGTAAATAATAAATTCCCAAATGTATTTATCGGGTTTGGTTCTAATCACAATGTAATATTACTCAAAAAATTAAGTGATTATGAAAATTGTGATTATTTATTTGTAGATAATATGGAAAAATCATCATTGGTGTATGGAGAAACACTTCATCGATATATATATCCCGCTCTAAAAAATGTAGAAATCGTATTAGACAATGGCTTCATATATGATTGGAAAATGAACAAGTGGGTTGAACGTTTAGTAGAACCCATTATCGTTGGTGAAATTGAAAAAATATATCATATCAAAACAACTGAACCAACCAGTGTATGTGCGGAATTATATGGTATTGTATGCTCTACCGCTGAAGTAGGCGACCCTACTGATTATAATATACTCTCAGGTGAATTAGAACATTTGGAAAGTGTATCGGTGAACACTACAAATAAAATAAATAACAACTTACCAAAATATATGTTTCGACAAAAAACACTCGAATTATTATTTAAAGCAAAATCAATAGATGATAAACTTGAGGAAAAATTATTTAAAGATGAATTAAAAGTATTTTTCAAAACAATGAGAATGTATATGAAAGCCAATGATTTACGTGAAGATAAATTTCTGATAAACTTATGTGATGATATAAGCATCATGTATCATTCAATTGGTACACAATTAGGTATGATGTATACTACCGCACGTCAAACTTCACAAGGAAGACAACATACATATACTTCTACTCCTACTTCGAAAAAGAATAGAGATGAAGATAATATAAATGATGACGGTAATAATTTTGATGACCAATTATTAACAATGAAACTTACACCGGCAAAATTAACTCGCTCTCATGCGATAGGCGATATTGATAACTTGAATAATACAATGACTATGATTTCCCCTCCCAAATTAGTTCGCATTCATACATTCGGTAAAACAGATATATTTGATAATATGGATAATTTATTATCTTCATCAAATATGAAAACGGAAAATATAGAGAATGAAGATGAATATGATGATATAAATAATTATAGAATATCAAATAACACAACTAGTTGTTATGCTACCCCTAGCTCAGTGAATACTATGACCCAAGTAAGTCAGTTATAAACACCTAATAAAAAATGGCCTATCGGTCATTTTTTATATGAAATATTATATTTACAAAAAAAGATAATAAATACATACATAACTTATTACATATAATTCATGGATACTGAAACTAAAATACCCGATAATTTTCGCTCAGTGATAACTGATTTTACAAAAGATTTATCTATTACTTTTCCCGAATATTCTAGTTTATGGTCAAAATGGTCTTCTCCTCATGAATTTACAGAAGAAGAAGTAAAAACCGTATTTGAACATTGTATGGGTGTTTTTCCAGAGAGATTTTTTGATATATTATACCAGAACGAAGAGATTTTCAAACCGGATAGTAATACCAATACAATTTTTTTACCAAATGTAGATTTTAAATTGTTGTTCAATTGTGAAGGTTTATCTGAAAATACTAAAAAAACCATGTGGAAATATTTACAATTATTGTTGTTCACAGTCGTGGGTGGGGTGAAAGATAAAACCACTTTTGGAGATACAATGAATATGTTTGAAGGCATAGATGAATCAGAGCTGAATGATAAATTAAAAGAAACGATCAGTGGTATTAGTGAATTTTTTTCCAATATAACAAGTGAAACTGGTGATAATTCAACGAGTGAAAACAATGGCGACCAACCATTTGAAATGCCCGATATGAGTAAAGTATTTGAAAATATGCCTGGCGGAGAAGAATTCAAAAAAACATTCGATAAAATGGAGGGATTACCCAATATGGAAAATATGCAAGACCATTTAAAGAGTTTATTTGATGGTAAAATCGGCAAATTAGCGAAGGATATGGCTGAAGAAATTTCGGGTGAATTTAAAGATATTTTGGGAGATGATTCGGAAGATATCAAAGATACCTCTGATGTAATGAAAAAATTAATGAAAGACCCTAAAAAAATTATGGATTTAATGAAAAAAGTAAGTGGTAAATTAGACAATAAAATGAAGAGCGGCGAAATCTCACGAGATGAAATTATGAAAGAAGCGAGTGAATTATTTGGTAAGATGAAAGATATGGGTGGAACTGAGCAATTCACCGAAATGTTTAAAAATCTAACCAAAAGTATGGGTGGAATGGGCAAAAATATGAGAATGGATACAAACGCATTAGACCGTATGACGAAGCACCAAGCGACGAGAGAGCGTATGTTGAAAAAATTAGAAGCGAGAAAACAAGCTGCCGCGTTAGAAAACCAAATGCGCGCTCAAACCGCACCACCCGTCGCATATAGTTTACAACAAAATCAACAAACGAACAATCTAGTATTTAGATTAGATGGTGAAGCTGCCCAAGAAAAATCCTATATTCATCCCGATTTATTAGCCGATATGGAAAATGACGAGAAAGCAACCAAAGACGGAAAAGATAAAAAGAAAAAGAAAAAGAAGGGCAAGAAATAAGTTTTTTCTATTATTTCTTTTCATTTAGTATATTATAGAAGATGGGATTTTTTACAAAATATATTCATATGCCGGCATTCATATTAAGTTTAATCATTGGATTTATTGCGGTATATTTAACAATGCCTGATACCAGGAAGATTTACGTCTATCCTACACCAGAAAATGTTAGTATCTTACAATATAAAGACAAAACCAATACGTGTTTCTCATTTAAACAAACCGAAGTGCCTTGCCCAAAAAATAGTGCGGATATAAGTGTTGTTCCAGCACAATCATAAATTCTTTATTTGTAAATTTATTATTATTCTTATATTATATAGATACATAATATAATGAATTTAAAAAGATTAATTGCCTCATCCTTAGGAAAAATCATATTATCAATACTATTGGGTCTAGGTTTAGCAAGTTTATTTAGAAAAGCATGTACTGATAAAAATTGTTTAGTATTCAATGGTCCGATTATTACTGATATTGAAGGAAAAACATATAAACATGGCGACAAATGCTACAAATATACCACGACCCCCGATAAATGTGATACTACAAAACGAGTTATTGATATAGGTTCTCCTGAACATAAACAATAATTTTACAATCAAATTCGTTAACTATACAATCTTTAGATAATTTACTATTGTATAGTTATTAAATGGAAAAAACAACTAGAATCGCCGATTTACCGGAAAATATAACTGTTCAAATGCCGTCATATAATCCAAACATTAATCAATCGGCTCCACCACAAAACCAAATGTTTGAATCCCCTACGAATTACACACCTATCAATGTTCATCCAAATCCATATGGGATATCAGTTCAAAACCCTATCATGCCTCCTCCACAACAACCTATTACACAACATACCAATTCCATGAATCAATTTGAACAAATTACGATTCAAAAACCAAAGCAATATATTAATGAACAGCAACAAATAGAATTACAGAATATGCAGCAGCAACGATTACAATCGCGTGATATTCCTATCGATACAATTACCTATTCAAATGATGAACAAGTTCAACCGAATTATATTCCAAAAGTGAATGTGAATAATGATTACATTCGCGATTATGAACAAACCACTGAAAAACATATTCGCCAACATGAAGAAAAAAAATATCGTGAAAGTAAGATTGACCAACTATTGACCGAATTTCAAACACCTATATTCATTTGTATCTTGTTTTTCTTATTTCAATTACCTATTATTAATAGTCTCATTTTTAAAAGGTTCTCTTTTTTGAGTTTACATAATGCGGATGGAAATTTTAATTTCAATGGATTAGTGTTCAAAAGTATATTATTTGGTTTATTGTATTATAGTGTTCAAAAGCTAACTACATTTATTAGCGAAATTTAATATATATTCGTATATACTTTATATATTAAAATAAGAAACCCCAATCTTTCTTCACAGGTTCAATACTTGCCGATGCTGTCTTGGTTTTCGTATTTTTAGAGTTTTTTCGAGTATACTGTTTAGAATATGTAGTTTTATTTCTACCAGGCATATATTTTAAGAACCATTTATCATATTCTACTGTATCTCTAGCCAATTCATTATGCTTTTCTGCTTTTTCCGCACGTATATCAGCGAGAGTTAGTTGTTCTCCCACACAATCCGCATTAAATTTATTTAGTATTCCATCATTCTCTAATTTATGTGTTTTTTCAATATCAAATAAATATTTCGCCATACATAATAATTTATCTTTATTATGACGTTTCTCATTTACGTATATGAAAGCGAAATAAAAATTCATGATAGTATAAAGAGTCGCAATTTTTATTTTTTGTTTATGAATAGTTATGGTATTATAATTATGACAAGCTAATGTTGAATAAATATTCACTACACTTTTATTATTTACAATAATTTCTATGGAATCTGGAATAATTTCGTGAACACCATCGTGTTTTACAATTTTTATATTTTTGTATTCTTTCGAATATTCGTATTTATATTTTAACTGCGTTTTAACATCCTCGGCCGCCTTTTCAATATTTTCCATCAATACATCAAAATCCGCGAAATGTTCGTTATATTTGTTTTGTACACTATCATATTTTGAATACAAACTAACAGCATAACCACCGAAAAATACTGCACCCATTTCTATTAATATATCTCTAACATCTAAATAGAGTCGTTCATCATATTCATCTTTATCTGTTTTTATTCTTTCAAAATCAATTCGTTCACATTTTTCATTATTCACAATTAATGGATAGTGTTTATTCAACAAACTCAAACGTTCATATACTTTTTCCCAACGTGAAACATCTCCGCGGGGTCTAGATAATTCTAAATACATATTCATTCTTAAAAAATTAGGTGGAGCATAATGTATTCCTTTTATTTTTATACTATCTTTTTGTAATATTTTGAATATAGATGTATGCATTTGTGTTATATCCGCAATTGGTAGAAAATTTACAAATACTTTATATGTGCCTAAATGAACACCTGCTTTGGCTTCTATCTCAATATATCCATGTTTGTAATAAATATCTGCTAATTGTTTCGCATCTTCCAACGCATTCTTACTATAAAAATCATAATCTGGAATTTCAATATCTGTATTATAAAATTGGTCTTCTTTTGGTAATATATTATTGATTGCGGTTCCACCATAACATACTAATTTTTTTGTTCTTAGAAACTCTTCAAGTATACCAATAATTTTTTTAACTTCGGAATTGTTCGCCAATTCTGACCCTACTAATTCTTCTGTTTTATCAATCGCATTTCTCAATATCGCTTTTTCACATTCTTGGAAAGTCATATTATCATTACATAATTCATTTTTTATTTTACGTGATTTACTTTTTGATTTCGATTTCAGGTATTTATTATATTTCATTATATAATATGTAAATATAATAATTAGGTACTTTCGTCTTCTTGTTTCTTTTTATCTAAATAATTCAATATAGTAGCCATAGGCACCATCCCCGCTTTATTTTCATTAAATATATTTTCATATTCACTTAAATTTGAATCTTTTTTGTAATATCTATAAGTAATAATCTGAACACCATGGTCATTTACGAAAGGAATATATGATGGATTTGAAATTTGTTTTACATCATAATCTGGTAATGCTAATTTTATATATTGCGTATCCGTATGATTATCATTGACGATACGTGGATGAATTACCTTTTCATTTAATATATCACTATAACGTTGAATACCGATTTGTGTATTACCACTTTCAATATTCATTATTTTGGTTAAATCATAACAATTTGATTCACTTTTTGCGCAAGATGTATAATTTTTATACTCATAATTTACGCTGCTGTCTATAATAACAATGACTTTTCCCATTATATCTTGTATTCTAGTTCCAATGTTCATTGGTTTGCTATAAATACTATCTTTGATTACATACAATGATTTGGCTACTGATTTATAAATATCATTTGTAGTTGATTTGATTCGTAAATGAACAAATACGGGATCTGAACGATTTGGAGAAGTATTACTAAAGGCGTTTGTTATCACCGTAGTCAGTACATCATCCAATAATAACGAATTCTTACTATTGATACTTTTAAAGGTACTATCGGTTGAATATGCGACCTGCGGTTTCTTGTCAATATTGAATACTTCAAAATCCAAAAAACGACAACCTCTAGATAATACGTATTTAATCATATCTAAATTCATATAATTGCCGGTAAACGCAGTATTATAAGATGCTTTCATTACAAATTCTCTTAACGGTAATACAACGTTCGTTTTAGAAATGGATTGAATAATCACTGGGTCCTCAGATTTGATAGAATTGAATTCAAGTTCTTCGTTGGATAATGACGGATTTTCCAAACCTTCTTTTGTAAATATTTCTTGTATTTGTATTTTTTGTTTTAAAAATCGATACACTATATAAATGAAAATAAAAATGGTTATTACGATTAATATTTTTTTATAAATTTCCATAATAAAATATATAACGATAATAATATATAAAATATATATAATATATAATCATTTATAATGGCTGGAGGATTACTAAATATAATTTCAGTAGGCAATAATAATATCATTTTAACCGGAAATCCAAGCAAAACATTTTTTAAAGTTGCTTATTCTAAATATAGTAATTTTGGTTTACAAAAGTTTCGTATTGATTATGATGGTTTAAGAGATTTACGTTTAACAGAACCATCTACCTTTACTTTTAAAATTCCACGATATGCGGAATTATTAATGGATACCTATTTGGTAGTCACTATACCTGATATATGGAGTCCTTTACATCATCCTACTACTCAAACCGATAGACGGTGGGTTGCCTATGATTTCCGCTGGATAAAAGATTTAGGAACCCATATGATAAAAGAAATTACTATTACTTGTGGTTCGCTAACTCTTCAAAAATATTCAGGAGAATATCTGGCTGCTATGGTTGAACGCGATTTTTCTGCCGAAAAAAAAGATTTGTTCAATAAAATGTCTGGAAACATAGCGGAATTAAATGACCCAGCGAATACTTTCGGGCGTGCGAATACATACCCTTCTTCCTACTATACCAATAATACTGCTGGAAGTGAACCATCCATTCGTGGCCGAAATTTATATATTCCTATAAATACTTGGTTTACATTAGATAGTCGGTGTGCTTTTCCACTCATCGCATTACAATATAATGAATTAGTCATTAATGTAACACTACGCCCTATCCAAGAACTATTTCAAATTAGAGATGTATACGATATTGGAAATAGATATCCCTATATTCAACCAGATTTTAACGAAAGCCGTTTCCAAATGTATCGCTTTTTACAAACGCCTCCTTCTACGATTATTGATGCTGCTTCATATACCAATAAAATATCTACATGGAACGCGGATGTTCATCTAATGGCTACATATTGTTTTCTATCAAAAGATGAAACCCAATTATTTGCTTCACAAGACCAAGTATATTTAGTAAAAGATGTATTTCAATATAATTTTGAAAACGTAACTGGTACTAAAAAAATAAAATTAAATTCGAATGGTATGGTTGCAAACTGGATGTTTTATTTACAACGTAATGATGTGAATATGCGTAATGAATGGAGTAATTATACAAATTGGCCATATAGATCACTTCCAGCAGGATTAGAAAGTGCTTCTATATCGAATTCGTTAATACCTCCGGCGTATCAAGCGGATATTCCATATGGTCCTGGTATGGACCCCAATGATAGAATCAGAACTGGTATTTATTTAACCGGTGATTTCAAAACGGATAATTACCGTCATATTTTAGAAACAATGGGCATTTTATTCAACGGCGAATACCGCGAAAATATATTAACACGGGGCGTATATGAATATATCGAAAAATATACTCGAACCGCAGGTAGTGCTTCCGAAGGGTTATTCTGTTATAATTTTTGTTTAAATACGAGCCCATTTGAATATCAACCATCTGGCGCAATCAATATGAGCAAATTCAAAAATATTGAATTAGAAATTGCGACATATGTTCCCCCTATAGATACGATTAATTCTAGTTTCGATATTATTTGTGATACGAGTGGAAATGCGATTGGTGTTCGTAAATCAAATTGGAAACTGTATCAATATAACTATAATATGACTTTATTTGAAGAACGATACAATATTTTATCCTTTATTGGTGGAAATTGTGGAATGATGTATGCTCGATAAATTTTTGGGTAAGATGTGCGAAAATTTATACTATATTATATTATACATATAATATAATATAATGGATGAACAAACTATATGGAACAAAGAATTATTTAGTAATAAACAACCGGAAAAAATGAAAGAAGATGATAATTTTCAAACTATGAATATGATTTATAAAATAAAAAATATCAAAAAATCCAAAAAACCAAAACCAGAAAATTATAAAAAAATCGAGGCATTTGACACGATTCTTGTGAATGAACCGATTATTGAAGGAGCTAAAAATAAATCCGATATTGGTAAAAAAAAATCAGATGTCGCTGTGGATGACCCTAATTTTTTAGGTTTACCTGATAAGGATTATGATGGCGTAGATACACCTGATAAAGGCGTTAGCGATGACCCTAGAAAACAACTTAAAGCCGGTGTAGATCAAATATTTAAAAAAATAGATAAATTTAATTACGAAAAAGCAAAATTCGTATCTATCGCGTTTTCCGGTTCAAAAAACCCCAGTGAAAATGATGTGAATATTGTTAAAAAATATATTGCTTGGTTTGAAACTATATTATTCAGTTATTTTGCTTGCTATAACTGGTTCTTTTTAATGTATTATAGATATAATAATGAAGACGCTCCAATAGCAACCGCACCTGAATCCGCAAAAGAAGCTTTTAAAAAAGATAAATATGGTTATCGTGTATTTGGTCAAAGAATCGATACCTATTGGATTCAAAATGCTTCCATCGATAGGAAAAATCCATTAGCTATATTCTACAAAGTGATTGATTATTTTTTTATTTTTTCTATCATGTTTGTAGAACAATTACAAAATATTTTATTAGATAAATTTCCACAGATTACTAGAGGCATTTTTAATTTAAAAGGATGTTTTGTTATTTTATTTTTATTATTAATTGTTTTTAATCAATATGCAACCAATATGGTATATAATTTTTTCACAGCGATTTTAAGCGGAAAAACAACTAATATATTGGTTGGCGTCATGTATTTTGGTTTAATCATTGCTTATTTCTTTGGAACATATAATTTTGGTTTTATTGAAAAAACACCCGGATTCACATTCCATAGTTATGCCGATTACGTATTTGGTATTCCATATACTTGGATAACCGGGTTTATGCGTTTCGTTATGCTTATGTTAATAAGTGTTCCAATCGGCGGACTATTGTGCGTATTTTACATATTATATCAATCTTTTTGCGGGATATTCGCAAATGTGGATTATCTAGAACCTTTTGGATATTTCTTAGGTAAAGAACATAATTCATTTAGTAAAATAAATGATTATATCAAGAATAATAATAGTAAATATGATGATAATATGTTTAAAAAGGCTTTTAATTTAATCTTTGACTATTATTTGTATAAATATATTTTGAATTTAGTCTTTATTGTTATGTTTATATTTGCGCTAATCGATTATAACAAAAATTTACAAAGTTATAATTTGAAAATATCATTGAATTGTATTACAATTGTATTAATTATTATGTTTTTCGTCGGCACATTAGGTTTCTTTAGTGATATAAAAAATCCTGAACAACCAGAACCATTGGACGAAGAAAAAGAAAAGGACGAAATGGGATTTTTTGATTATCTAATGAGTTTTATTAAAGAATTGGCGGATGATGTTGTAAAACCATTGTTGGGCGAAATGCCCGGAATGCCTGTAGCACCTGGTGCGCCTGGAATGCCGGGAGCATCAGGCGTAAACCAATCTTCTGAAATATTACCACCAGGTATTACAGAACAAGATGTAAATAAAGTAAAAGAAATTCAATCAAAATGGAATAAATAAATTCGTAATAAACCACATAAAAATAAATATGTAGTTTATAAATAAATGGGAAAACAAAAAAAATATTATCCATTTGTAAGTGTATGCACTCCTACATTCAATCGTCGTCCATTTATTGAAAATATGTTTCAATGTTTTCGTAATCAAAACTATCCAAAAGACCGTGTAGAATGGATCATTGTTGATGATGGAACAGATAAAATCGGTGATTTAATCGCAAAATCGAAAATCCCTCAAATCAAATATTTCACTTTACCCGAAAAAGTTCCTTTAGGAACGAAACGAAATTTTATGCATAAACACGCAAAAGGAACAATTATTGTGTATATGGATGATGACGATTATTATCCACCTGACCGCATCTCTCACGCAGTAGAAAGATTAGAAAGTAATAAAGATGCTTTATGTGCTGGTTCTAGTGAAATTTATATTTATTTTAAGACCTTAAACCGTATGGTACAATGTGGTCCTTATGGTCCTAAACACGCAACTGCCGGAACATTTGCTTTTCGCGCTGAATTATTAAAACAAACACAATATGAAGACCACGCCGCATTAGCGGAAGAACGGGCATTTTTAAAAGATTACACCGTTCCATTTGTACAATTAGACCCTATGAAAACCATTTTAGTATTTTCTCATGAACACAATACATTTGATAAACGTAAAATGTTGGAAAATCCTCATCCTGATTTTTTGAAAGATTCACCAAAAACAGTAAATGATTTTATCAAAAATAAAAATGAAGAGGGTATTAAAGATTTTTTCATGAACCAAATTGATAAATTGTTAGAAAATTATGAAGCTGGTTCACCTAAAATGAAACCAGATGTTTTAGAACAAATCAAAAAGATTGAAGCAGAACGCGCTGAAATGCTACGTAAAGCAGAAGAACAACAACGTGCGATGGGTGGAAACCAAATTATATTACAAAAAGATGGCGAACAACCTCAAGTATTAACTGCTCAAGACGCAGTGAATATTATGCAACAACAGCAGCAATACATAGGTGAATTACAAAAACAACACGCAGAAAAAGATAAACGTATTAAAGATTTGGAAAGTATGATTCTACAATTACAAACGCAAATCATTCAAAGAAATAAACAAAATAACCAGGTATCTCCCGTATCCCCTCCACCCGCTGAAATATTAGTAAAAGATGGTACTGATGTAATTAATATCGCCCCACAAGACTTAAATGAATTACCAAAATCCATTCCATTACTTACGGTAGAAGCGGATTAAATATATTTCATTGATAATATATTTAAAAATAATAATACATAATATATAATCATGTATTATTCACAATGTCAAGAAGACGAATATTTAAATTTAAAATATTTCAAAAATAATAAGAACGGAGTATATATTGAATTGGGAGCATTAGATGGAGTATTGTATTCAAATACTAAATTTTTTGAAGATTCTTTACATTGGAAAGGAATACTCATTGAACCACATCCAAATAAATTTGAATTACTTAAGAAGAATAGACCCAACAATTTCTTATTCAATGATTTAGTTAGTTGTAATACCGAACCATTAAAATTTAAATATTTCGTAGATTTTCATGCCGCTGTTTCCGGCGTAGAAGATACATTATCACAATTTCATTATGATGAATTTTTCAACGAATACAATAAAGTATTACCACAAGATACTATATATATCAAGCCTAGAACACTTACTGATATAATCAAATCTACAAATATTACCTATATTCATTTTTTATCATTAGATGTAGAAGGCCATGAATATGAAGTATTACAGTCTTGGGATTTTTCCATTCCAATTGAGTTGATAATGATGGAAACATTAGGAGTTCAACCCGAAAGAGAAGAACTATGTAGACAAATATTGTTAAAAAATGGTTATACTTTTATAGAAAAATTCAAACATAATGAAATATATGTCATGAGCAATTTATGCGTATAATACCATTTAAAAAAATATTCTTTATATTATAATGTCTCATAATATAAACAAAATTTTTTATATCAACCTCGATAAAAGAACTGATAGAAAAAGCGAAATTGAAACGGAACTATTAAACTATGATTTACTAGAAAATTCAGAACGTATTCCTGCTATATGTACCGAAGGACAAGGGATATTAGGTTGTACTATGTCTCATCTAAAAGCGATTCAATTAGCCAAAGAACGTAATTATGAAAATGTTCTCATATTGGAAGACGACTTTCAATTTATCATTTCGAAATCAGCGTTCGAGAACCTTCTCTGTGATTTTTTCAAAAATGATATACCATATGATATATGTATGATTTCGTATAATATACAAAGATGCGAAACAACACCTTATCCTTTTTTATATAAAATACTCGAAGCACAAACCGCATCGGGATATATCATACATCGTAAATTCTATGATAAAATGATTGAATTATATGAATGGGCAATTCCTCTTTTACAAAATACAAGGGAACATTGGAATTATGCGAATGACCAATGTTGGAAACGATTACAACCTATTTCGAATTGGTATTGTTTTTCCCCTAGATGCGGAATACAAAGACCTAGTTATAGTGATAATACTGAACGTTTTGAGAACCTTCTTTGTTAGTCGTCTTCTAAATCTTCATCTAAATCTTCATCTATGGTCGTTAATATTTCTTTTTTCACATTTTTATCTAAATATCGGTATATTCGCTTAATATCCAATTTACTAATATTGTAATTTTCAAATAATTTCAATAAATCAGTCATTTTATCCACTTGATTACAAAAGTTCTCCCCATAGTGTAATCTTAATTCCTGAAAAAACGCCATTAAATCTTTTTTATCCATATCTAATTCCTGCGACAAATTATAAATAAATAAAATATTATTGTATTCGGTTGAATATTTAGTGAGAACCTTGGTAAATCGAATATCGGAAATTTGTTTCGTTTTTGGAAAATGGTCATGATACAATTTATTATTATAAAATGTCTTCATCAAGGAAGACATTTCGTTGAACTGCCATATCTGATTTTGAAATGTTATTCGGTCAATATAATCGGCATAACATATATTATCCAATATTTTCAAATAAAATGGATATGATTTTTCAGGAATTGTATCATTTAATACATCCACTATATTCTCATGCCACAATAATGCGACAATTGTTCTATCCGTTTCATTCATAAATTTATTATGTTCTTCCATTTTCATCGGTGTTTCTAATAATGTTTGCGTTATTTTTTTGGAATCTTCATTATACGATTTTGTTTGTAATATATTTTCAAATAATTCGTTATTTAATATATCGGGTTTTTTATGATAGATATCGTGAATAAACATCAATTTTCGTAAATCTCCTTGAATATAATTTACAATGTTCTCTTTTAATTTAGATTTATTTGTTTGTATATTCGGCATGATTGTTGTTATTAATTTATTGATTTGTGTTTTGGTCGGTGTTTGTAATTCAAATGTATTACATACTTTCATCAATTCCCTCATCTTTTTATCCATATAATAATTTCCAATACATATGATCGGGTTCATCGTCATATTTTCTAATCTTTGCTTTTTCGTTTTCTTTTGCCTTATTAGTTTTATCAATGCGGTTATACCTCCTTTATCTCCATTATTCATACCATCGATTTCATCCATAACGATTGCGATCTTTTTCACTTGTTTCGTCATCATTTGGAGAACATTACGATTCGATATATTATTACTCGTTATTGTATCGATTAACGATTTATTACGAACATCACCCGCATCATATTTGATTACATCATAATTTAAATCTTTTAATAATTTCATTACAAATTCTGTTTTACCCGAACCAGGAGAACCATATACATATATACCTTTTTTGAATTTTATATTTTTACAATTTTCGTCAAATGATGATAGTAATGACTTTATTTCATTCGCTATTTTATCCCTATCAAAAATATTATTTATATTTATATTTTGCATATGGTTATTTATACTTACTATATTTACATCATTTTTTATTTTATATATTTAAACGCAATATATAAAATAATTTATCTTCCAAATGAACTGAAATCGGCTGTGATAGGCATAAAATTACTCGACTTTGATGGTAAAGCGCCATAATATGAATAAATATCCGCATTTCTAGTTTGAGTTCCATAGGTTGGTTGACCTATTTGCGCACCATTGCTATTTGTTGTTTGACCTACTTGCGTACCATAAGTATTTGTTGGTTGCCCAATATACATGGGGTTGGGTTTTAATACGTCTTTAGCGAATCCAACCGCTCCACCGACTGTATCTTTCACTAATCCAACTGCTCCACCTACTGTTTCTTTCGTTAAGTCCACCGCACCGCCAACCGCATCTTTTGTCAATCCAACTGCTCCTCCTACGGTTTCTTTGGTCAATCCTACTGCGCCTTTTACTGTATCTTTGGTTAATCCTACTGCTCCACCTACAGCGTCTTTTCCTAAGTCTACCGCGCCTCCCACAGCAGTGCTTACTATATTTTTATCTTTTATTGTATCAGGCACAACAGTGTTTCCATTCGTTGTTAATGTTCCTGAACCTCCATTGCCACCACAATTCGCACAAACACCTCCGGTTGTGCCAGTTGAACATGATGGGCATGATGGGCATGATGGACATACAGGTGGAACAATTTGTGTTTTTAGAATATAATCTTCTGAAAATTGGTCATTTGGATTGGTTAATGAAGAACCTGAACTATTTTTCCAAAACCAATACCATTTAAAATATTCAGAAATATAGCTATCTACCCCTTGTCCTGGTAATGAAGGAATACTTCCACTAGTTGTACTTGATGTTGTACTAGCAGTTGAACTTGCGCTTGAACATGAACCGCCACCTATAGGTATTACATAATTTGCATTTCCATTATCTAAATTCGTTGAATTAAATCTGGCTACATTTGCTAAATAATATTGTTTCGTTGTAGAATTATAATTTACAATCGCAACAATTGTATTTGTACCAGAACTACAATATAAAACCATTTTTTGACCAACGGAATCAAATACTACCCAAGAATTATAGCCGACATTTGTAACTGTGTTTGCGGCAATGACGCTTTTTGCGGCTTCACTAACGTTTCCAGAACTGATTGTATAAGGACGATTTGACCTATCATATATAGTTCTTGAACTATCTGATTGTTGTATTACCAAATTTGAATTACTAATATCATATTTCACATTCGCACTTAATTTATATAAGTATCTATTTGGTTCATATACTGTATCCTTTACTAATTTATTAATATCTGGGTCAGTATCAGCTACACTATTTGTTATACTAATTACTGAATTTGTATATAATATTTGGTCCATCACTGAACCACTTCCAAATAAAAATGTTCCTTTATTGGTATTTGTTGTATTATCGATTACATGAATATATGTATTCGTATCCCAAGGAATATATAAGACACTGTATTTATCGGTATTTATTGATTGTGTTTGGTATGAAAATGAGTTATACGCACGTGATTTCGTAGTTAGTAAACTTTTATCTGTATTGACTGCCGTAACTACGCCGTTTGTCACTACAGAAGCATAACTCTTGGTATCCGCATCTCTTGAAGTAACATAGACATTTGTAATACTTGTTCCAGTCAAATCTGTGTTTCCTGACGTTGAATTACCATAGGTTGTCGAATCTACTTCAATTAAATTCGCATTGTTATTATCGACGAATATATTATCGTATAGTTTATACACATTGGTAGTAGATGAATATTGTGGAATTTTGATTGTTTCTGATGAATTTTTTGATTGCGCAAAACTAACAAACCCTTCCAAATTCAACAGTTTACCAAATATCACAGATACGACTAAAACTATCAACAATATCAAAAATAATATTAATGGTGATATTTTAAAAGACATTATTTATAAAAGTATAAAATATACTAGGAAAATATATGGTAAAATAATAAAAAATTGATTTTATTATATTCATGAATATACATTTTATCAACCACCATGTCCAAAACTACTAAACCTCGTAATCCTCCACCAATTTTAGACCGATGTTATAATTCTATTAATAAATTTGAACTATGTATTGATGAAGTAGGTCGCGGTTGTTTATTCGGAAGAGCATACATTGCTTGCGTTATTTTACCTAAAGATACATCATTCGACGGAAAAGATATCAAAGACAGTAAAAAATTCTCATCTAAAAAAAAAATAAAGGAAGTTTCTGAATATATTAAACAAAACGCTTTGGTATGGCATGTTGAATTTGTTGAAAATACTTTAATTGATGAAATAAATATTTTACAAGCTGTTATGCGCGGTATGCACGAATGTATTCGCAATGTTATATTAAAATTAAAAGAAAAAGGATTCGTTGGAAAAGATATACCATTAGAAAGTGAGTACCAAAATGAATGTATGGCGATTATTGACGGCAATTATTTTACACCTTATTGCTATTTTAATGAAAAAACCGAAAGCATTTGCGAATTACCTTCCGTTACGATAGAACAAGGCGATGCAAAACATATGGGTATCGCCGCTGCTAGTATTTTAGCCAAGGTTGCTCGAGATGAATATATCAATGAATTGTGTATTGCTCATCCAGAATTAATTGAGCGATATGCGCTGGATTCAAATGTTGGGTATGGAACCAAAAAACATTTGGAAGGAATTCATACTCATGGAATTACGAAATGGCATAGAAGAACATTTGGTAATGCTTGTAAAAATGCGGAAATCAATGATTTATAATAAAGGTTGTTCTAGATTTATTTTATCGGTGCCTGTTTCTGTTTTTTTGTTAGTATACTCATCAGAAATGGAAACATAAACAAATGCCTATATGAACTGTTTCTGTTAGAAACTCTGGAAGATATATTTGTAATAAAACATATAAAAATATTATATAGTATAATATATGAATAATATAACATTAATAACATCAGTGATTGATACACCAAAAATTCCTTTATCATACATAAATACCAGAAGTATTTATACAAAAGAAGAACGTTTCATACAAACGAAAAATACAATTAAAACTATGAAAGAAAACATTCCAAATAATAAAATATTTGTGGTCGAATGTTCGCTATTATCAGATGAAGAATCTAATTATTTCAAAGAAAATACTGATTATTTTATTAATTTATATTATGTAAATGATGTAATAAATAGAATATATTCAATATCTAAATCCATGGGTGAAGGAACTATGACCATTTATGCGTTGAAATATTTATTCGACAATAAAATTGTATTTGATAATTTATTTAAAATCAGTGGACGATATTGGTTAAACAATTTTTTCAATTATAACACTTTTAATAATAATAGTAATGTTATTCATTATATAAATCATGATACTAATAATTGTTTAACCTCATTATATAAAATAAATTATGATACCACTAAAAAATGGTATGAATATTTATTAATATCAGAAAATAAATTTAAAAATTGTATTGGTTATGAATCAATTTTTGCTGACTTTATGAAAACAGTCAACGACCATGAAAAAAAAATAGTAAATACAGCATATGGTGTGTCTGGTTATATTTCAGTTGATGGATCATTATTGAATGTTTAGTCTGTATAACAAAATTGAATTTTTTATTATATAGTTTTCTATATAATAAATGAAAAATGAATCCAAACATCAATCTAAGAAAAGGACAACGCTATTTATTTTATGAACAAACCCCCTATCACGAAAATGAAATAAGTTTCCGAGCAAATTTTATAGCTATCCTCGGTGAAACATTGTTAGTAAACGCATCAGAAACTGAACGGGCAAACACAACTTTATTAAGTGTTCCTGTTGCCTGGATCACACGTATAGAAACTCTGGAAGATATTCTAACCGTTGATTCAATATCCTTAACTATTTTACCGGGTGATGTATTGAATATTATTGATACGTATATCTAGAATAATTTGTCTATTTCATTCCTACTAATATTCATATATTTTGTTTCTTTATCCATTACACTATATCCTATTAAAAATTCATTGTCCTCTGTATTATATACAAAACCCAATGTATATTCCACTGGTTGTTTTTCAAATGTAAATATTGTAGAATATTTTTTTACTTGTAAACTATTTATATCCAATACGACAAAACAATGATAATAATAACGACGACTTTCATAACTTACGATATGTGTTATAAACCATATTTCTTCTCCTATCACGATTCCATTCGTTGACCCTCTCATGTATTTGAAAAATTCGGGGGTTTTATGTTCGTTTGTAATATTTAATAATGATACCGATGAAAACAATTCAGCGTCCTGTTTTGTGATAACTTCACCTATAGTTAACGGATACCATTTATATACCATTTTCATTTGGTTCTCTTTGTCGATAAACAAAACCCAATTCTTTTCTACTCCTTGTTGATATTTCGTTTTCAATAAAGTAGAATTCACATTCGTTTCTTCCTTCAAATCTATACATCCATATTCGACATGTATATTACCCATTGCTATACACCGATTCCCGGAATAATATACAGCATCATTATGATATAATAATCTTATATCTTCTACACCAACGTATAAATCGTCATATTGTGTTTTATAATGAAATATAAATTCTTTTGTTTTATTCCATGGACGAGAACTTGTATCCATTATTGAAATAACATTTATCGTATGTATTTTTTCACCATTTATATATTCACCCTTTTCTCCTATATGATAGTTAACATAACGGGTATTTACTAACAATTCTTTACCATCCGTTTTCCAACACAATGATGGGGTGCTAGAAACAAAATCGGAAGGTATCACAGTTGAAATGTTGATAGTTTCATCCCTCGATTTTTTATCCACTAATTTGGGAGTATAAAATTTATAATTTGTGAATACATTTTTTAATATTGCGTCTTCAATTGTGGGACACGCCATTATTTTCATATTTATTTCATTCATATTGTAGTTATTCCAATTACAATAATAACCAATGATGGATAATTCATAATCCAATTTATAATCATAGATATCTTTCTGTAAAAATAAATGGTCATAATCCGTTTTACGAGATTTCTCATAATTCGCCAAACAATAATACATATATGCGGTATTGTATTGACCTTTTAATCGGTAATACATAATGATTTCATACAGGTTCTCTATTCTTTCTGGAAAATATTGATATCCTTCCATCCAACTATTTATTGCTTTGGGCATATTACCTAAGTCTTTATAGCATTTTCCCATCGAATAATAAGAATACCATACTTCTTCTTTCCATCCACCTATTTTTATTCGTTTTTTATATGTTTCTATCGCATTTTTCAATTGACCCGCATCTTTATAACTATTCGCCAAATAATATGTATAACGGTCATTGTTCGGGTTCTCTTCCAGACCTTTTAATAATAAACGAATGTCTCTAATAAACTTTTCTTCTTTTGAACCACCATCACCTATATCATTGATAAATATATCGGTGCTTGGAATGGTATAATATCTAAAATGAGGAGGAGGATTTACATATTCATGTGTCACTCCCCAATATGAAATTCCTGGAACATTTCTTACCAATCTAACATTTTTATACAAAAAGGAAGGAGAACCTTGAAATAAATGATATAATTCATAGTTCAATTCTTCTTTAAATTTTGATATAGACAAGGATGGTGATATTTCCAATATCATATCCGCATCTAACAATAGTATATAATCCGCATTCGGCATTCCCAAACAAGCTTGTAAAGCAAATGTTCGATTATAACCGAAATCTTTAAAAGGTTCTTCTATAATTTTACCCACAATATTCTGTTCATTGAAATATACTTCAATCAATTCTTTGGTATTGTCGGTACTACCGGTATCACAAATACAATAGGTATCTATGATAGGTAATACAGATTCTAGTAATCGCAATATGATTTTGCTTTCATTCTTTACTATCATATTCAAACATATTTTAGGCATAATGATTTGTATATTTTATCTATTATAATGTTTAATAGTTTTTCAGCAAAATTATTTTTCCATATATATATAAACGATATATTTATAATGGCTTTTACAAGATTTCATGATGATACAGCAAGAATCAAAAAACAATTAGAAGAAAGCACCTTCACTGGACGTTATAGACTAGATACTCCAGGACCTGGTTTAGATTTGCCTTTTCTAGAAGACCCGCAATTAAGACTTCAAGGATGGGGCGCGAATTTTAGAACAAATACAGTGAATTTAGAAAGTGATTTACTAGGATTAACTCGTCCTTTAAATAGAGATTTAGTAGATATCAACGATTACAAAATACATTCTGCTTCTAGTTCTCAACCATCATATACTTCCGCTGAACCATTTGTTCAAGAAAGTAGAGCCAGTCATCCTGCTTGGATGTATAAAGATATGGACCATACCCGTTGGGAAAATCCATTTTTGAATCCTTTGAATGGTTTAGAAAAAGGTTTTCACGAAAATATACAAACACGTATTTTAGAAAAAGATTTGTTTACTCCCAAAATACCTATGGTTGTCGCAAACAATGAACAAAACGAATATTATTTAACAGGGGGGTCTATTTGTATTGGTGGAAAAGAGAAAGTTTGTCCTGGAACACTTTATCAAAATAGAATTCGATAATTTAGAATAGATGTATAAAAATATTATATAAATGTAATATAATTATATAATATAAAAATGGAACTTGCTATTCCCGGAGTTGCTCTTGGATTATTATATGTAGTCTCTAATCAAAATAAAAAGAATGAAAATTTTACAAATAAGCAGAATGAATTACCTAATACTGATGTGCCTAACCGAAATTATCCATCAGAATATCCAGTCGTTTCCAATGAAACCGACCAAACAAGTCAATTATCTACTGTAAATCGTTTCGATAATACGGGTGTATACACTGATAAATATTTCAATCCGAATAGTGTATCAAATATTGTAAATTCATTCAATCCTACCACTACACAATCAAACTATTATTCATTAACAGGAGAGAAGGTTGACCGCAATTATTTTGAACACAACAATATGGTTCCATTCTTCGGTAGTAATATTCGTTCTCGTCATGTTGAAAATAATTCGTATGAAAGTGTTTTAGACAATTATGTTGGTTCAGGTTCTCAAACAATTGTTAAAAAAGAAGTTGCTCCTTTATTTGCCCCTGCTGAAAATCAACAATGGGCTCATGGTGCTCCTAATATGACTGATTTTTATCAATCACGCGTAAACCCTAGTATGCGCATGGCCAATGTAAAACCTTTTGCGGATGAGAAAGTTGCTCCTGGTTTAGGTTTAGGTTATACAACAGAAGGTTCTCAAGGTTTCAACTCGGGTATGATGATGCGTGATTCATGGTTGCCTAAAACCGCTGATGAATTACGTGTGGATAACAAACCAAAAGCAAGTGGATTCATGATGGTTGGGCACGAAGGCCCCGCAAATAGTTTTATCAAAAATATGGCGACTGCTGAACAAATGGGTCGTATTGAAAAAAATAGGCCGGAACGCGCGTTTGAAATGGGTCAGGATCGTTTATTTACGACTACTGGTGCGGTAAAAGGAGAAACATTACAAGGCATTCCAAGTACTTTTTACAAAGATACCGCACGTCAACATTGTACTACTGGTTATACCGGTGGTGCGGGATATCAAAATCCTGCTGAATATATTCCAGGTGAATATATGCCTTCCCATAATCAACAATTAGGCGAAGTTCCCATGGCTGGCGCAAACGCAAATGGCCGTAATTATGCTCACGACAATGATTATGATATGAAAGCCAAACGTGCTTATCCTAATAATCGTAGTTCTAACCATCAAGACAGTTATTTTGGTTTGGTAAGTGGAAGTTTAGGTGCGGCGGTTGCTCCTTTGTTAGACGTATTACGCCCATCTAGAAAATCAAATGTAATTGGAACATTACGACCATATCAAAATCCTGGCTCAACCGTACCTGAATCATACATATTCAATCCAGCTGATAGACCAGCACCAACAATTCGTGAAACTACCGAGAATTCTAAATTTCATATGAATGTTGACCGTAATCAACGCGGCGGTGCTTATGAAGTAAGCGCACATCAACCTATTGATAATAATCGTCAAACAACTGGTGATTTTTATTATGCGGGTGGTGCGGGTGCTGGTGATAGAACTCGCCAAATGAAATCATATGAAGCCGAGTACAATCAACGTAATAATGATATTAAAAGTTCTACTATCGCCGGCCGCATGGTTCCTGGAAATATGAGTTTGATGAATGGAAATATCAATATGCGTCAAGTATCTCGCGATAATTATTTGAAAAATACACGCGCGGCGGCTGGAAATATGCCTTATCAATCCGCGGATGTCGCCAACATGGGTAGATTACAAGGACAAAATCAATTGTATCAAAATATCCAAATGGATAGAAGCAATAGTGATATATTAGATGCTTTAAAAAGTAATCCTTATGTAGTTGATTACAAAAAAGCATTGTAAATATATAATTTCATGTATAAACATAAAATTATCTAAAATTTGTTGTTTTATCAAGATATACGTGTTTTGCTATATTTTTTATTATTTTACCATCAAACTTATTTTGTTCTTCTTCTCCAAAACCTCCCAATGAATTTCGATATATATCTATACAAAAATCATATTGTTTATTTTCTGGGTTTTTACAATCAGGATGTTTTTCTCTCCATTCTACTAATTTATGTAAATTTTTGTTGGCTACTTTACCAATAATTTGTTTCATTTTTTTATTATCATTATCTCTATCCCATATATCGCTATCTTTAATATACATTGTTTCACGTTTTAAATCAGTGCAATGCATTGGTCGTTTTTCTATATCCATATTTTTCATGTGTTTCAATATAATTTGTGTTATTCCTTCAATATAACCCCGATGTCCTACGTTCTCCAAATCAGCAAATTCTATTTGTAAATTATTAACAAAATCCATAATGTTCACAGCATCTTTACATTTTTCATTCAAAAATACATTTAAATTAAAACTATTATTATTGATTGTATTATTGACAACTGTATTTGATTTCATCATTTCCATCATCATAGATTTAAACTCATTATTTTGTTTGATCAGTTCTACTACAAATTCTTGATTTATAGTGGGAATTATATTATTTTCTGAAATGGATTCTTGGGGGATTTCTACCTGGGTTTCGTTCTGTATATTATGTTTTTCTTCGTTATTCAAACATTTCTTACGATGTTTAGAAAGGCCTGATTTAAATTTATAACTATTTCCACATTTTTCGCAGCGGTTTTCAAGCATTTTTTGGTTATCCTCTATTATCCTTATGTGTTTTTTGGTTAAGAGGTGTACGTTCCAATTACTCAATTTACAGCATTTAAAATCACATTTTTCACAACAAAAAATTCGGCATTTTTTCGGCATTTTTCTGTTATTCTATATGGATAATTAAAAAATGCCTAAATCCTTTTTGTAAAAATCAATATTTTTTTATCATAAGGAAAAATTCAAGAAAAAACTAATATTTAATGCGTTTTGCAGCAAAATCACAATTTCGGTTTTATCTGAAATAATTTTATATTCTAGAAATGAAAAATGGACATTTTAAAATGTCCAAAATTGAAAACCTCGACCACTTTATTTTTTGATTTTTATATATTTTTATAAAGAAACTAGACAGTAGTGATTTTAGTTAAATGAATAAAAATTATTATTATATATGCTTTACAAAGTTAAAAATCTTTTGCTAATACAATTTCTCTAAGCACATTTTTCATGATTTTATCCCGGAATTTCGTTTCTTCTTCATCACCAAATCCACCGAGTGCTATCATTGCCATTTGGTTGAATTTGGTGTTTGCAATAGTATTGTTCTCCGCACATTCCGGATATTCTTGTTGCCAATGTTGAACTTGGTTTAAATTCAATTGTGCAATACTATTGATGGCCCATTTTAATTTCTTCTTTTCTTGGTTCTCTTTCTCCCATGTATCATTGTCTTTGATATAAACAGTTTCACGTTTTACATCCGTACAATGAAGAGGTCGGCGTTCTACTTCTAATCGTTTCAATTCATTGATAAAAATACGGGAAATCCCATCTACAAAACCTAAACGTCCGGTTGTTTCAAAATCTTGAGTTGTTAGTTTAATAGATTGAATAAAATCTTGAATATTCATTGCGTTTTTACAAGTTTCATTCAGAAAAAAATTCAAATTGAATTGAGTATTGTTTGAATTTACTATACTGGGCTTTTTAGCTAATTCTATGATTTGCTTATGGTGCTCGGCATTTTGTTCTAATAGTTGTTTATTCTGTTCTAACAATTTATTTTCTTTTTCTAACAATTGATCCTCTTTCTCTAATAATTTATGCTGTAATTCTTTCGTTTGTTCAATGAGAACATTTTGAATTTCTTTACTTTGTTTGATAACTTCTAAAATCAAACTCATTGGAATATTATTTGTAATACTTACTTTGTTATCTTCATCTAATGTGTTATTTTCTTCTATAACACATTTTTTTCGGTGTTTCCATAAACCACTTTGTGTATTGAATTCTTTATTACAACTACTACATATATTACGTTTGATTTCGTTATGTATATTATTTGTGTTTTGTATATGTTTCAATGTACTATTATGCTTATTCATATCACGTAAATTATTTGTATAATAATTACAACAACTACATATATGCTTATAAATTGTTTCAGGGGTGAGAATATTGTATTTTTCTTTTCCATTTAATTCCAAAATCCTCAATTCTTGGGTTTTTTTATGTTTACGAGTCAATAAATGTTTATTATAATCTCCTTTATGGCTCGTTATAAAATCACATTTTTTACATTCATATTTTATTGGGTTTTTATTTGTATTTTCAAATTCCATTTTCGTGTTTTTCCTTATATTATGGAATTATATAAATCTCCTAAATTTAACCCCGACCAATTTTACATAAAAAAATTATGCAGACAACAATTTTCATAAAAAACGCATTTTACTGCAATTTACTGCAAAATCGAATTTTCACATTTTTTCAAAAAAAAGTAGGCGGCCCTTTTTCAAAATTGGACATTTTTAAAATGTCCATTTTTCGAAAACCTCTACCACTTTTTTTTTTGACTTTTACACTGAAAAATTATTAGAAAAAATGTAAAAATTTTTATTACGATATATGCTAATAAATAATAAAAACTATAAAATACCGGTTTTTGTTATTTACTTATTAGGTTCAAAAAATGGATAATGATAACCATAAAATATTTCTAATCCCATATGTGATAATCCGTGTATTCCGATTGCTACTGTAATGAATAATAACAATATTAGTAATCGATACATATCTAACCTTCGAAGGATTGGACTATTAAATATTATCATGAAAATAACAACGAACAATAAGATTCCATTCAATATATGAGCGTAAAATGAAGGCTGAAAACAACAATGAGGTTTCATATATTATTTACTCAGAAAAAAGTGGAAGGCAATTCAGACCAATTTTTGTTTTCACAAATAAAACATGAATTTATGGTGTATAATTTTTGCGTTTCCAAACAACCTTTACATATTTTATGTTTACAAGGTAATTCAGACAATTGTTCCCGTTCATTACATAATTCACATATGGCGGTTTCCGTTTGAAATTGTATCACAGGTTTTTCTATACAAATTGTATCATCAGTATGGAAAATAGTTATAATTTCTATATCCTGTTTTGAATTATAAAAAAATTGTAATATATACAAACACAATCGTCTCAACATATAAATTATTGGTTAGAAAATACTAAACAGTTTAAAGCATAAATCGAGCAACTACAATTTATAAATAAAAAAATACAGATTGTAAATACAATCTGTTTATGATGAAAATAACGCCGACATATTGATTGCTTCTATATTATGTTGAGGTTCTTTGAATAGTTTCATTATCATATCGTCATCTCTGAACCGAACCGTATAATCCTGTTGAATTTTATTTCTACCAATTCGCCCCATTGCTTGTAATGTTTTTTGTTGGGTCATATTCATTAAATCTTTACCTATAAACCCGTGGCTGAATTGATAATTCGTTCCATAGATATAATCACTTGACGCAATAATAATAAATAATCGTTGGGCATCGGCCAAACGTTTCATAATTTCCATATAATGAATATTTGGTTTTTCCATAAATATACCTATGCCCAATAACAACAATACTTTTAAATTATTGTCTATATCTAACGACATTATCATTTTCGTTGTATCATCATCAATATTCGCCAAAAACGCATTTTCATATACTTCTCCAGTGGGTGTCCATATTTGTTGATGCGGTTTGGAATTTGGAACATATATCGGGTCTAATGTTATTGTGCGTATTTCTCTGCGTAAACGGTTAATTTCATCCATCATTTTTTGGGTATTATTCGTTAATCGATCGCTTTCCGATGTACCCGCATTTGTATCTTTATTTGAGCTAGATTTATCAATCAATCCACTTGATTTGTGCGTTTTACTATCAGAATTAAATGTTTTACTTTGTTCTTCGCGAATATAACTCTCCAAGTTTTCTATTTTTTCCGCGATTTCATTATTTTTACTTATTTTCGCAATAATAGTTTGGAATACGGTGGTTGAAATATTGGATTGTTGTATATAGAAATTACCAATCTTTTTTACATCTTCCGTTAAGAATATAGTTGGACCATCGGTTAATGTATGTGCGTCAGCAGTAGTCAATAAAATACCACTTGTTGCGGATGATTTGGTTGATAATTCGTTAGCGGTACTTAATGTTCTAGTTAATACGGTATTTGATGTTGTTTTGTTTGCGTCCACACTCGTTGATTTTTTTATATTTGACTTTTCTTTATATTTTCGTTTTTGAGTGGTCGTTATATACAAATATATGTTGTTCCATTTATCTTCCGGAATTTGTTTCAATAGTAATAAATAATAATTTTTCAATGAATCCATCGTTATATCACTAATTCCTGTAAAATAGAGGTCCATCGAATATTTTTCTGGAATATTTCCAGTTTCATTTATATAATTGATGAAACGAATGATTTCACTCAGGTCGAAATATCGTAATAACGTTTTATTCTTCATACAATAATCAACGCATTCTATTAGTTTGGAATATTCCGCATATAACATATGAGGTAATACACAATAACCATCTTTATTTAATATTGGAATTGATTTTTTACAGTCATAACTATTTATCGTATGAATTTCTGCGTCATTAAAACGACAACGGAAATCCGCAATAACATCCATGATTTCGTCTTCTTTGGGTAATGTAGCACAAGATAATACCATCTTTGGTATTTTATTTTCACACCAATTACGATGTATGGTTTCATGTAATGTATGATTTTCATAATCCATGGTAATGGTTGGTTCATCCCAATAGGTTATGATATTGTCTGCCGGATTAAAGGCTAACATATAATACATCGCGGTCAAATAGGATTGAACATCACAAATCATGATTTCGACTTTGGAACCTTCACTATTGTCTACTTTCGCAATCGCTCCGGAACGATTATGCTTCACATAATTTACCGCAGCAAAATAATGTAAACGAATATCACTCGCTGTTTCACATCCAAAGGCAAATGCTACTTTCTTTTCCATTGAAATTGCGGATTTCGCTAGCGCTAGACCAATATGTCTTGCTACGCATACAAATATAATGCGATATTGGTTCGATAAACCAATGGGTGAAAGTGTTTTACCAGTTCCTGTAGGTGCGGTATATAAGATTAATTTAGGAATTTCAGGGGATTGTTTACAGGTGGTGAATAATTGTTTTTGGTGAGGGAATAAAGTTAAATCTTCATAAGAGAATAAATAATTGTTTTTTTCAATAAATTCATATGCGTTTTGTATGATATTGCTGATTTTTGTTTGTTTAGAGGTGAAGTCAATGGCTTGATTCACAAATTCAATTACATATTTATTGATATTACGAATATTGGTTTTTTTTAATTGTAAAAGAGTATATAAATAGAACGCATAATTACTTTGTTGTTTTTTGAAACATTTTAATAGTTCTTTACATAAATCGATGAGTAAGAATTCGAATATATTTTGTTTGTTTTGTGTAATATTATTTTCAAGATTTTGAATACGGATATTATCCGCACTTTTTAATTTTTTGATTTGAGCACCATTGGTTTTGAATAATTCAAGAGTATTCGGTTCTGTATATTTTTGAACAATATTTTTGATATCTTCACTGAAATATTTTTGAAATAAGAATAATTCAGTTTCAGGGGTTATTTCGATTTTAACAAACGAGAACATCGTTAAATGGTCATTGGAACGAATATTAACGTCTTCAAATCCATCAATAATCATTTTCAATATTTTTTTCTCATCATTCGAAATAGGGGTTTCAATACTTTCCCATTCTTCACGTGATAATTTGCTTTGTGTTAAGTCCATTGTATTATGTATTGATTATATTATTTATTCTTTATTTACATTCAATTTTTTATTTGCGTGTATTTTATTTGTATAAAATATTATAATGATATTTTATATATTTGTATAACATGAACAAAAAAATAAAAGATGATGAACAATATTGCTCAGATATAGAGTGGGTAATAGGATATATCATAGGTAAATCTGTATCATTTGCTGTAAATATTTGTATTCATATTGTAAACCACACGGTAAATGGTGTGAAACGTGAATTTTTTAATAAAAAATGAGGTGTATTCTAAAATCCCCCGGTTTTCCTAAATAATTACGTATTCGAAAAATGGGCGATTTTTCTCTCTACATACATCAACAAAATGTGGATTTATTATGAATTGTTTTTATACACAATTTAGTATAGTAAAATAAATTTAATAAAAATTAAAATTATTTTATGTAGGTATTTCAATGAAAAAAAGTGTAATAAAATTTATTTAGCAATTTCAACAGAAATTATTTTCTTTGAGAAGTATATATAAAAAATGGGTGGAGCTTTGATGCAATTAGTCGCCTACGGCGCACAAGACGTTTTCCTTACAGGAACACCAGAAATCACTTTCTGGAAGGTGTCATACAGACGCCATACAAACTTCGCAATGGAATCCATTGAACAAACCTTCTCAGGCCAAGCTGACTTTGGTCGTCGTGTTACATGCACAGTCTCCAGAAATGGTGATTTGGCATACAGAACATACTTACAAGTCACTTTACCTGAAATCAACCAAGACATGAAGACATCCGGAACTGATGGTGTCTATGCCCGTTGGTTAGATTACATTGGTGAGCAATTAGTTGCCCAAGTTGAAGTTGAAATTGGTGGCCAAAGAATCGACCGTCAATACGGTGATTGGATGCACATCTGGAACCAACTTACCCTTTCATCTGAACAACAAAGAGGTTACTTCAAGATGATTGGTAACACCACCCAATTAACATACATCACCGACCCAGCCTTCGCTGCCGTTGCTGGTCCATGCGCATCTGCTGGTGGCCCATCCCAAGTGTGTGCTCCTCGCAATGCTCTTCCAGAAACCACATTGTACATTCCTTTACAATTCTGGTTCTGCCGCAACCCTGGCTTAGCATTACCATTGATTGCTTTACAATACCACGAAGTTAAGATCAACATTGACTTCCGTCCAATTGGTGAGTGCTTATGGGCTGTTAAGAACTTAACTGCCACATCAGGAACTAACTCAGTCTCTGCTGCTTACCAACAATCATTAGTTGCTGCTTCCTTATACGTTGACTATATCTTCCTTGATACTGATGAACGCAGAAAGATGGCACAAAACCCACACGAATACTTGATTGAACAACTTCAATTCACTGGTGATGAATCAGTCGGCTCATCATCCAACAAGATTAAGTTGAACTTCAATCACCCATGTAAGGAGTTAGTTTGGGTTGTTCAACCTGATGCCAACGTTGACTACTGCGCATCCCTTGAAGGCGGAAACGTCTTATTCAAGACATTAGGTGCTCAACCATTCAACTACACTGATGCTATTGATGCTTTACCAAATGCTATCCATGCTTTCGGTGGTCCAGCAGAGACATCTGGTTCAAATGCTTTCATCAACGCTTCTGGCTTATTCCAAATGCCTGGTGCTGTTGATACCCAAGGTCTATCCGCAACTGCTGATTGGGCAAGTGGTTCCAACTACCAACCATTCCAAGACCAAGTTGGATCAGCTGTTTCTGGTTCATCATTATCCGATGCTGGTACATTCGTTCTAGCAGAGACTGCTTTGGACATGCACTGCTGGGGTGAGAACCCAGTTGTAACTGCTAAGCTACAACTTAACGGCCAAGATCGTTTCTCTGAACGTGAAGGCTCATACTTCGATGTTGTTCAACCATTCCAACACCACACCCGTGCTCCTGATGCTGGTATCAACGTATACTCATTCGCTCTTCGCCCAGAAGACCATCAACCATCAGGCTCATGCAACTTCTCCAGAATTGATAACGCAGTTTTACAACTTGTTTTATCATCTGGTGCTGTTGCCGGCACTGCTACTGCTAAGGTAAGAGTGTACGCCGTCAATTATAATGTATTAAGAGTGATGTCGGGAATGGCGGGCATAGCTTATAGTAATTGAGCGACCTAAACCGCTGCGATTACCGAGTAATATTTTTCAATTGATTTGTATAAATTATATACATATCAATCATATATCGGACACTGAGCGATATTTCGCAATTTCTTTTGCACGGATTTGTTTATATTCTTCCTCGCTGTATTTTTCTTTCATTTTTTCACATTGTTCTTGTTTGAATATTTCATTTGTTTCAACTATTTCGAATACTGATTTTTTAATTCTATTTCTTGGTATATTTTCATTAACAATATCACTTAACGAAAAAATATGATGTTTATGTTTTTCATATATTGCTACTAATTTATTTATAAAATCATTGAAATCAAACGTGAATTTCATATAATTACATTCGCCACAACAAGCATTTATGTTATCCAACACATATCCCTTTTTGCTATCCATCCTATCTATACCATTTATATTGTTTTCATCACTTTGTTTTCCACATAAAAAACAGTCATTTTGAATAATATTATCGTAATCTTCTTGTGTAATTGAAAAATCTATTTGCTTTTCTACCGCACGAGATTTATATCTATAATAAGGCATACATTTATGGTTTGGAAAACATTCAGGATATAAATTTCCATTTATTTTATTTTGATTTGTCAATATATGTTCCGCACGTTTGATAAAGATATCAATACTAAGTGAACCCTTCATATAATTACACATTTTACAGCAACTAACGCAATTATCTAATATATATCCTTCATTTGAATCTAAACGGTCAATACCATTTACGAAATTGGAATTTACATAACCGCAATAATAACATTCATTATTTACTATGTTTAAGAATTCATCGTATCTTAGTCTAAACTCTAAACATCTCTCTACACAGGCTTTTTGATAACACCGATATTTTTCATATATATTTGTTCTAGCCAATTCATTCCGATGTTCTTTATCACGGCGTGAGTCTTGAATTTTATTATCATCCCTACACGCTTTACATGTTTTGGTTTCACTCCCTTTTTCACCAATAAAAAATTCAAGCAAATATTCTTTACAACAAGTATTACAATATTTAGATTGAGCATTTTCTACACTGGTTGTCGCATTCAGTAATTTCGCATTTTGGCGTCGTTCATTGTCTTTTTTCCTGTCCTTTTCTAAACAATCCGAACATCTACTAAATGTATAATCCAAATCTAATTGCGTTCGGCAACCGCGAATATAGTTAACACAAAGTTTCTTATTCATTGCTTTTGTTTCATCTTCCAATATACATATTTGATGTTTATTACAATATTTATTTGCCTCCGACCGTTTGAATTTACAACCGTCTTTCCCGCAGAAAACAACTGTTTCTTTTCTTTTTTCGACATTTGATTTACTGCGTTCTTTACATACATTACATATTTTTCTACCATTTTCCAAATAATAGGATTTCTTACATCCGCTACAAATGGTCAAGTTCGCCAACATTTCATCAGTGTAATCATTCATATATTGATGGAATTTACAAAATCTGCTTTCATTACAACCATAATTCCTACATTGATTAGAGTTCCTATCTATAGCCAAACAATTAGCCATTTTATATATATTATATAGTGATATTATTTTATATCATTTTACGCAAAATTATATAAAACATCCTAAATATCTTGAGCTGAATTATTTTGTTCTTCTTCTTTAATTTTTTTTAATTTTTCTTTTCTTTTTAAATATGCTTTATGTGCGTATTCTTTTATTTTATCCGGGTTAGTTTCTTTTAATTTTTTTTTATATTCATTTGCTTTTTCCATTACAACATTTTTATTTTTTTCATAATAATTTTTATGATTATTACCGTTTGTATATTTTTTTAATTTTTCTTCTAACTCGCAAATTTTTTGTTTAAGTAATAATATTTCTTCTTCTTGTGAATTCATCTATATAAATAGAGAATAATCTTTATATTTTTCAATAAAAAATATAAATCTGACTTGGTTTATATCATTTTTCTTTTTATTCGGTATAAGCAAGATGTAGGGACTTCAAGTTAAAGGTTTCACTGTGAGTGGAACTAAATCCAAAAAAGAATACCAACAAACAGGATTTACGGGGTCTTCGTCATCAGTTTTTTTATAAAAAGTTCCATCCAAAAAATGTATAGTAAGAGCACCCGGAATATTCCCATCAAATTTATGAAAATAAGGGTTTGTATACATAGTATATTTCAATAAACGATTATTGATAGGATTACCCATATTATCATTCGCATAGACAGTACCCTCTGCGTTTGAATATAAACTAATTCGAACATTTCCATTCATTTGAACCTGTACCGTTTGTAAATCCGCATAAAATTCATTGTGATGGTTTTTACCAAATTCATTGAAACCACGTTCAGCCATTATATAATTCAACTACATATTCGCAAATACTAAATAAAATATTTGTGATTAGACCATGTATGTAGTTGTAATTATAAATTCCAACATTGTAAATGCGGGAAAAAATAGCCGATATATTCAACCGACTATTTTCTCTTTTTATATTTTTATTGTATAAGTTTGAAATCTAAGTAATCATACTCATATTTATCAATGATATTTGCTTCCAATCGATAAACAGTATCATCATCCATTGTTTTGGATACATTTTCTATATGTTTATTCAAATTCATTAAAGCGCCAATTCTATCAAAACTTTTCATAATATTATCTACTTGAGTATCAATTGGACGACCATTATCAATATGACCAGATAAATTACACGCTATTTTCATTAATAATAAATTTTTATTCATATAGGCAAATAATGTGTTATCTTGTTTCATATAATAAATAATAAAGAATAATAAATTGCCGATGATTTCACCATTTGGAAGATTGAAACGTCTATGATGTTCATCGTTGCTTTTTATGATAGTCATTAAGGTAGATATGTCTGATTTGTTTTCTATTTTATATTTTTCACAAAAATTGGTTAATCCTTGTTCTAATTTTTCGTTTTCACATTTATCTAATAACAAATGTAAATAACGGGTGAAAGTGGTCGAACGAATACTATATACATTATCTACATTATTCGGTAATATGTTTGTTGAATGAAATTCCATTTTCAATTGTAGTAGTTTGTTTGGATAATCTTAGTATATTTGAAAAATAGTAAAATCAATTTTCTGATGTATTTTATGAAAAACAGTATAAAAAAATGATAGTAAGTTCTCTTACGAATCATATAAAATGTCTTTATATTGCGCATCAAATTTACATACTCAGAATGATTTATTAATGAAGAATTTAATGGATTTTTATAATGAAAGAGAGAACCTTCTTAAAATGATGTCTATTATAAACGGTGAATCCAATATATCACTCCGATTAGTGGATTGGTTTGTCACAAATTTCGCCAAAAAATATTATACAGTGTATGAATTAAAAACAAAACACGATGACTCGATGAGATTTAAAGTATATAATGATTACAAATTGAAATTGAAAGCCTATAGCAAGAGACGTTTCGATCCATTTTGTCGATGGGAACGTATTTCGATACCCTATGATAATGAAAAATATATGGAGACTACGATTGGGCAATTGAATTTTTTCAAATGGGCGATTGAAAATAATATCATTCATTACATTGAAACGAATTATCAATCCATAGAAAATGATATGAATCATCGCAATAGCACATCTAAGAAGAAACAATCTCCAGATAATCAACCTGAAGTGGACAACTCAAAAACACGTAAAAAAAGAGAAGAATTATCTATCTCAGCTTGTAAATGTATTAAGAAAGAAGATGTTAAAATTATAGTCAAGTTTAATTAAAGCATCAGTGTAATACAAAGAAAAATTATAATGAGATATTATCACATTATAATTTAAGGTGAAGAAGTAAAGCTACGTATATTTTTGTATATATTTTTGACTAACATTCCTATCCAATCAAATTCATCATCACTTTCAAAATCACTATATTTAACTACACTATCATTTTCATTTTCTATCAAATCATTTATATATTCTATTATCATATCTATCCATTTATTTCCCTTATCATTATTATCTTCCTTGTCGTATTTTACATTATCATTCGCATTAATGATTAATATATTGTCTATTTCCATCAACCAATCTTCATGATATTGGCGACATTTTTTCAAATAATCTAATTGTATACCCGATTCACCATTACGACTGCGCATTTTAATACGTTCATCACATATCGTAGGGTCGGTTTGTATATAAATAATTCCATCTAGAATAAAATCATTATGATATTCATTATAGAAATGTAAATATATTTTATAATTTATTTCGTCAATCAAACCATCATCATATAACATTTTCGCAAATATATGTCGGTCGGCTTCGAGTGAACGCTCACATATAATTAATTCACAATCTGGATTTGTATCGATTACTTTACGCAACATAGATAATCGGGTTACAAACGCCATCACTTGAAATGAAAATGAATATTTTGAAGGATCCGCATAAAATTTTGCTAATATATTTTCGCCATTTTTATCAGTAATTGTTTCCCATATATCCACTGGTTCACGAAGAAATACTACATTTGGATTATCACTGTAATATGATTCTAGATTTTTTAAAATAGTTGTTTTACCAGCACCAATATTGCCTTCGATTGAAATGATTTTAGGAAAAGACATCATAATTAATAATTACGAGTAAATTTATAAAAGAGTATAACTTCAATTTTTTAAATCGAATCATAGATTATGTTATTATTCTATATTTTTATTGTTATTGTTCTTTTATCTATATTTTATTATTTTTATACTAAGAAATCCCCAAATTATTTGAAAGGTATAGATGTAGTATATTGGATTAATTTAGATAGAGCAAGAGAACGGAAAACCAAAATGGAGAAAATGTTTGCCGATACGATTTTCAATAGTAGTAATATTCAGCGTATACAAGCAGTAGATGGTAAAGACCAAGATATAGAAACCACTATCAAAAATGATATCTATCAAACAAATACGTCATCCAATGAGTTGGAATATGCGTGTTTATTATCGCATCTACATACGATTCACAAATTTTCAGAAAGTAATTATGATATTGCTCTAGTATTAGAAGATGATATGACGCTAGAATATAAACCCCACTGGAATACTACGATAGAGAACATTATACAAAATGCGCCGAAAGATTGGGAAATCATTCAATTGTGTTATATTATAAAAAATAAAATTCCCAATGAAACCTATACGTTGAACAAAGAGAACTTCCATTCAACTGGCGCATATATTATACACAAAAACGCTGCGAAAAAATTCATGAAACATATATTTATAGAAAATAAATATAAATTGGATATAAATATATCACATAACGCGGATATATATTTGTATAAAGAATTCATAACCTATACGTATAAATATCCATTTTTCATATATCATACAAATAATGATTCGTATATTCATTCAGAACACGTGGAATTCATTCATAATCGTTCTAAAAAAATGATTAATGATAGAATATACAATCTAAAATAATGAAGACGCATCTATAAATCTAGCATTGGTTAGTGGATGGAATACCGCAACCCAACTTCTTTCAAAATAATGTCCTACTTCTGGATTGGATGAATAAGATAATTCATCCATCAATCGTTCATAATAACTCCTTGGATGTTGTAAAATATGTTCTCTGGAAATAGCTATAATACCGGAATAAGGAATATATTCAATATCAACGTTGGGGAATTTATTATCAAACCATTTACCATAAGGTCGTATTTTACATAAATCCAAAATTGTTTCTGAATTTATTTTACGATTTTCAGGGGTGGTTGATTTATAATTATTCATCGCAAAATTATACAATTCTTTTTTTACACTATTGTGTTTTACCCCAATAATGACTGACGTATTTGATTTTTCGCATTCTCTGGCTAATAATATTGCGCGTATTTGTTTATTGTATTCTTTAGAATCTGCCGACCCAGGCAAGAAGATTGTAATATCCGCCAAGTTATCATAATTGTTAATAATATGATATAAATAGGTATGGGATTCACGTCCGACATTTGCTAATTTGACCGATTTTTTCATATTTTTAATTTTATAATTCTCATTTACTCCTTTGTTATAACAAATGACTGGATATTTTGAAAAAGGCTCTTCATTCAACCATTTCAATTCTTCATTATATCTAGAAACGACAATTTCTACAGTATTTTTATTTTGTAATCTTTCAATTAAATATCTAAATTTATACATGATAATAAAAAAGATGATTACAGCCAATACAATGCTAATTTCTATTTTATTTTTTTGTATAAAATCTATGATTTGTGAAACTAGTTCCATGTATTACTCTTACAATATATATATTTATTATATTTTTCTATTTGCCTTATATTTCAATAAATCTAAAATTTTTTTCGTGGTTGGAAATTCGGTATTTCCATAAATATCTTGTAGAAGCATCCATTCAAAAAGACCGCCCGCGTATAAATATATTTCACTAAATCCCAAGGTTCTCAATTGTGAATATTTCTTTTCGGCGGTTTCATCATTCGAATTTTTACCATAAATAATTATTTTTTTATTGTTATAATCATAATTATTCAATAATTCATTAATAGCACGCTCCTCTTCTTCATATGGTGTGGTAGATTTAATTAAACAATCTTGTTCATTGGATGGTAATGTATTTATAATAATATATTGATTTGTATTTTTAATCGCATGTTGTAAATCTTCAAAATTTATTTTTTTATAGGATGTTTGAAACAATCCTGAGAACATAATTATTATTCATTATAAATTTTATATATTTTTTTTAGTATTCAATTTACGAATAGGGAAAGTGTAATTACACTTGATTTTTTTAGTATTCTATATAATATAAATGTAATATATAATAGAATGTTATCGCGTGGATTTTATAATGGTTATTATGGTTATGGACGTTATGGATACGGAGGATATGGTTTTCCTTATTTGAGCGTGCCTATCATCAATAGTAATTATCGTATCAATGGTCTATTGAACGAATATGCGGAGTTGAATGATTTGTCTATTAGAAACAATGCTTTATATTATCAAAGCATTTTACAAAATCAACGGCCAACCAACGTATATAATACATATATTCAAACCCCCGGCTCTTATTATGGTGTAAATAGTTATACAAATCCTTATTTATTTTATTAGTGATTGGCTGTACAACTAGCTGGTTGTTGCGAGTGTTGGATGATAAATTCTTCTAGATAAGTCTCTTGAAAAATTTTGCGCTGGTTCTCATGTTTCTTGGTAAAAATATATTTGTCGTTTCGTTTTTTTACACTCCATCCTTCCTCTAGAGCATTTGTAATGAACATCATTTTTTGAAACTGTTTTCTGTCCATTTGAATATTTTTCATATTTTCTAAAGGTATTTTGGCTGTAATCATTTCATTGGACATTTTCGTATATAATAGTTTTATATACGAAATTAACGATTTTTACGATTTTCTTGTTTTACCAAAATATTTTCGGGTTTTATATATTCTTCAAAAATAATATATAAAAATTAGCATTTATAACTATTAAATGAACCAAATTATTTCAAAAAAACCTCCACCTAAACAATTTTCTACGATTGATGAAAAACATACCGAAATGTTAAATTATTTTCACGAGATAGAAACTGAAATCATACCAAATTTAAAACTTGAAAAAGACAAATTAAAATCGGTAATACCTACTTTACAAGACCATGAAATCGATGCTTATATGGAAATTCGAGACAAGATTCTTCTGATAAAAAAACAAATCAAAGAATTGAAACAAGAGAAGAAAAATTATTTGTTAGATAATTCAAAATATATTTTCAATTATTTTGAGGAAAAGAAGAAGATTTCTTCGGGGGATAATAATCAAAACGTCAAAATTTTGAATTCATTTTTTAAAATCAAAGCGAATTCGGAAGACAGTTCCAATCTAAATAGTAGTAAATATAATCAATCCAAGAAAACATATCAAAATTATTGGCGGAATGTAAATAACGAAATTATTAATATTCAAGATTATGTGGTTTCTTCCGATATATGTTTGGAATGTAATCGAGGAGAACTTATACCACAAGATGAAGAGGGGATTTTAATATGTAATAATGGGGAATGTGGTAAATTTATTACGTATATTATTGATAGTTCCAAACCAACAAATAAAGAACCACCGAATGAAGTATCGTATACCGCCTATATTCGTCTCAATCATTTCAAAGAAATCTTGTCGCAATTTCAAGCCAAAGAAACAACACAAATTCCAGATGAAGTCATTGAGGCGATTCGGGCGCGAATCAAGAAAGAACGTATTAAAGATATGTCTACCATTAATTACGATAAAATGCGTGATATTTTACGAAAATTGGGATTTAATAAATATTTTGAACATATTCAATATATTAATTCTATTTTTGGTATTAAACCGCCAATTATGAATGAAGAATTACACGAAACATTATGTGTATTATTTATTGAAATACAGAAACCGTGGGCGACTCATTGTCCAGCCAACCGCACCAACTTTTTTAATTATACATATACTCTACATCAATTGTGTGTATTATTAGACCAAACACAATATTTACCGTATATTCCTATGATGAAAGACCGTGAAAAACAATTAGAACAAGATATGATTTGGAAGAAGGTATGTAAGGATTTGGATTGGGTATTTTTTCCATCCGTCTAGGGAAACCAAGGGTAGGGATTCTACCCCTAGGACCCCTTCCTTAGTAGGGAAACTACGTTTCCCCTACGACCCCCCTTCCTTTTTCGAGGAATCTAGTATATTATTACACAGAAGCCACTAACCATAGTTATAATTCCTATTATTTGTTTTATGGAATATGTTTCTTGGAAAAAAAAATATCCAATGAAAAATACGAGAACAATAGATGATGATTTGATTATAATATTATTCACAGCAGGAGTATTATATTTTTTATCCAAATCCAATAACATAATAGTTGACGCTACGGTGGAAACACTAGACATTGTAATCGTCGATAATTGTTTCATAGATAATGTTTTATACTGTATCAAAGCAGTGTCTATCATGTGTTTTTGATTTACAAAAATATAGGAAAAATACATAATCAACAAAGTATTTATCAAAAATGTATTCAGGTACATATATTCAATTGGATTGAGTGTTAGTAATAACTGTTTTCGTAGGTAAGGCCTGCTGATATCAATCAAAGAGAGTCCAATTATATGTTTATACATGTAGTCAACTATATTGTATAGTAGTCATTTTTATACCCAATAAATTCAATAAAATATTCCTAATAATTTATTATAGCTATAATAAATTATATTTTAAATAGTAAAGTCAGAACATTAATATGTCCTTACCAAGGGAGGGAGCGTCAGAGGGAACCGTAGGTTCCCTGGATTACATTGCTAGAGTACGGATACCTCCGCCTAAAGCACTGCCTACGGATAGACCAATACCCATTTTAGCACTATCGCCAACAGATGGTAAAAATGTATCTAAAATACTGAATGTAGCAGCTGCGGAAAGTGCTAAAATAAGGATTTCTTCAACATTTAAAGATTTTTTTGGAATAACAATTGCGACAATAGCAATACATAAGCCTAACACCAAGTATTTGATGATTCTCTTTACAATCTCTGAAAAGTCAACTAAGCCGTTCATTGAAACGTTTATATAATAGAAAAACAAAAAAATTATCCTAAATAAAATAATATATTGTTGAAAACACTTAAACGTTAAATTTGTTCTATTTATATAAATATGTCGGGCTTCGAAAGAAAAATACTAGAAAACGGTCAACCTAATCCTAAATATATTGATTTATGTGATGAAGACCAACCAATCGCTGGCCAAAAATTTGTGTGTATGTCTTTTATTTCTCCTGAAAAGATATTGAAAAAACGCGAAGTTTATTTATTTGACGAATTTGTTAGACAATGGGATTTTACTAAATCTATGACTAAATTCAATGATTTTCTTCATTTTATTTCATATAAATATAGTTTAAATATTGAAGCAGTATTGAATGACCTAAATGATTTCTCGAAAGAGGAAGAAGCCCGTTTGAAGGAAAATTCAACAATTGATGATTATAAAACTTTCCTAGATAGACAGGAAGATAAATTGAATGAACGTTTCAATCGTGAGCATTCATTTCAAACCTCTGTTCGCGGTTTAAAAGTACGTGGTGTTTTCCCAACCCAAGAAGAGGCTGAATTGAGATGTAAAAAGCTACGTGAATTCGACCCTAATCATGATATATTAGTAGGTCCAGTTGGTATGTGGATGCCTTGGGACCCTGATGCTTATAAAACCGGTCGTGTTGAATTCATGGAAGAAGAATTAAATCAATTACATCAAGAAAAGTTGAAGAATGAAGAAAAAGCCAAGCAGGAATTCGAAAAACGAATTAAGGAGACCAAGAAAAAGGCAATTGAAGAAAATATCAAATTAGCCGAAAAATCAGGTAATGTATTAACCCAAACCATGGACGAAGAAGGCAATTTAATTGGTGTGAAAGATACAGTTGATTTCGAAGAGCGTGAGGTCGCTGAGCCTGAAAGTATGAAATTACACAATGAATTATTACTCAAGAACGCACTCGAACGTGAACAAAAAGAAAAAGAACAACAAGTAGAACAAGAATCATCACAAGTATTATAAGTAAAATAAGTAAAAATCAATATATAATTATGTAAAAATATATAAAATTATAAATGTTTATATATTTAATGAATCTATTTAAAATAATTATACAATTTGTATTGAAATTCGAATTTCCCATGTATGATGATTTCGTAAATATTCAACATTGTATAGAATATTATAAAAATCTAAATAGTGAAAGTATACATAACAATACCATAAAGAATTTATTTTCAAATTTAATTACTAGCAAAGAAGATTTCAATTATAAGACAAAATTTTCGTATTTAGCAAGTGTTTACAAAAATATATTTTTATCGGATGAAAATAAAGCGGATTTTTTAACTATTTTTGGGAAAATTCAACGGCATTATTATGTAATCACGCGACTCTTCAGAAATTATAAATTTAGAAAGGCTGAAATACATGTGAAACACGATATTTGTTTGAATCCTATTAGTGAAACGGATAAAAACGTAATGATTATCTTTCAAAACAATAAAAAATATTTATTTACCACCAGTGATTTAGTGAATTTATTGAATGAGGCCTTAGGAAACACTCATTATTTTTTCGCTGAACCAAAAGTATGTAAAAATCCGTATAATAACATTCCCTTCAACAAAGCAGATTTATATAATATTTATTTTTTTATGTTATCCCAACACATTATTATTCCTACGATGTTTCGCAATTATTTTTTAACGAATTTCAATTTGACCAAATATAAATTGGAAAATGAAGATAATATTCGAGAATATGCTATTAAAAAACATTTAGATGTATCCACAAAAGAAAAATTGCGAACCAATTGTATTACGATGTTGCGGACAAACCGGTTCAGTAAAAATATAAAAATTCATAAGGATTTCCCCACTGATATTTTAGTAAGAACAATGAAACCTTATTTAAATTTATATTTACACGCACAATATACGACTGAAACAAATAAAAAACATACATATACTCGTTTATTGGATACAAAATTAAAACGATTTGTTGAATTCAATCGAAATTTTGGTAGGAAAAAAATGGTTAAAAAAGTAAATTTAGATTTTACTAGAGAATATACTACTAAATTTAATACTGAATTTATAGTATATAAAAATGATGACGAAGAAGATTTTATGAATAATCATACGTATGTGGATGATAATGATGATTTTAGCGAGGATGAGGAAGAAGATACGGAAGAAGAAGAGGATGAAATAGTTGAAAATATACGCGATACGATTCAACGAAATGAAAATTCAATTGTTATTTATGATAATATGGATGAGAGTACCACAGATGAGAATATGAATGAAAGTGTTGATAGCAATGATACATATGAAAGTGAAGAAAAAGAACAAGATATTATTGACCGGATTAATAATTTAGATGTTAATGTATTTCACACTATACAAACTATTATTAGGTTTCATACGGTAGATTCGAATGAACGAATGGATTCCGAATAAGTATTTGGGAACATTGAATAAATTTATTGTTTGAATAAATTTATTTATTGAGTTTGATTCAATTAGGGGTGGTGATTTTTACGCACTTACTTACCATTTTGATTTCTTTACATTAATAGGTTGTGCAGACTTCTTTTTCGATTTACTAGGGTCATATGCGTCATCTTCATCATCTGAACCCATACTTTTTGATATTTCCCAGAATTCTTTTGAACCTAATCTGAAATCAGGATGTCCTTCTGCTTTATACCAGAAAATTTGGTCGTGTAATTTGTTGGATTTCGCATTGTTATTAATAACTAAGCACTCATAATTCTCAGTGGTTTGGTCCATGACTGAGCAAAATGACTCCAATGTAGGAAACATACTCGCATAATTCTCCCAAATACGCTTTCTATTACCAAATGTTGGTTCTCTCAATATAAAAACGTAATCTATATTGGTACGGAGATTTGGTGGAATACCTAAAGGGTACTGCATAGTAATGATCAACATTATCTTCCAATGTCTACCATTCATAAAGAGTAAACGCATCAACTTATCTTTAGTCCATGTTTGGTCATATAAACAATCATCTAAAATAACAAATGCGCGAGGGTCGATGGTGGTTCTTCTAAAGCTTTCTATTTCTTTATTCACTTGTTTTAATACGGCTTTTTGTCGTCTTAAAATGTTCTCAATTAAAACAGAATTGTATTCTTCATGAATAAATAGTTTAGGAACGTGAGCGGCATAAAATCCGTTTCCGGCTTCAGTTCCAGATATAACTGTACCAATAGGAACATCTTGATGATAAAATAATAAATCACGCACTAAAAACGATTTACCAGTATCACGACGTCCAATCATTACAATAACTGGCCCCTTATTTTCATCGGGTTTAAATGTAATACTTTTCATATCGAATTTTTTTAACTCTAAAGTCATGTTTATAACATCTGTATATTTTTTTTCATATAGATTAACGAATAAGTTTGAAATTCCATATTTTAATGTTAAAAATACAATATACAGAGATCATGTCCAAACAAGTTTCTAAATTCAAAATTCACTATTCTAAAATTAATAATTTAGAATTAAACCCTTTAGTTGAATCTTTTCAACATTCTTTAGAAGATTATGATAATCATTACAATGTTTTCAATATCAAACAATTACAAAACTATAACCCCATTTACAATGATTTTTTTGAACTGACCGAGAACAATTACAATAAAATTGCTTTAAACAACAAATATCATTTTTATAATTTAAATACAGTTGTTGATGTAGAAACCAATACCATGGCCAATAAACCAGTATTCATCAAATGTGGTCCTCTTCTTGATCCTATTCGCTATATGATTGGAAAATATAATATTCAAGACGATAAAATACGTGCTTTACCATCTTTACAATCTACTACTGATAATACTCTACCTAAAATATTGGATAAAAACAATACCGCATACATCGATTGCTTCTTCAGTTTTTTAACGAGTAAATTAGCGGAACATCATGATTTTGTCCACGGTTTAGGTTTCTATGGTTCTTTCCTAGGAATACAAGACAAATATAAAATGAATATTATTGACGATGTCGATTATTTGAAAACATCCAATTTTTTCAATGAAAATATTGGTCGTCATTTCCATTGTTCTCTTTTAAATAACACAACAAGTTATACGAATTTTGGTTCTCGTGGAAATAAACATAAATTAAATATATCGCAGACATCGAACGCTTCTAAAATTTCGGTGGTTGAATTAGAACTTGATGAGTTAGTCGAATCCGATACTATTTTAAATGAGGACGAAGAAGTTGTATATGAGAAAGCAGATACGGTTTCTACCGTAAGTACGATGTCGAGCAGTTCTTCGTCTTCGAATAATAGTGAAATAAATTATAGTAGTGAAGACGAAAGTGAAGATGACGACGAAGATGATGAAGATGATGAAGAAACAGAGGAAACGGAAGAATCCAACAGTAATTCTGAATCATCCAATGAACATTCGGAAGAATGTTCTAGTGAAAATAGTGAAGGCGAAGAATTATTCGTGTATATTGATAATTTCCCGGTTCAGTTAATATGTCTTGAAAAATGCGACGGAACATTAGACGACCTATTTGTGAAAAACCAAATTACAGAAGAGATTGGTGCGAGTGTTTTATTTCAAATTGTAATGACTCTGATTACTTATCAAAAAACGTTCCATTTCACTCACAATGACCTTCATACTAACAATATTATGTATATAAACACGACCGAAGAATTTGTATATTACAAATACAATTCCAAATTATACAAAGTGCCTACTTACGGTAAAATATATAAAATCATCGATTTTGGTAGAGGTATTTATAAATTCCAGGGAAAATCATATTGTAGTGATAGTTTCGCAGCGGGCGGAGATGGTCATACCCAATATAATTGTGAACCATATATGAATGAGAATAAACCACGCATTGACCCTAATTATAGTTTCGATTTATGTCGTCTAGGTTGTTCCATTTATGATTTCATTATTGATGATGAAGAACACCCTTCGGAATATGATGAATTCCAAAAAACAATTGATCGTTGGTGTTTGGATGATAATGGAAAAAATGTTCTCTATAAGAAAAACGGCGAAGAACGTTATCCCGATTTTAAATTATATAAAATGATTGCTAGAACTGTTCATAATCATATTCCACAAGAGCAATTACAATTTCCGTTATTCGCTCAATTTGAGGTCAGTGATAAAATTGAAACTGATATCAAAATAATGGACATAGATATATTACCAGACTATACAATAGCATAAATGGATATTCCTGAACCATCTTTATATGAATTACGTGATTTTATGAATTCCAATCGCGATTGTTTCGATAAAGACGAACACAAGTGTATCACATTATACATCGGTAATACAATCGAGAAATATTCACATGGAAAATATTGGTTAAAAGGTCAATTACAAATGACGCCGAAAGATAAAATTACGAAAGACAAATTATTAGAAGCCGAAGAAATTGATAAACGTCGTTTTACTGAATATGGTGGTCCGTGTAATGCGTTGGAAGCGGCAAGTATACGAGAACATAATTATAAATTCGAAAATCTACAAAAAGTATTAGCAAAATATTATGATATATTGACTGCGGAATATTTACGGCCACCTGAACCCACCGACCCAACGAATAAAGGCGGATTATTTTACCAGAAACTCGCGGAACAAACCCTTGTAGGTAAATAAAACAAATTAAAATATAATTGATATTTTACACCAATTATATTTTTTTACACCAAACTCGTGGATACATATTTTGGGTCATATGATATCATACACATATCTACCCCTGTTTCTAACCATATATATCCTTCTAATCCCCAATCTGTTCCCCAACTATTGCGCACAATCCAGTATCCTTCCTCTGTATTTACGCCAACTGCTTGCACACAATGGTCGACATCTGTATCACATGACGTTATAATACCGGATACATAAGATGACCAGGTAGACGCGGCTACACATACAGATAATGGACCAGTAGATAATGTATATGCTATCATATCTTCTTCGTCTTTCAATGAATAATATTCATTCACTGTTACTACATATTTGGATGAATCTGAAGTACATTCACCAGTAACATCATAATACGAAGTATATGGATAATCACTATCACTTTCAATTCCACCTGCCTTCATAACATATTCGAATGCCGTATCGGTATTTCCTCCTTCGCAACCATAATCTACATTATCACATTGAACAATTTGTTCTGGAGATAATGCGTCATCAATCGTCAATAAACCCGTTCGAATACTATCGCTTTCAATTTGTTCTGTCGCCGAAAATGCCCAGCATGAACCACAATATCCTTGGTCTTTCACTGCGGTCGTATATATATTCGCCCAATTTACTACTGTTCGATTACCTGTATATTCGTCCACATCCTTCACTATCGCATTTGTATTATATGTTGGTCTATATCCTAAAAACCCTTTCTTGAATTCATCTTCCGTTAAATCCGCGAATTTTGTAATTCCATGGAGTGATTTTCCACTTCCATATTTGAATTCGTCTTCATTTCGTTTATCAACAATTGTTAAAAAATTCTTGAAATTGGTATATCGCAAGGTTTCTTCTTCATCTGTTTCATACGCACGTGAAAAATTTGTTTTAAATTCTTTAAATAATCCCATCATATCATTTTCATTCAATACGGAGTATTTATTTGGTGTTATTAATTCATATAATCCAGTATTCATAGGGGTATCACTTAAATAATTTACACTATAGGTAAATAATCCTAATGAGCCCAATAATGAACATACAAAAATGATATGTCGATTTCTATACAAAAATGATTTTTGTTCTTTAAACGCTGATGATTTTAATGTGCTGATATAATCTTGTTTTTGATAATACATTTATCTTTACTTATATAATACAGATAAATAACTTTAAGTTCTTCCAATAATTTAATTCATATATTTGTCTCTGAATTCTTGTGGGGTCATAATAGGGATTTTGTTTTCAGTAGCATATTTCGTTTTGTTCGATACATCATCATGTGTTTTTACAATCAATACGAACGTATCTTTCTTTATATTATCTTCTAATGATGCTCCCACTTTTACCAAATAATCTATGATTTCTTTATCTCTTATTTTGGTCATGACTATTTTTTTCTGATATAATGGTCCGGATGTATTAACATTAGATTCTACCATTGTAGTTTCCGCTCGTTTGGGGGCTTCCGACAATTTTCCTTCTAAACTACATTCTTTCAAGAAATCCATAAATACGGGAATATTGCTAACAAAACTCTTAGCGTTTTCTGGACCAATGCCGTCTATTCCCCTCAACATTTTGATTTTCTCTTCATTTGTTTCAGGACTGGTCAATATATTTGAATATTTCTCAATGATTGGTTTTAATTTTCGCTCGCCCAATCCACGTCCTAATAAATTAGACGCGACCATAATATCTAGTATACTCGCTTTTCCTACTTTTTCATGAATACCATTGAATACTTTTTCAATCATTTTTTCTTTGAAACCTTCTACTTTTTTGAAATCTTCTTTGGTCATTTTCAATATCTTAGCTATCGTATCAAATCCGGCGGTCATAATACGTTTCACATTACCACTTGATAACCCTTCTACTTCTAAGGATACGAAAAAGGCGGTTATATTTTTCTCGCGAACGGTTATATCTTCTCCCGCATTTTCCAATACGATATCTACCTTAGTAGCGGTCCATGAGTATGGAACTAAAGGCATTTTCGCATGTTCCGCTTGAGTGGTTACTGATTTAATATGTGGAATAACATCTCCACTGCGAATGATTTGAATAAGAGCGCCCACGCCAATTTTATTATCTTCTATAAATTTTCCATTAAAACCAGTTGCGTATTCAATAGTCACACCAGCCAAATGGATAGGCTCTATACGAACTCTTGGTTTTAAATATCCATCTTTACTTGCGGACCATATAACATCAACGACTTTGGCCTCCGCCATTTGTTCTGATAAAACCATTTTAAAGGCAAACGCATGGTCAGGATTACCCGATTTTCGTTGATATATTTCATCATTAGAAATAATAATTCCATCGATTTCGTATTCATATGATTTACGCCATTCTATCAATATCTCAGATAAAATATCATTCGTTAATTCAGTAATCGTTTTATTTCTAACAACTTCAAACTTTAGTTCTTTCAATTTCTCCATTTGTTCACTAGGTTTTATAACTGGTTTGATAACTTCATAAGTAATAAAATGTAAATCTTTCGCTTTACTGTCCACTGTTTTCGAATTAATAATACCTGAAACCAAATTGCGAGGATTCGCGAATTCATTTTTATATTTTTCGTCAAATACTTTTTTAGGTATGATAAACTCTCCTCTTACTACAATTCCTGATTCTTTTGGTAAATGTAATACAGATAACAAATGCGATATATCCTGACCGATTGTTCCATTACCTCTGGTGTATAACTTAGGAGTATCACCTTCCGTTGTATATAAACCACTTACCCCGTCTAATTTACACGATATTACATAAGGACCATTGTATTTCTTCAACCATCCAGGTAATGCGTTGGAATCGGGTTTGATTTTATCCATCGACGCCATTTCATAAGGCAATTTCACTTTGTTTTTTGTTATTGGTGCGCCAACCTCTGCTAATACTGCGTTTTTGGGGTATTTTCTTTCCAAATATTCTTTTATAATATCATATTCATTATCTGTCAATAGAGCGGTTTTTGTATTATAATAATAATCATTTGCGACTTTTACCATATCCGACAATTGTTTTTCAGATAATGTTTCAATGAATGCGAAACCTTTCACTTTAAATTCTTCCAAAAGTCCTTCTGTTCCTTTGGGCGATTCACGTTTTTCTTTTGGTGAAGGCATTTCTGGTATTATTATATCATTATTTTTAGGTTCTTTTTCAATTTTAATTTCTTCTTTGGGTGATATTGGCTTTTTAGGTTCCCTCTTTTTACGAGTCTTTTCTTTAGGTTCTTTGGGTTGCTTGGGTGGTTTGGGCTGCTTTGGTGGTTTAGGTTCCTTTGGTTCTCTCTTCTTTCTCGTTTTTTTTGCTTTTTCTGGTATTACAATTGGTTCTTCTATTTTCATTTCATCTATTTTTACTGGTTCAATAACAAGTGGTTCTTCTTTCACGTCTTCCTTCACTTCTTCTGTGGTTTTTACTTTAGGTTCTCTCTTTTTACGAGTCTTTTCTTTAGGTTCTTTGGGTTCTCTCTTTTTAACCGTTTTTTCCTTCGTTTGTCTATCAACAAATTGAATTGGTCCTGATGGTATCACCGCTCTTCCATCCATTCTTTCATCTGGGTTTTTAAATTCTAATTTCAATAAATCAAAAATATCTTTCTCCTCTTTGATATCTTTTATCGGCGATTTCGTAGGTGATTTTCCTGGTGATGTTTCTAAGGAAGCTATATTTTTTTTAATACGATGTTCATTTAATGTATAACCCATTTTCAAAGCATGTCCACGCATCACAGTATTAAATGCTTTACTTCCAGTAAAATATAATACTGCAAATGGATATTCTTCAGGATTTGTATATAAAAAATCAACGCGTCGAGCATGTTTAGAACCTAGTTTTGTTATTACCAAACATTTTATTTTTCCACGAGAGAGAACCTCGATGATCACTTTTTCCGCAAGTAATTCATCTATAAATTGTTTAAATATATTTTCATTTTTTGATGTTATAACTACATCTATATCACCCGATGTTTTCGCTCCTCTACGATAACTACCTACAATCTCATAACGCGAATCTTCTTCAGCTACTTTTTTGAATACTCGTTCAAATAATTCATTATATTCATCGATTTCACTTCGAGGAATTCTTTCCAATATATCATCATAATATTTTAACCCAACTTTTTGAACATCATTGAGAACCGCATTTTGTTGTTCGCGCAATGTTTCAATGGTTGTAATACCTTTTTCAACCAATTCTTTGGCTTTTTTCGGTCCAATACCATACACATCAGTCAATACATTGATTGGGTTCTCTTTTTCTTTTTCTAATAACTTCAATGTACCTGTTTCCACAAATTCCTTCATTTTTTCTATCATTGTACTACCAATTCCCGGTTTACCTTTTAGTTGTTCTATATCAGTGATTGGTTCAGTAATTCCTAACAACGTATCCTCCGCATTTTGATATGCACGAGATTTCATTGGTTCTCCATTCTTACTCATAATGGTCGATAGTTTATTCATCATATTTGCCAATTCAGTTATATTGATTTGTTTCTTGGGAGAAGTGTTTACTTTTTCATTTTCTAAATTCATATATTCCATATAGTATATGAATTTATTATTTATTTTTTCTAAAAACCAGGTTCATCTGTAAATATTTGCGTAGTCGCTGTATTTAATGTTTTGGTATCCGTTAATACATTGAAAAAATCGGTGATAGACCCATCCATATTAAACACGAAGAATGAAGCGGTTATAGAACATACAAATACCATTACGGCATCTCTGACTAAGAACTTCAATGGTTTAAATTCTTTATCTAAATATTTCATTTCTATGAATTTCACTAAACAAAACAAAAAGGTGATGATTGTAGAAATAATAAATATTTTCTCCATCTATACAATTTCAATAAAGATTTTAATAATAAGTCTAACGAATTGTTCGGCGATTATAATTCTTCTACGCCATCTAATACAACATCATGTGATACATAATTTGATTTATCTTCATCTAATACATCAAACCCCGATAAATCTATCGTATCGGTATGAATCCGAATTCTATCATCGTTATCATCGTCATCTTCTTCTTCTAATCTCCGTTGTAGTGCTCTTGCCGTGCTTATTTCTTCCAATCGTTCAATTGTTTTTGGTGCTTGTATTTTTTCAACGACATCATCTTCATTTAATACGCTATCAATATCATTAAATGTTAAACGAGTTACTACTTCGTCATTGTTAATATTTTTGATTGCTGGAACAACCGACGGAATATCTTCTTCTTTATGTATTACATCTTCTTCTTTTGTTTCAATCACTGGTCCTCCTGAATTGTTCGTTTCAACTATTGGCTGTTCAGGTTCTTCTATTTTTTCAATAATCACTTCTTCTTCTTGCTCAACGGATTCATCCATATAAGCACGAATAATTGATTCAGTTGGAATACTTTCACGAATAGCCATTAATACGCATTCTTGAACAATCGTTTCCAATTCACGATTATTCCTTTGTAATTGTAATGGTGAAATATGTTTTTCAAATAGATATACATTTGTATATACTTTTCTAGCCGTATTGATATACACTTTATGAATAAAATGGTCTAATTTGGGTACGGAAATATCAATCTTTTTTTGTTTATTACCTACACGAATACATGTTAATACTTTCAATTGTATGATATGAACACATGTAATTAAATCTTCTAAATAGGTACAACCACTACGCTCGATAATTCGTTTGCGTTCTTCTTCAATAATAACTGAATTCCATTTGGGAACTCGCGCTAATAAATTCTGAAAAGTCATTAAATATTTGTTAGCTTCATCATTGTCTAAACATAATTTCCATGATTCATTAAAAATAGAGCGTATTCCTTCAATGACCAACGGAGTAAATATACTAACTAATCTAGCAGACCATTCGTTGCGTGATTCATTTAAATTGGATATAACAAAATCGTCCATAATATATTTTTCACACATTTTTTAATATTTGCCTAAACGAATCAAATAAATATAATAACAATAATTTTTCACATCTATATTCGGATTTTATTTTATCAAATTTCATCAATATTTCCGTTTTAATAAAACCGTCTATAAATTCGGTTCTCTCTATCCATTTAATAAAATCTAAACAAGACATTCCATTTTCATAAAATTCCACCGCTAAATCAACCATTTGAGAATGGTCTATATTCTCATTCATAAATTTCGTCATTTTCGTATGAATCCACTCATCATGCTCAAATACCGATTGGTTCTCATATTTCATATTTAATTTATGTAAATTGATAACCTTTCCGTTTTCAATATATTCAGGCACATATATTTCGCAAAACCTGGATAAAATCGGATTTAATAACTTATGCTTGTTCTCTACGATAATGAAAAAACGTGTGTTTGAACTAAATAATTCAATACATCGCCGGAGTGCGCTTTGAGCATCAATTGTTAAATTATCCGCATTCAACAATACAATACTTTTAAAAATAACACCGGAATTGGATTGAATATTCGTTTTCGCAAAAAATTTCAATTCTTCGCGGATGAATTTAATCCCTTTTCCATGCGCACAGTTCACAAACATTACATTGGACTTTATTTTCTTATGGTCATTTTGATATATTTTCTTCAAAAAATTATCTACAATGGTTCTCTTTCCACTTCCCGACGAACCATGAAATATAATGTGTGGTATTTTTTGTTGACTATAAAAATAATCTAGTTTATTATAAATATTCTCATGAATATTTTTCAACATGAGAAGAGAACCTTGTATACTAATAAGTGAAACATTTATACTATTTTTAACGAAAATATTAAACGTCTTTTTTCACTATGTTCAACTGTTTGGTAAATACATAACGCTCATGATACATCGTTCTGCGTCGAACATTACAGCTTAAGCACGCGATAACCACATTATCATGATTATGACCAAAACTATTATCTAATCGTTCTAAAGTCCATTGTTTCGGTTCTCGGACGATTTCATAGAGAACATTTACGTTTTCTTTACAATAATAACATTTGTTTTTACAATCCATCATTAAATTGAGAACATTTATAATATTGACTAATTTTTCTTCGCATAATAATTTTTTCTCAATATCTTGAGACCGATAACCATAGATTTTTTTATGTATTTCTCTCATTACAAAATCGCAATGTTCTCTATTTATTATATTATTTTTGTGTATTTCATTGATTAAATTCCATTGATATTCAGGTGTTAATGTTGTTTCATCAAATGTCCATTTTTTCGTAGTGGTTATTTGTCGTTTTTGTTTTTCTTTTTCGGTTTTGACTGTTTTTTCCCTGGTTTCTTTTTTCGATTTTACAGGTTCAAATGATACGATTATTTTTTTAATTTGATTTTCCTCCATATATATTGGAAAACTTAAAATTTGGATACACTTATCCGCACAATTTATTATTTATATAAAAGAAGATAAACAATATTTAATATATAATATATTAAAGACAAGTAGTATTATAAATGTTTACACAAAATAATAATTCGATTGAAAAGCAAGCACCCGTAGAAGACAATGGAGATGAATTAAAACAAAATAAATATAAAAACATTATTAATTTATTTCCGGGTAGTATCGAAACGAATGAGATGAATTATTCAACTATTGATAATTTATTAGAAAAGGAAAAACAACATAATAAAACCGAAACTTGGAATAAATTAGATAAAACGGTCAAAATCCAAAAACTTCATGTATTCGCCGAAAAATATGGAAAAGAAAATAATATGTCGGTGAAAGATATGAAATCCCTCAAAGCATTCTTTATTGATTGTTTGGAAAAAAACAAATTACAAAAAACAAAGGATGTGAATTATGATAAGGAAAAAAGGGAAATTGTTAGCATCCCTTCTTTATTTTTTAACATAGCGAACCGTAATTTCACATTGAAGATACTAGATGCGAAACGTGTATCTACATTAAAATCCTTAACCCCTAAGCGTAGCACACCTACTATTTTGGAAACTACAATGGAGACATAATTACCAAAATATACTGACTAATCGTTTGTTATATAAACTGCGAAGACATGCCCCTTTTTTTTTATTTTTTGAAAACGAAATTTCATTCAGTTTTTCCAATAATGATTTTCCACTAGGACCTATAAATTTAAATATTGAATCATTGTCGATTTGAACCCATTCTAATTCTTTATTTAGTTTAAAATTCACAACGGTAAATTCATAGCCTCTGCTTTTCATAAAATCATTATTATTTGTTTCATCATATAACATATAATAATGTCGTTTTGTTAATTTTTCATAAGGGTCAAACCATAAAATCATTGGAAGAGTGATATCTTCTTCTTCTACTTTCACTTCATTTGTGTTTTGCTTATTTCTTGATTTATATAGTTTTGAGAAATCGATTTTGGCGGTTTGTGTTTCCATTTGTTGTTTTGTTTGTTTGATAATTTTTTGGATCACCAAAATAAAATCATTCAATTTTTTACACGGTTTCTAACAAAATTGATTATATCTATAGTACAATATATATAAACAATTAAAGATATACTATATAAATGAAGGAAGAAACAACGTCGGAAGAAAATGAATCGACCTCATCAGAATATATTGAAACTACATCGGTAGATGATACAGAAACAACTATATCATCTAGTGTAGATTGGAACACGGACCAACCCGCGTTGAATAACCCAGAATTGACTATTCATGATATGGCGGATATAGAAGAACAAATGTATGATTTGATGGAAGAATATATGGAAACAGAAATGATTCATATTTCTTCCGCGAACTTCTTTAAAAAATTTGTATCCGATATAACAACAGTTTGTTTTCAATATTGGTTAGATAGTGAAATATGTGATGAAGATGATTATGATGAAATCGAAGAAATAGTAAGGGAATTGTCGAACATATACTTTGATATTTGCGAATTACGAATACAAAATAGTCAATATAATAAAAATACGCAAGAAGAACAAATCGATACAATAAAAAAACAATTAGAATATTTGAAATCCATTCCACAGGCAAAACAAAAAACAGTAGAATGGTATAAAACGCGTTATAATTTAATTACTGCGAGTAATTGTTGGAAAGCATTTGGAACTGAATCGCAAAAAAACGCGTTGATATATGATAAATGTAAACCATTCTCTACGACTTCGTACGATTATGTGAATACGCAGTCTACATTACATTGGGGGGTGAAATATGAACCGGTTTCTTTAATGATTTATGAAGATAAATTTCACACAAAAATAGAAGATTTTGGATGTATTCCGCATTCCATCTATCCATTCGTTGGCGCTTCTCCAGATGGTATAAATATTGACCCCTCAAATATTGAACTATATGGACGCATGGTAGAAATCAAGAATATATTTAATCGTGAAATTACAGGATTTCCCAAAGAAGAATATTGGATACAAACGCAAATACAAATGGAGACTTGTAATTTGGATGAATGTGATTTATTTGAAACTAGAATAAAAGAATATGAAAATGAAGAAGCGTTTTATACAAATATTACACATGAATATAAAGGCGTTATTTTACATTTTATTCATCGCACCGTGAACAATTCGTTACAAGAAAATGTATCGTTGAATGAAATAAATACTCCCATTTATAAATATATGCCGTTATCTATTTCGCAATCCAATAATAAAACAGAAATAGATAGATGGATTCAACAAACAAAAGAACAAAACAGTGATATAATATTATTTAACAAAATTTATTGGTATGTCGACCAATGTTGTTGTACATTAATTAAACGCAATAAACAATGGTTTCAGACCGCTATTCCAAAAATAAAAGATTTATGGGATATTATATTAAAAGAACGGGTAGACGGCTATGAACACCGAGCAGCGAAAAAGAAGATAAAAACAGAAGTAATTGTAGAAAAACAACTCGAAAACACTTTCATAAATACTTCATCTCATATTATAAAAAATTTACCGCAATCATCACAAATGGCTATAGTTAAATTATCTTAGACATATATAAAGATTTGTTTATATGTATGGTATAATATGAAAACATTGGTCGCATATGTATTTCACGAATATAATTCGCGGGTCCAAATGTTTTTTCATAATTGTATATTTAAAGACCCGGATATCGATTTTTTAATTATATGTAATAGTAAAACTGTTCAATTTCCTGTATATGATTATGTGAAAGTAGTGCGACGCGATAATGTAGGATATGATTTTGGTGGTTGGTCAGAAGGAATTTTAACAGATGATTATTATAAAAATTATGATCAATTTATTTTCGCAAATTCGTCTATTATTGGACCATATTTACCATCCTATTATAAAGGAAAATGGACGGATGTCTATTTACAAGGGTTATCCGATACTGTAAAATTATTCGGTAGCACGATAAATACAGTGAATCTTCCTACTGTATATCCGCATGTTCAATCCTATATATTCAGTATGAACAAAGGAACTCTTGAATTTTTAATATCCAAAGGCATTTTTTCATTAGAACATTATGTTAATAAATTTGAAGACGCAATTTTACATAAAGAAGTTAGAATGTCGCGTCTCATCGTCGATAATGGCTGGAATATTGGGTGTTTACATCAATATTATAAAGATGTAGATTTTACATTTCGCACAAAATCGGTAGAACAATATAAACATATATTTCAACCCATCAATAATGACGGCGATTTCATGTTTCCTGATCATTTGAACCGTTCGTGGACTTTATATGAATTAGTGTTTATAAAAGGGAATCGTTTTGAATAATAATTATTACAATAAATAATATAAATGGTTTTTATTATTTATATTATCAATACCTAGGAATGTCGTCGCCGAGTAAATCATCGTTCCTTTCACAGGAAGAAGAAATGTATGTAGTAAAACGCAACGGCGAACGTGAAGTCGTTTCTTTTGATAAAATTTTAAAACGTATAAAAAAATGCGGTATGGAAGTCGGTATTAAAATTAATTATACTTCACTGGTCATGAAAGTCATTGACCAATTATTTGATGGTATTTCCACTACGAAAATAGACGAATTAACCGCTGAACAATGTGCGTCAATGGCATCTATACATCCCGATTATAATACATTGGCTGGAAGAATTATTGTTTCAAATCATCACAAAAATACAAACCCATTGTTTTCTGAAGTAGTTAGTAATTTATATGAATATCACGATAAACACAATAAATCATCTCCATTAGTTTCTCGAGAATTGTATTTAATTGTAAATAATAATTCACAATATGATGATATATGCGACCATTCTCGTGATTATTTAATTGATTATTTTGGTTTTAAAACATTGGAACGTGCGTATTTGATGAAAATAAATAAAGTCATCGTGGAACGCCCTCAACATATGTGGTTGCGTGTTGCGATTGGTATCCACGGCGATAATATTGAAAAAGTAAAAGAAACATATGAATTAATGTCGCAAAAATATTTCACCCACGCAACTCCTACATTGTTTAATGCGGGAACACCACATCCTCAATTATCGTCATGTTATTTAATATCGATGGAAAATGATAGCATAGAAGGAATATATAATACATTAAAGGATTGTGCGATGATTTCAAAATGGGCTGGTGGTATCGGTTTACATATTCACAATGTGCGTGCGTCAGGTAGTCATATTCGTGGAACAAACGGTTTATCAAATGGTATTGTCCCTATGTTAAAAGTATTTAATAACACTGCAAAATATGTTGACCAATGTCTACATCCTGAAACGATTATATATACATCTCATGGACCAACTCAAATACAAAATTGTAGTATTGGCGAAACGAAAATTTTCAATTTAAACGGAGAAACAGAAACCATTCAGAATGTATTGGAACATTCTTATACGGGTGAATTATTAGAGATAGAAACTATGCATTCCATATTTCCATTAAAAGTAACGCCTGAACATCCTATATATGTGTTGAGAAATCAACAAAAGGGTTTAAATTATAAGGTCATTAAAAATAGATTAGATAAAAATATTTCGCAATTTGAATGGGTCGACGCCAAAGAATTGGATGAAACTGATATGGTCGTATTTCCTATTCCAACAGATGAAACCGATATCAAATATATTTCAGAAGATGATTGTTATATGTATGGTATTATTTTAGGAGATGGTTCTATGGATAATAATGAAATAAGTACGGGTAAAATAACTTTACATACGATAAACAAAGCATATGTGAAAGATTTTATAACAAATTATTTCGATAATAAATGTGTACAATATCACATAACAGTCAATGATAATACGACAGTTATACGTTGGAATAGAAGCATTCATTTACCATTTCGTTATAATGATTTCTATGATGACGCCAAAACAAAAAGAATCAATCATAAATGGTTACAACTACCCATACATAAATCACAATATATTTTAAAAGGTTTATTAGTAACCGATGGGTGTAATGGTAAAGAATTAGTCTTTGATAATACTTCTTTGAATTTAATTGAATGTGTGCGTTTTATATGTATGAAAATGGGTGTTTTAACGAGTGGTTATGTTCGGGATAGAGTAGGCGAATCCCACGAAACCAGTAGAGGAATCATTGAAAATAAAAAAATAGCTTATAGTTTAAGAATTCCCAAGACAGAAGAGATTTGCTCTTTGATGGATATGGAATATAATAATAACCAATTTTTCAAATTTTTCCGTTATAATAATTTATTATTATCGCGTATTCAAACTATCAAAAATACGACGTATGATGGTGTATTATATGATTTACAAATGGAAAAAGAACATAATTATTTAATTCATAATGGTTTAGTTCATAATGGTGGCGGGAAACGCAATGGTAGTTTCGCAATTTACTTAGAACCATGGCACGCTGATATTGAAATGTTTTTACAAATGCGCAAAAATCACGGAGATGAAGAATTAAAAGCGCGCGACCTCTTCTACGCATTATGGATTCCTGATTTGTTTATGGAACGTATCAAGACAGATGGAACATGGACATTAATGTGTCCTGATGAATGCCCTGGATTATCTGATGTGTATGGCGAAGAATTCAACGCATTATACACCAAATACGAAACCCAAGGAAAAGGACGTAGAACAGTGAAAGCTCGTGAATTATGGTTTCAAGTATTAGATGCTCAAATGGAAACAGGCACACCTTATTTACTATATAAAGATGCTTGTAATAGAAAATCCAATCAAAAAAATGTAGGAATTATAAAATCCTCAAATTTATGTGTTGCTCCAGAAACTACTATTTTAACTGATAATGGGCATATTGAAATCCAAACGTTAGTTGGAAAGAAAGTAAACGTATGGAATGGTGAAGAATTCAGTGAGGTTGAAATATTTAAAACTGGTGAAAATCAAGAATTAATTGATGTATATATAAGTGATGGTTGTAAATTAACCTGTACCAAATATCATAAATTTTTTATTCAAAATAATTATTCAAAGAAATCAAAAGAATTGATAGAAGCAAAAGATTTAAAAATCGGTGATAAAATCATAAAAAGTAATTATCCAATTATAGACGGTAAGGAAACAATGAATTACTCATATACGCATGGATTTTTTTGCGGAGATGGCACATATTCTAATAACAATTTGGAAGAATCTAGATGTCAATATAAATGTTTAGATGGGCATTATTTCTGTAAAAGACATATAGATTTTGAAACTGAATATTTTAAAAATGATGAAAATACAGATAAATCACAATGTAATGGTTTATCATATACAAAAAAACCGATTTCCTATCTATATGATGAAAAGAAAGAATTAGTAAAATATATGAATTATAGATATATAACTGAAAATAATAATAGAATTACGATACAGCTACCATTAGATATTGAAGAAAAATATTTTGTTCCATTAAAATGTTCAATAAATGATAAAATGGAGTGGCTATCCGGTTATTGCGACGCAGATGGATGTATTGTAAATAATAAAAATAATCAACAATTACAATTGGCTTCTATCAATAAAGATTTTTTGTTGAATATTAAATTCATGTTACAAACCTGCGGTATTAATCCAAAAATTAGTAAAAGTAGAGATAAAGGATTCAATCATTTACCTGATGGAAAAGGTGGGTATAAAGATTTTGCTACACAACCATTATATAGATTATTAATTACTTCTAACGATTTAGTTCAACTCATTGAATTAGGGTTTTCACCTAAAAGATTAAAATTAAATCCATTAAATAAACCAACCAGAAATGCGAACCAATTTATAAAAATAGAAAAAATTGTAGATGAAGGACGTATAGATGACACCTATTGTTTTACCGAACCTAAACGAAATGCTGGTATATTTAACGGTATTATAACATCACAATGCACCGAAATCATCGAATATTCAGATGATAAAGAAACTGCCGTATGTAATTTGGCGAGTATTGCTCTACCTTCATTCGTAGATAATTCTAGCGAAACCATTGTGTTTGATTATCACAAATTACACGAGATTACTCGTGTCGTTACTGAAAATTTAAACCGCATTATTGATATTAATTTTTATCCTACTCCTAAAACGGAACGTAGTAATTTCCGCCATCGCCCTATTGGTATTGGAGTTCAAGGTTTAGCCGATGTATTTATGATTATGAACATTCCTTTCCATAGTGAAGAAGCCAAACAAATCAATCGCCAAATATTCGAAACGATTTATCACGGTGCGATAGAAAAATCGTGTGAATTGGCTCGCAAAGAAGGTCCATATGAAACATTTGATGGTTCACCCGCAAGTCAAGGAATATTACAATTTGATTTATGGGGTGTAAATCCAAATGAACAAGAACAACGATATGATTGGGATGGTTTAAAGGAGAAAATTAAAATGTTTGGTTTACGTAATTCGCTATTAGTCGCACCTATGCCAACCGCATCTACATCGCAAATATTAGGTTTCAATGAATGTATTGAACCCATTACGAGTAATATTTATAATCGTCGCACGTTAGCCGGCGAATTTATATTAGCCAATAAATATTTAATGAACGATTTAATCGAATTGGATTTATGGAATGAAAAAATCAAGAATAATATAATTGCGAACCATGGTAGTATTCAACATATTGAAATCATTCCTCAACATATTCGTGATAAATATAAAACGGTATGGGAAATACCGATGCGCCATTTAATTGATATGGCGGCTGACCGAGGTGCTTATATATGTCAAAGTCAAAGTTTGAATTTATGGCTAGAAGACCCTAATTATTCTATGTTGACTTCTATGCATTTCTACTCTTGGTCGAAAGGTCTAAAAACCGGCATTTACTATTTACGCCGTAGAGGTCGTCATCACGCTCAACAATTTACCATTGAACCGGAAAAAAAGGATAATACAAATTCACAATTTTATGAAGAAGATGAAATATGTGAAATGTGTTCGTCCTAATTTTCTTTTTATTGATTTTTATTGATGAATACGAGTGAACTCTTCGTCGGTCATAACTATATTTAATCGCATTTTTAAATAACAACGTAAACATGCGGATACATCGAATAAGGAATTATGAAACCCTTGTAGGTCTTCGTTGAATAAATGTTTATAAAGTTCACATAATTTGGGCCATTTATTATATGGTTTGTTTTCTTTGCTCATCACTTGGATTTTACATACATTGATACCATGCCGTAATGTACAATAATGGGTGATTCCATTTAAACGCTCAAACATCGCATTGAATATATTCATACAATATGGATATTTTTGTAATATGATTTCTTTATTTCGTTGTAATTCTATATTTATCATCTGAATATCGAATTGAATGTTATGAGCGATGATACAACCACATTTCATATATTCATCGTGAAAGATATTGATGGCTTCTACGATATCAATACCTTTTGTTTCGCATATTTCATTTGTTATGCCTGTTAATTCAGTGATAAAAGGGGTTATGATTATGTTGGATGGTATTTTAATATAATAATCGTGTTTTTTTTCAACCTCTTTTGTAAAGGTATTATAGACAACAAAGCTTAATTGTAAGATATATGGATATTGGTGTATATATACAATTTCCCCCGATTTCACTTTGGGGATTTTATCCGTCGTTTCGGTATCAAATATGAGTATTCGGTGTTTCTTTTCCATTGTTTGTTAGGTTATATTCACTATTTGTAGGGCCAGGTAATTCATTCAATTTTGTGGATTTATTAGATTTACGAAAAATATAGGACAATATATATAATGTTCGCAAACAGACGTAAAAAGGCTACTTTGAACACAAATCTATATTATACAAATAAACTAAATTATCATTTATCACCTCATAATGGTAGTGTTCCTGAATTAGAAGAAGAAAACCTATGGATCTCCAAAAAAAACCAATGATATATATAACAGAAATACTGGAAATGTAGCAATAAATATGATTACTCCTCCTCTGAGTAATTTAGATGTTAGTGGATGTGTGAATACATCGCAAAAATACACAATCAATTATATTTCTATCGCTCCACCTGTGGGTAGTATCATGGCGTTTACTGTGGGAACTTCTCCTGATGGATGGCTATTATGCAATGGGGTTTCCTATGGTAAAACACAATACGCTGCGTTATTTGCGGTAATTGGTATTACATTTGGTGGAAATGATACTAGTTTCAATGTTCCTAATTATCAAGGTGCGTTTTTAAGAGGAACAGGAACAAACGGTTCATACTCAGGTCCTGCTTTGAACGCATCACAAGCGCATGCTACCCAAACCCACGCACACACTGCTTCTTCGGTAGTCACTGACCCTGGCCATAAACATTCACAATATACCATCAATGATGATTTTAATATGAGCGGCGGAGCACCTTCCGGAACAACGCCCAGTTTTCCAGCATCGGATAGTGCTGGTTCGAGAACTTGGGACAATTTGAATAACAGCACTACAGGTATTACAGTTGCTACTACAATCGCGAATAGTACAACAAGTGTTGATGCGAATGAAACTCGGCCATATAACTATGGTGTTTGGTGGATTATCAAATATTAGTGCGATGAAATATATATTTTATTATGTTGTAAAATATATATGTCCGAAACAAAGAAAACAAACGATATCCCAAAATTGACGGATAAAGATATTCGTAATCATCCATATACATATGATACAAAAACAATTGAATGGAACATCAAACATTCTTGTTTATCATTGAGAACATTGGTTCGTTATCAAAAATTGACCCCCTATATTTGTGCGAAATATGTAGTCTTTGGTGGTCGTAATGAAATGTATGCGGATTGCAGAGAAGATGCGTGGATTAGCACCTCAGAAATTATTGGTTATCAACCGCATATTACCATGGAAGAAATGTATGAAGCTCATAGAATAGCGGATGAAGAAGATAGATTAGAAGATGACATGGATGAATCGAGCGGAAGAAAATGAAAATACCGTTCATAAGACAATTTTAAGATAATTTTAAAACATTTTTAAGATTATTTACTCATAATCAGTCGAATAACTCTAACGTCTGATAATATTTTTTCGGTTTTTCGCAATCGAACCCTCTTATGAGTGTCTCGACACGATAACATTCTTTCGCAAAATACAACGGTGTGAAAACCGGGTTGATATAACATATGGACCCGTAGAATCCATATCCAACACTACTGAGAACATATTTCGTGGGCTTAGTGGGCGGGCCATCACAGTAAATCTCGGGATAACGCAATTTATCGGCTTGATATTTAGCCATTTTTTGACGATGGTTCTCCACCTTCTCCTTGTGCAGATAGTCGTGATGCTGTATTCCCCGATAAAATCCGAGAACCGTCCATCCACCAAGTGTCGATACGAGTATGTTTCGGCTTATCATAATATATGGTGTATATGGTATGTATTTTTTATATACATTTATACCTTTTATCATTTACACTCGTTATATTTAAGATTATTACAAAAGTATATAAAAATTATTATATAGTTTTATTGGTATGCCAAAAACGGAAATAGATTATTCGAATACAATTATTTATAAAATTACTTGTAAAGACCCTACTGTAAAAGATGTATATGTTGGTCATACAACAAATTTTGTGAAAAGAAAACACGCACATAAACAGAGTTGTACAAATAATAAATCAACTAATTATCATTGTAAATTATATGAGGTAATTCGTAATAACGGTGGATGGAATAACTGGTTTATGGAAATAGTTGGGTTTTTCAATTGTAATGACCATTATGAAGCAAGAAAAAAAGAGCAAGAATACTTTGAGTTATTACGCGCAACATTGAATAGTATAGAACCAATGCCGAAACCGAAACCAAAAATAGAAAAAAGTCAACCAACAGAAAAGAAAATATATAATTGTGAAATATGTGAAGTAAAATTTCAAAATTCAAAATGTATGGACATACATAATCAAAGTAAAAAACATATAAAAAAACAAAATAATGTTTCAGAACAAACATCTGATAACAACACAGATAACTATCAAAATGGTATGAATTGTTTTTCTTGTATAAATTGTAATTATAATACGAATCATAAAAGTCATTATAATAAACATTTATCAAGCATTAAACATAGGAATAATGAAAAAGAATTACAAAAAAATGAAGAAGCTAGTCTTCCTTCTTATATGTGTAGTTGTAATAAAATATTTAACCACAGGCAAAATTTACATAGACATAAAAAAACGTGTAAAGGCATTGATAATAACGAAGTAATTGAACCCACAAATACCATATCTAACGATTTGATATTAGAATTCATAAAACAAAGTAAAGAAATACAAAATTTCCTCATTGAACAAAATAAAGATTTGCAAAATAAATTATTGGATATAGTTAACATCATACACCGAACGGATTCAAAATAATCTTTCTATTTTTATAATTTCAGTCATAAAAATAGACCTTCATAAAAAACCGAAAAATAAAGTGGTAGAGGTTTTTGAAAAATGGACATTTATTTTTGTCCATTTTTGAAAAGTAGGCAATAACTTTTTCAGAAAAAAAACGTATTTTTTGATTTTGCAGGGAAATGCAGTAAATTACGATTTTTTTGTAAAAAAACTGTTTGCACAAAAAAATTATTGCGTAATTGTTTAGGCGATAAAATATTGATTCATAATATATGAATATCAACGAAAAAATCGTAATTCGCGAACAAAAATATTGTTGCGAAATATGTGATTATAATACAAGCAAACCATGCGATTATAATAAACATATTTTAACACGAAAACATGAAATGCTTGCGATAAAATCAATAAAAAACGTCGAAGGAAAACGAAAAAATTATGTTTGTGAAAAATGTGATTATAATACAAGCAACCTTTATGATTTTAATAAACATAATTTAACCCAAAAACATATAGTCAATATTAATAATAATTTACAGCAAAAAAAGTCGCAACAGAATACTTGTGATACGTGTAATCGAGTGTTTAATAGTTATAATAGTTTATGGAAACATAAAAATAAATATAACTGCATAACACACTCGAGTAATTTACGTGAAGATGTTCATCTAACAACTAACAAAGAAACAATATCCAGCGACCTAATTTTAGAAGTAATCAAACAGAGTAAAGAAATACAAAATGTTCTCATAGAACAAAATAAAGAATTACAAGCCAAATTATTAGAAATGGCGAAATCGCAAACGGTTGTGAATAACAATACAATGAATAATAATAATTTCAATTTACAAGTATTTTTGAACGAAACATGTAAAGACGCCATCAACATCATGGATTTTGTGAATTCATTACAATTGAAGGTAGAAGATTTTGAAGCGACTGGAAAATTAGGATATGTAGAGGGTATTTCGCGTATTATCATTAATGGAATGAAAAATATAGAAATCGAAAAACGTCCGATGCATTGTACAGATGTGAAACGAGAAACGGTATATATAAAAGACGAAGATACGTGGTCAAAAGAGGATGTAGATAAGAATAAATTCAAAAAAGTAATAAAAACTGTCGCACAAATGAATTTAAATCAATTACCAAAATGGCAAGAGCAAAATCCAGCTTATGTAAATATTAATACACTAGAAAATGAAAATTTGATTAAATATTCATTATCCGCATTAGGAAGTCGAACCGACGAAGAAGAAGAAAAATTCGTTAGTAAAATTATGAAAAATGTACTGAAAGAAGTAGCTATTTCGCGGAAATAATCAACAAATTACGTATCTTACTCAGAAACATAGCAATCGGTATTCATATGGTCATCTATCGTAGAGAACCACGAAGACCAACGTTCATCGCCCGCTTCAATATTATCATCCACATTCGCCATGAATTTTTCCATCGCTTCTTCATATAAGAAAAAATACAATTTTTGTGAAAGAACCTTTCCATGTTTCCAATTTCCGGATGGGCCAAGACAATCCACCGACCACGGATATTCGGGGCAATATTCCCCCGCGACTCCCCAAGCACAATATCCACCATATTGCGGTAGATACTGTTCAGGATTCGAATCGAACATATTTTTATTTTCTATATTCGTAAATAAATAGTTGAATCCATTATACTCGCTAACAATATTATCATTCCCACGTTCTCCTCTATATGAATCATTATAGAAATAAGGTATAATATCAAGACCTCCTAATACCGGATGGTCAGATTGGGAACAATTTGGTAAGTTATCGGGGCAAGACGCACAAGTAGACATCATATTCGTCGTGATATTATTATATTTCCATAAAATACCGAATGAACTGAATAAAGTAAATACAATCATAGGAATCGCAATCAGATATTTTTCTTTCATTATATACTATCATAGTAAAATGTCTCTATACACATTTTTAGATTTTTATGAAACACGTCATTATTCACGGTGTTCGCGTTCGATATCGCCAATCTTGATGTGATACATTGAATTCACAATCTGTAAAAGTCTCATATGATAATTATACATGGCTTGTATATGTTCTTTTTTGACCATTCCTAAAATAACATATTCGGATAAAAATTCGTGCCGTAAGATATCATCAAATTTATTTCCGACGATTGTTCTCAAAAATGTATCGTGAATATATAACTGTAATTCTTTATCTAAATAGGTATCTAATTCTTTGGCGCATTCTTCCATATTTTCTTGTGTAATTTCTCTAGGTTTTCGTATATTATGACTTTGCGTTCGTATAACACCCGTAATACTATCTACATTGTTATCTACACGATAATTGTAGAGTGTTTCGCCAATCATCGCAAAAACATAGTTGGGAGACATGCGACGTAAATATTCGCCCAGTAATATATCACAACATTTATTATCTACTACATCTGGATAAGGTTCTAACAATTCATAAAATTTCTCTAAAAGTGCTACGTGTATACAATAACACCAATATTCTTGACGTTTTGATTGATGTGGTTGTTGTGTATGACTTTCGTATAAACCGACAAAATATTTGCCAGGAACAGCCGTGGTTTCATTGTAGCATTTTTGTATAGTGGATAAAAAGGATATGACCCGATTTTTTTCATATGTATCATCATCATCACAAAACATAACCCATGTATGTTGACCATTAATAAGTGGCATTAATTGTTCTATATGTCTCATTTGGGGCGTTTTTTCTTCTTTCATGATAATATGTAGTTCTTCGCGATGTAAATGGGAGTTTTCTGAAAATATATTCGCATATTCACCCCTCAGTTCGATTGTTTCAAACGAAATGGATAAATAAATAGGTATAACAACAGATTGTTGAATCAACGATGTTAAACATTCCATTAAATGACCAATACGTTTCGAATTGGAAATATGAGATGCTATTACAATACACGCATGTTGTTGCTGAATATAATAAGTCATTTTTATAATTTATATCGATATTTTTTTATCTACTTTTTGACGGAAAAAATATAAATAATTGTCTTTCTAATATACAAATGAAAACGAATATTACTTTTGTAACATCATTTATTGATATATATGAGAACCATTCAAACAATCGAAATATAGGATGGCGATATGAACGGTTTCGGGAATTAGCAGATTTGGGAATTCAGATGTATATATTCCGGGGAATCCGGGGAATCCGGGGAACCAAGGTTCCCCCGGACGCCCCTTCCTTTTCAGAGGGGGGAATTGACGGAGGGAATACTGAGGGTAGAATTGAGGAGGAATTTGATGGTGGGAGCGAAGAAGGGAATATAGATTGGGAAAAAAACGTATATTGGGATACTCTCGATTTAAACGAAACTTGGGTATACAAGACATGCGAAACCCTAGAATATACTCTTCCCTACCATCGGAATGAAGAAAAAGATACGGCAGAATATATGTGGTTGATGAATTCCAAGGCAGAATATTTACAAAGAGCCATTGAGAAGAATCCATGGAATTCCACCCATTTTGCCTGGATAGATTTCAGTATTTCCTATATTTTTAAAGACAAAGAGAGAACCTTGGATCATTTAAAAATATTAGCGCAACGATATCTTCAGCCCAGTTTTTTGGTGATTCCTGGTTGTTGGGATAAATTACAAGAAGAGAATGAAATACATATTATCAACCATATACATTGGCGGTTTTGTGGTGGATTTGTATTCGGTGATATTGCTTCTATTTCACAATTGTTTGAATTATATAAAACTCATTTTGCCGAATTTATCAAAACCCATAAAAAATTAGTATGGGAAGTGAATTTTTGGGCGTGGTTGGAGTTAAAAACAGGATGGCGACCTACGTGGTATTCCGCCGACCATAATGACCGTATATTAGATATTCCGGCCAATATTTGCTGTATGAATTTATCGACGACCGGCAGATTACATAAAACCCATTATATGTATCCAGAAATAGCGAAATATGAACCGGGTTCGGCATCCTATGTATATTACAATGGGCAACACATCTTAAATACTCGTTATGTAAATTATTGGTGTATGGATAATGGATGTTATTCTATACAGGATGAACACGGCGTAATTAGAACTATAAATATAATGTCGTCATTGGATGAAGATACGATGAAACCAAACAATTATAATATGATGAATGAGGGAACAATTGGCTTACCTTCTATCAACGAAACCCGTTTTTGTGGATTGGAAGATATACGTTTGTATGTAGTAGGGAATGTATTAAAATTCATAGCGACGAATATCAATTATTCACCGACCGGGTATAATCGTATGGTCATTGGAGAATATGATATACAGAATTATGAATATAAAAATGCGAAAGTGATATTTCCGCCATATGATACGGTTTGTGAAAAGAATTGGATACCTTTAGTGAAAAATGGAGAGGAATATTTTATATATAAATGGTTTCCGATGGAAATAGGTAAAATAAATGGCGAGACCAATGTGTTAGAAATAGTGAAGAAATATGAAATCAAATCGCCGTGGTTTCATAAAATACGTGGTTCTACTACATTTGTAGAAAAAGAGGAAGGTTTCGTGGGGGTGGTTCATTTTAGCGAAGAGACCGCACCCAGAAGATATTATCATATGTTGGTTGTTTTATCAAAGGATACATTTGAACCAGTGAAATATTCGGAATTATTTTATTTTCAACATTTAGGTATAGAATTTTGTATAGGATTCACGATAGAGAAAAATGATTATATGTTCTGGATTTCGCGAATGGATAGAGAACCCCTATTTGTTCGTGTGCCGATGGATGGTATTGATATAAAATATAATATTATGTAAAATCTTATCTATGGATAGTATATAGTTTATAAGAATGAGTATACAAATGAATTTTAAAAAAGAAGGTAATAATATTAAATTGGACAGTATAACAGATGATGGAAAGGCATTAGATATTACAAAATATTCAGAACCATTATTGAGTATTGGCGCCGATGGTAAATATACGAGAACATCAATAGAACCATCTGATACAAAGGCATCCAGTAATAATGAAGTGAATCCAAATACTGAGCCAGATAATGAGGTAATATCAGCTACTTTGAACAATTCTGACGAATTAACAACCCAAGAAACACCGAATAACGAAGAAAACAACCCCAATAATGCGAATACTCTAGACCAAGCATGTAAAGATTTAGAACTAGAGCCAGGATGTGAAAAAGACAATACATATAGAAACGCATATAAAAAACTTGCTTTAAAATATCATCCAGATAGATGTAAAACACCAGAATGCGAACCAATGATGAAAAAAATAAACGCGGCGAACGAAAAATTAAATAATTATAATGTTGAAAATTCTGAACCAAGAGTATCAGAAAATAATGAACCAACTAATACACCTGCAAATACTAAAACACCAGCAATTGAAAATTCAAAAGCAAGCGTTTCGTCAGTCTTTTCATTCCCGAATAACCTACAAGAAAATAAATCCGAATTACCAACCAATATACCAGTCCCCCCAGAAAATAATAATTCACAAGTAGCATTACGAAACGGAGGTAAAACAAAAAGGAGGAAAGCAGGAAAGAAAAATAAATCAAAAAGAGTGCGATTTATGTCTAGGAGAAATAGAAGAAGGTAATAAAATTTAGGACAATATCAAGATATATCGTCGTATATCTCGATATAATTATCTCAATTTAGTTTATAATCTGTATAATAAATGTCTAATTATTTGTTTGGTATAAAATTTAAGGAGAATAATTATCCCGTCATAGACAAAATATTTTTATATGAAGGAGAACTACAATTCAATGACCAGAAAATTACAGGAATACAAGGATATAAAACACTTCAAGATGAATGTGTAGACATAGATTGTTTATTGAATGAAAAAATTCATGATATTCAAGAAGGTGTCAGCAACGAAAATTTGGAAATAAATGAAACCTATGTTTTATACGGGAATGCCGATAACGTATATTATGGCGATAAAGTTAACTATGAAAACGGTATATTATCTCTAGTAAATAAAATATCTAACATAGATGATGTTTTTAACAAAAATAAAAAATTAGTAGAAGATGTAATTGCGGTAAAATCGTTAGAAACCGATATTGTTAATCCTTCACTTTCAGTAGTAAAGAATGCGGAGGATGTAGCAGACCAAATTTTGTTGTTAGAAGATAAAAAAGAGGTAATTGCGACAAATCCAAATATGGATGAACCAACGAAAAAGAATGAAATAAAAAGTATAGATGATGAAATTGCTGAATTAGATAGTCAAACTATTTCAGAGGGAAATACAACAGAAGAAGGTACCGACGCACAACTAGCTGCACAACAAAAATTGGCGGAGGATAAATTAAAATTAGATGCGAAACATGCGATTACAAAATTTTTACGAGCAAGAATACAAAAGATAAAAAAAGAGGCAGAAAACAAAAATGACCCGACCATTATAGAAAAAATAGCAGAGACTGAACAGAAAATAATAGATATTCCAAAAGAAATTATAAACGCGGTATCCGGCACTACTGACCCTGTGGTTATCGCAAACGCAGTATCAGAAACAACAAATAAAATAGAAACAGAAGTCAAAGAACTAGAAAATCAGGTAAAAGAAACCCCGATACAACCTATATCAGAACCCCCAATATCATTAGACGCACAAAATATGACCAATACTCAGGACCTTATTACAAAGCCAAATGTTGAAATTTCTACAGCGAATGATAAAAATGTAAATATACAATTTACAAATGTAAAAACAAACAACATTATGACTGTGACGAGTGGTGCGCAAGGTGCGCTAAGCCAAGAATTACAACACAAATTAAATACAAATATGAATAAATTTAAAACATTAAAAACGACATTACATAATAAAGAATTTAAAAATAACGAACAGCGAGGAGGAGAAACTACAGAAGAAGTTATGAAAGAATTTATAAAATTATATATTGGAATTGTTGAATTTATTATATATACTCCCATTTTTTATAAATTAACATCATTGACATGTGATAAATTTAAAATAATATTTAATCAGAACATCTACGATGGAACTCTATCTGGTGATAGTAAAAACAAATTAGATTCGAAATCCTTAACTGAATTATATTCAGTATTGTTAGCATTTATGTATGTAGATATGTCTATTTTTAATTCGGATGAATTATCCACTAATTTTTTTATAGAAAATAGTAAAGGAAATAATAAAGGTTATAGATATGGTCAACTAGTAGAACAAGAAAAATATAAATTATACAACTCAAATTATTATAAATTAAAAAATATAAAACCTGAACAAAAGTTAATTGTTTATATATCGGAATTTATTAAATTATTATCAATGTTATTAGAAAATAAATCGATTGATGATGGCAATAATATTAATATAAAATACAAAATGTATGAAATTTTATTAACCTATATCATATCACAATATGAGATATTAGAAAAGATTGTGAACAAATATATACCGCTATTTGAATTAAGAGATAATGTTGATTTCCGTAATTCAATAGATAAATATATCAAAGAAGCGAATGATGAAAATATAATAACATATTTGAAAATACGTAATGATGAAGATAAAACTGGGATATATAATGACCGATTTAACATAAAAATGAATAAACAACAGAATACAGAACCGAATAAGGTAATGATAGAATATATGGATGATAATTTCCCATATTATAAAAAAACACAAGATGGTGGTTATGAATTAAGCGATGAAATCAAATCTATGTCTGAAAATCAAAATTATGATAAGAATGAAGCATTAGGAACAGTGGATATAGCCAAATATACATATAAATATTTATTTGGAGAATTCTCAAATATTTTCACACCTAATTTATCAAACGAAGAAATTGCTCAAAAGATGGATATTATTAAAGAGAAAATAAAGGAGAATAAACCAGTATTCATGATAGGATATGGTGCGAGTGGTGCGGGTAAGACATCGTCTTTAATTTATTTCAAACGAAATAACGAAAATGGTATATTAATTAATTTATGTAATCAACTAGGCGCGACTGAAGGATATACAGATATTGAATTGAAATGTAAAGAATTTTATCATACTACCGATGTACAAACGATTGATACGCCCATGATCGTAAATGTTCCAGCCGATAATGGTAGTGTAAAATTTAAATATGATGGTGAAAATTTTGTATTAAGTGAAGAGTATAAACATACCACTCATCATCAATACCGAATGATAAATGAGGAGAGGAATGGAATTGAAAAAGAAACGGTGTTTCCAGTAGGCACAGTCATAGGTGAAGTTATCATACATTTGATAGATACAGATAGATTTGTAAAGGCGACCACAAACAATCCAAATAGTTCTCGTAGTCATACATTAGTATTTGTAAAATTAATTGGAAAAGATGACGAAGGAAAAGAAAAATCAGGAAACATAATTATAGGTGATTTTGCGGGTGTTGAAAATACATTTGCGTGTGAAAATCCAAATACGATAAATGCGTTTTTAAATGTAAAGCGTGATGACGGAAAAGGTATTCCATATTATAGCACAGAAGCATATAAAGGAAATCCTGACCCATTGGGTGTTATAGAAAGTAATGAACAATCAGTGGACTCGAATAGACAAGCGGCAGGCGCGAAAATACCAGAACAATGTATATCAAAAATAGAATCAAAAGACCCTATATATAACATTGAAAATCCAGTATATCGCGATTCGTGGGGTTTATCGCCAGAATTAAAGGATTATTATATAGTAAATAATAACAAAAATTTAAAAATGGCGTTTGATATTGTATTGAAATATTTGAAATTAGGATATAATGGAAATGATATGAATGAAAAATATATGGGTAAAGCCGAACAATTGAGAAATGAATTAGAATTATATTCAAATATAAATGCGATAAAACAGAGTTCGAATGTTCAACCAACGAAAAATAAAAAACAGATGAACAAAAAACCAAATGACTTAATATCAAATATTAGAAATAAATTTTATAATTTACTGGACTCTACAGATGAATCAAATAGAAGGTCAAGAGTGAATGCCGGGCAAGATAATCTTAAAAATATTAATACATTAGCAAACACACCGGCTAATAAAAAAATAATCAATGACTTTACTCAAAATATTAACAACATAATACAACAAAATAATATTAAAATTTCTCCTATACAAAATTTAAAATTCATTCCTATGGCGTTTTATGGTCAAAGCAGTGGACGGTTTAAAGAGAGTTATAAACCAATGATAGATGATATAATAAACAAAATAGATAACTTATATAAAAGTGTAGATAAGTTGAGTGCTATTTTCAATATATATAATCTTCCACCGGTTGAATTTAATAATTTAAAAACAAATATATTCAAACCACATGGAAGTTTTCCAAATTTATTAGAATTAATAAAAGATCTAGAAATAGAAACTTCTTGTAGAACAGGAAATTCCAATGTAATATGCGAAAATCGTAGAGAAGAAGGTTATTTTATCAATAATTCATTAACAAAAGTAAGAGAAGTCATCAAGAAAATATTATTTGAAAAGAATAAAGAATCAATCAATATTACACCCAATTTTATAGATATATGTTTTAAAAATTATTGCCCACACCGAAGAAACTGTTTCAGTTTTGATACATTTGGAAACCAGCAAACACCAAATACAACCGGTTCAGTCATATTTGATGAAATATATAAAGAATTACAAGCACAAAAAGGTTATAAAACCCCACAAGAAATGTATAAAAATATAATCATTAGTATTTTTTGCGTATTTAATATATCACGCGGAGCGAATAATCCACCACCTACCCCTTATTTGGATATCAATAAATTCAAATCCATTTATTATTTTGAAAACATGTTTTCAGGAGATGGATTTCAAAAAAATCAAGAAGAATTTATAGATCAAGGAGAACGTATCATTAAAATGATATCAGAAACATTTAAAGATAAAGCCGCCGATTTACAAACCATCAAATCACCATCAACGCCAACTAATACAATATTTACTTTATTTGTAAAAGTAATAACATATATGAAAGACCCTTTAAATATAAACAAAGTGCAACAAACATATAACACCTCATATAAAACTTATGTGAAAGAATTGATTAATATGATAGATAATAACAATGCGGTATCTGCGATAGGCACCCTGGAATTCATTGACCAAATAACTAAATTCAATACAATAAAAAATACATGTGTAGCAAATGACGAAAAATATTTACAACCATATTTATTAGAAAACTTTGAAACGACAAATGTTATGGAACCATTATATGAAAAACAACCTCAAACATGGAATAGTTCGTTTGGCGGTAAAAAGAACAGTAAAAAGAAATATACAAAAAGAATGAATAAAAAATTATTGAAGAAGAGAACCCGTAGAAACAAAAAAATATGATAAATAAATTGTAAAATAAATATATTTATCATATATAAGATGGCTATTGATATACAAGAAATAATAAATAAAAAAACAAATCACTTATTAGAATTATTGAAACAAAAAAAAGATGTGGTCAAAGAAGAACTGCCGAATGAAGAGCCTAACGAAGAAGACCCCGATAAAGAAAACGATACACCAATTATCATAGAAGAAAAAACGCCGATGACGGATATCGTATTACGAAAAATAGAAAAGATTTTAGATTTGTTAAGAGAAAAAAAGAATAAAAATGATAATGTAAAAACTTTAGTAGAAACATCATTGAGTGTTTTATTAGATGTTTTGAATAAGACTGGAAAGAATGAAGAATCATTTCCTCAAATAGCGAATGCGATATTGAAGGGTGATGATATAGACAAACCAATTGAAAATAATAAAATACCTATATCGTCAGAAAAAACACCTATTATTGCTAGGTTGGCTACAGAATTTTTGTCATCTACATTAGCTATTGTTAAAGATAGTATAGTTCGTGATGAAATAAAGAACGCTATAGATTTAGTCGAAGCATTAAATCGCCAAGAAATTTCTACCAATAATGTTGAACAATTAGTTGATATATCTACCAAAATATTAGAAGAAATCTCTAATACAGTTTCACAATTACCAGGTGCTCCAGTGGTTCAACCACCAGGTGCTACAGGTGATCAAGTTATTCAACCACCAGGTGCTCCCGGTGATCAAGCCCCCGCATCTACCTATTATAATTCGATGATTAAAAAAAATTCAGACATAGGCACATTTTTAGCGGCTGCTATTGGAAATGCGTTAGTTGATAAAAAACCAAGCATGATAAATAATATTCTTGCTGGATTAACAAAAACAGGAACTGTATTTAAAAATTATTTTAAAGGAATAGATATGAATGACATGAAAACAAGAGTAGCTAATATACCGAAAGGAACATCTAATACAAAACTATCTATACCTGCTACAAATGATATATTTAGATTAACGGTCGGTTATCCCTTAGCTTTAATTAAATATTGTAGTGAAAAAGGAATCGAAATTTCAAAAGACATCAGTGATAATTATAAAGAAGAAGTAGTAAATATTTTAGCCCCAAATATTGAAACTAAAAAGAGTGAAACTAAGACTGAAATAAATACTACAGAAACTGTAAAAATGAATGATAAACAAATATTACCAGATGCACCGCAAAAAGAAGTAAATTGTTCAGACCCCATCACGATAAAACTGGGTCAAGTAGAAGATACAGCATTATGTTTTGACCCAAAACAAAATAAAGTTATAGCAACAAAATAAGTTAAATAATATATTCAAATAATATTTAACTACGAATGAAAAAATATGCGTATGCGAATATCAAAATACCGATTGAAATAAAAGAGAATAATCAATTTGAACCATTAAAAGATTATATTCATATAGAATTTAGACCTTGTTATGAATTACCTGATAAACAAACAGATTATAATGGTGTTTTACAAAATTTAAGTTCATTATTTACCAGTAATAAACTAAATATGAACACAGACTCTGATGGGGTGATTAAATTTAAAAAAATAGAAGACCGACCTGAAATACAGGAAGAAGAGACTGAGCCGCAAAAAATAGAAACACAATCAGAAATAGAGGAAGAACAATCCGAACCACAAGAAGAAGCTCCACAATCAGAATATTTCGTTTTATCCAATGAAATAAAACCAAACAAAACCCCAAAATTAAATCTATCGTTCAAAAAAAAGACGATACGCAATACAACAGCCAAGAACCGATAATTACATACCGCGATAATAGCGTTGATTTGGTTGAACTTGTAAATCCCCAGGAACAATGACTGGAATTTTATCCATGACCGCCAATGATTTCAATTGTTTAATCTCAGGATTCGTAGGAGGTAAAGGGTTTACCAAATTGGTAGAACCAATTCCCCATAAGAAAGATTCAATATCGCTCGAATTATGTGATAATTGGTCAGGTGCGACACGCCCTTGTAATAAACCATCACCAGGTAAATATGTGGTTTGTGGAACACCATAAGAATGATATGTTCTATAGTTAATATGTTGTGTAATTGACCTTTGTTCAGAGATATAATCACCAGGAGTATTTTTATTTCTAGTAGAAGCCATTTTATATATAACTATAAAATATTTTATGTTAGTTTTTGAATCAATAATAAATACTGTTCATTGTCTTTGTTAAAATCACCACGATGAAAACTGGCTAAACAATAATGAAAAAACATCAAATAATCATAAGAAAATAATACACATTGTCCAATTTCGCGGTCAGTAGAAAACATGCGGGCGGCGGCTAAATCATATAACTGTTGAAATAATTCGTTATCTTTTGTGTATTCATATAATTGTGATAAAGAACTCGATATATCTTCTTCATTATAGGTTAATTCATCGCGTGTTTCTTCATCCATATGGTCTAATTCAGGGTTCGGAGGACAAACCATGGTGAATAATTTGCGGATAGTATTACGATAAGTGAAATTGTTGGTATAATGTATTTCATCGTTAAAATTATATTGAATCGTCATTATTAGTTAGTAAAACATAATATTTATATTATTTGTATAAATATTATGATATCGTATCATTTTTATTATGAGAATATAATAAAAAATCATTCCGAAATATGAGTCGATTTATTCATTATTGGTGATACTTTCAAAATTTCCTCCTCATTTTCTGCGATTTCCTCCAGTGCGTCTTGTTTTGCGATTTCTTCTGCGAGTGCGACGACCGCCTTTTTGTTGACGTTTGGTTTTCTTATTTTTGCGTCTCATTGAACGAGCGCGTCTTTTTCCGCCTTTTACTTCTTCTTCAATGGTATTTACTTCTGGATTTTCTACAATTGGTTCGATTGGAGCTTCTTCAAAAGGGGTTTCTACTTCCTCCTCAGGGGTTTCTACTTCTTCCTCCACAGGTGCGACTTCCTCCTCTGGGGTTTCAATGACCTCCTCTTCGACAGGGGGTTCTACGACTTCTTCCTCTGGGGTTTCAATGACCTCCTCTTCAACGGGGGTTTCTACGAGTTCCTCATCGACTGGAGCTTCTACGACTTCCTCCTGAGGTTCAACTACTTCTTCTTTCAAATCGGATAGTAATTCGTCTTTCAGCTCTTCTTTAATTTCTTCTTTAATTCTATTTTTAAGGTCTTCTTTAATTTCTTGCTTAATTTCTTTAATAAAATCGGAATCTCCACTGTTAATCATATTGCTTATATATTATATCAACATAATATAATATAAAAATCCTAAATTAATTTGTAAAATTGCGAGTAGATTGACCACCTCTCACCCAACCATCTAAAGCCGCCTCTTCAACAACAAAAGCAGGGTTTTTCACACGTTCTTCCATATGAGTATCAGTAGGATACATAGAATAATTACTAAATGATTTTTCCATAATAGTGGATACACTTTTCTTATCACTAACAAGTTCTCCTTGCTGTAGTTGACTTTCTAAAGCAGGGTCGCAACTACCTTTTCCTAAATATGGAACAGTAGCAAATGGACGAGGGAATAACATTAGTTTTTCTAAAGGTCTTTCTTGTTCGGTTTTCAAAGTAAGCATAGAGTTCACGTCAATAACAGAACCAGCTACTCCAGTACCACTTACCATCATAGTAGGTTGTTGAGTAGCAAATTTCACTTGACTATCACTAGTTTTATCGCTAAAGAATTCGGATAACATATAATTTGCGAAACGAGTATTGTGTAAATTACGTTGAGTTTGGTCAGTTGCGTCTAAACCAATGCGACCCATATTATTGAAAGTATATGACGACATCTTATTATAATATATTATAATATAATAAGAGTTTTTTCTCTGTGAAAGGAATTATATTTCTTTATTTTTCACTAAATAAGTGGGTCTCCTTAGAAATCGTAGGTTCTCCCTATTAATTAGTATGTCTTGATAAGTTTCTAGCGCAAGCAAATTTATTGCCTTCTTTACAAGAAATCATACTACCATAGCAAAATTCGGCAAAAGCGCCTTGGTCATTTGGTATAGTCGTATTTGGATTACTATGGAAAGGACGTAAAGATTGTTCAAACACAAATTGTTCTCCTAAATCTTTAAATAATTTATCGGCAATATCTGGTTGGTCAGGATTCGCATCACTGACTAATTGTTTTGCTTGTGTTAAAATTTTATTGTTGATATTATCATTAAAAGCGGGAGGAGCAGGTTTTTTATTTGGATTATAGTCATAATCAGTCATCAAAACATTACTAAATGGATTGCTTGCCGTAGGCTCATCGAATACATCAGGAGAAATAGAAATATTATTTTCTTTTAAATAAGCCATGGCTGGATTATCAAAGTTCTCTACTTTGTCTAAATTAGGTTTTTTCTTTTCATTCTTTTGTTTTTCTTTTTCGTGATAATAATGAAATAAAAAGATTGCGAAAAATGTTATTGCGCTAATAAAGAGTAGACGAATATTTCTAGTGAAAGCAAATCCAACGATGGTTAAAATAATAACCACTCTGGTAATTGCGTTTAATTTTTGGTTATAGTTCATCGTATCAATAGGAAAAAACTCGAAAATAGAATCCTTATCAAATAAAATATTGGGGTTCTCTCCCCAAAAAGCGGTTTTTGTACAAGCCGCAGGTTTTACGGGTAATGGTAAAATTTCAGCCGGAGAACTTTGTAGTGATACAGTTTCTTCATTTTTATTATGGTCAGTATTTATATGTTGAATAATTTGACTACTAGGTTTGTTGTATTCCATTTATATATAGTTGTATAATTTATATTATATAATTACTAAATATAATATAAGTTGTCTAAAATTCCGTGAACAATTGAAATCAGAATTTTATGCGGGAGAACCTCTCGTTTTTATACATTTACTATCTACTTCTAAACTTTCGCATTTTTCCGTTTGTGGAATCACTCGTAATACACATTTGGATTTTTCGCCATATAAAGGTTCAGTGCAACCTTTTTCTTTGTTCTCTTTGCGTTTTTTCATGGTTTTACGTTGTAAATCTTTCAATGATTTTGTGCATCGAGAACGGAAATGTTCATAACGTTCTTTCACTTGTTCGTAGGTTAACCCCGATTTTTTGTTCAACATATCATTAATCACTTCATGTAAATCATAAATATATTTGGAAAAAGTTGCGCGTGATTTCATATGAGACATTAATAATGGTAATTTCTGAAAATTTTTACACAGATTTGCTCGGCATTTTCCGCAGGGCAAAACATGTTTCAAACTTAATACAAAATTGCGATATCGTTCTTTTTCTTTACAATTTGGACGAACTGGATAATTAAAACTCATGGTGTGTAAATAATGCCACGCGCTAGGACCCCAAATGCTCGTCATCATGCCATCATTACTTTGATAATCGCTCTCTGTGTATACTGGAATATCTATAGATGGTTTATTTTTCATCGTTTTCGTCATCGTTCTAAATAATATAGTTATAATAAGTGAATAAAATAAAATCTACAAAAAATATTGTAAATCGGTTTTATCAGGACCATTTACATGAACGAATAATGGATTATATTTATTATAGAACGCGCGATGACCATCCCATTTAATGGTATTGATAGGAATACCAGCTGTATTTAAAAAGATTGAATTATAATAATCTAATGTAATCAGATCAGGATGAGCTAAAAATTTATTAGTCCAAAATCGTTGGTCATCATCAGAATCATTGTATTGATATCCCAAAAGGCATTCACGCAACGCCCATACTCTACCAATATATAACCCACTATTTAAAAAAGGAAATTCCAAATTTTTAAAAGCATATTCGGTTGCTCGTTGAGGGTCTGGATTACAATATTTCTCTGCGCCAAAAACAATCGGTTTACCAAATTCTAAATAACGTTCAATAATTTGGTCTTGATTACCACAGTATACGACATCATACGCATCTGTAAATAATACAATATCATTTTCCTCTAATTTAGCACTCCATACATAGTAGTATACTTCTTTAATTTTTAAACCGAAATTCGCGGATGCTAACCAACCAATATTGCGGTTCTCTTTTTCTGCTAATATAGTTATCTCTTCGCCTTGTCTAGTTAAACGTTTTTTAATCAATAAATCTAAGTTTTCATTTGGTTTCGTAGCAATCGTAATGTAATGTAATTTAGGTTTAGACATTGTATATAATAAAAACAAGTATTTATATTATTATATTAGTAAAAATTGTAATATAGAATATATATCTATATATTATAATGGCCCCTATATTAGAAGTAGTAAAACGTATTTTTCGACCATATTCCACTTACATCATGATTACGTTATTGGTAATCGTATTTTCCATTGCTGCTTATTTTATTTTTAAGAAATATTATATTAAGAAACTAGTGTCTGATAATAAAAAATATACAGATGTAGCAAACGCAGAGAAACGTTCGAAAGAAGTTGTAATATATTTTTTCAACGTTGATTGGTGCCCTCATTGTAAAACCGCAAAACCAGAATGGGAGAAATTCGCCAGTTCATATGATGGTAAAGAAAAAGGCGAATATGTAATAAAATGCGTGAATTTTAATTGTACAGATGAAAATGCGGATGTCGCGAAGATAATCAATCGTTTCAATATTGATTCATATCCAACGATTAAAATGGTGAAGGATAATCAAACAATCGAATTTGATTCTAAGATAACCGAATATACTTTAGAACAATTTGTAAATACGATGGTATAAACTCCGGGAAACCTACGGTTTCCCCGGACGCCCCTTCCCTTATTTGGTTAGTTATTGAAAAAATGTTTTTATATAATCATATATGTAAATGTTGTATGTAATCCAAATTATATAAATATTGCTGATAATATTTACATAATGCCTCTTGAATTGATAGTTGCTATATCCAAGAATGGAATTATTGGAAAAAAGAATGAAATACCATGGTATATTCCCGAAGATCTACAACGATTCAAAAAAATAACGCAAGGAACAAAGGTAATTATGGGAAGAAAAACATATGATAGTTTGCCGAATAAACCATTGAAAAATCGTACCAATATAGTGATAACAAAAGAACCCGAAAAATATGCCGGTTTAGCATCTGAAAATGTGATATATGGAAGTGTTTCCGATATATTTACTATATTATCAACTATACACAAAGATGAACGAATATGTATCATCGGTGGTTGTGAAATATACTCATTATTTTGGAAATATTGTAGCATTTTTCATATAACAATTGTGGACGAAATAATTGAAGGAGATGTTCAATTTCCATATAGCATAGAAGAGATAGAAAATACGCATACATTACAAGAAAAAAGTGAAATACAATTTTCCCGAAATAACCACACCCCTTATTATTATTCAACTTATGTAGCCAATTCTGAACCGATGCGAATAAGTTCTATGCGTTTTTCCATCGAAGATGCGGTTTCATAAATATCATAAATAGAAAGAGGCGGACACGAGACAAATACTTCTTTCCCTATTTTGTATTCTTTTTTTACATTCAATACTCGGTCAATCGTTTTATATAATAAATTCAATATATAATCAATTAACGTAGACGATTCAGTAATATCACTGGTGCTATCAAAAATAGATTTTCTACACATACCAAATATTTCTTCGGGCAAAGCCCCGTTTTCAACACAATATTTGATAGGATAATTAGCTACAAACCCGCCATCGCAATAACAAATATTATCTTTAATAATCGGTTGAAATAAGATAGGTAAACTACACGAACTATAAACCGCATCTATCACACACCAATCAGGGTGTGTTTTATGTGAAAAATCAATTAAATTGAATGTATTGATATCCGTAGACATAATATGTAATTCAATATTTGTAATTTCATATAATTCTTTCAAAGATACATTTAATGAAATGTCTTTCGCTTTGAATAGAGGAGAGAACGTATCTTCCACAATTTTTCTTTCCAAAATACCTTTATTTTGGAAGGCATATAAAATAGATTCCATTGAGAATTTGTATACATTTTGCCATGGACGTTTAATAATATAATCGTCCATCGTATCCCAATCATATTTTAACGCAATGAATACTGCGATTAAAGAACCAACCGATGTTCCGTATATGGTTTGTATATGATTAATATTCCATAATCCCGTTTTATGTGTATCACGCAACAATCCATAAAATGAAAAACCAACCACGCCACCGCCGGATATTACAATATGTTTTATATTTGGTATATGTATATCTTGAACTTCAGTTTCAATGTTCTCTATCATTTTGTAAAAATGAGTATTTTATATTTATATTTTTTCTATGAATTAATATAATGTCGTCTTTTTTATACGTAAATGATGAAGAAGCACAACGCAAAATAAATATTGATGAATTGTATGCAAAAAAACAGCAAAAAGAGTTAAAGCAGTTATCCATTTTTAATAAATTATTAAATCGTATTCATAAACGTATTACAATAACTGGTAAAAATAAACCGAATGATAAACACATATGGTTTATCGTTCCTGAATATATATTTGGAGAACCTATCTATGACCAAGGGGATTGTTTAGGTTATTTAGTCGCGAAATTAGAAGAGAATGGTTTTTTTGTAAAATATGTTCATCCAAATGCTCTATTTGTTTCCTGGATGAATTGGGTTCCATCCTATGTTAGAAGTGAATTTAGAAAACAAACCGGGTGCACGATTGATGAAAAGGGAAATATTATATCTAGACCTGAAGAAAAAACGGATGATACAAAATTGTTGAATGAAAAACAGAATACGAATCAAAAAGAGCAAAAACAATTTACTCCTATTGGACAATACAAACCAACGGGTAATTTAGTGTATAATAATGAAATGTTTGAGAAAATAGAAAAGAAAGTCTCTTTCGTATAAAATTGAAATAATACTTCGCATATTGTTTCAGTTATAAAAATGATTTCGCCTGTAAAAAAATTTACAATACGCGTTAAAATAAATAAAAATAAGTCAAATGTAAGTTTAGGAACTGAACCGATGAATAACATTCAATTTCAACCGTTTGAAGATGTGAAACCGGAAAAGAAATCAGAAAATAAAACAAAAAAAAAGAAATCGAATTTATCAACGATAGATAAATCTAAATTATGGGATATTTTTGATAGTGATATCAAAACATTACATCATGAAGAAGACGCGAATATTGAATGTATTTATTCTACGAAAGAATTGGATTTATGTAATGAATGTAATTCTCCATTGGTCATTATGGATGATGGATTTCCAACTTGTATCAATAAAACGTGTGGTATTATTTGTAGAGATACTTTAGACTATTCACCCGAATGGAGGTTTTATGGTAATGAAGATAAAAACGCAAATGACCCCACCCGTTGTGGGAATCCTATCAATCCTTTGTTGGTAGAATCGTCCTTTGGTTGTAAAGTATTATGCTCATCGAATTCTTCATATGAAATGAAAAAAATACGTAAATGGGCGGAGTGGCAATCAATGCCGCATAAAGAAAAGTCATTGTATGATGAATTCCAGTTTATTACAGTGATGGCTCAAAACGCAGGTATTCCAAGAATATTTATTGATGACGCGATGTCGATACATAAAGATATTTCGGAACAGAAAATGTTTAGAGGTATGAATCGTGATGGAATTAAAGCGGCGTCGATTTATATCTCTTGCCGTTTAAACGGTTGTCCACGGACACCCCACGAAATTGCGGAGATATTTAAATTAGACAAAACAAGTGCGACAAATGGGTGTTCTATGGCTGTCAATATATTACATAATATAGAACGCAATGTAGAAACTTCACAACAAAGTGATTTATGTGTAACGATGCCTAGTTCATTTATTGAAAGATATTGTAGTAAATTAGGTTTTAATCAAGAATTGATTATGTTATCAAAATTTGTAACAAATAAAATCGAAAAAAATAATATTATTACTGATAATATTCCGCATGCGATTGCCGCAGGTATAGTATATTTTATTGCCCACAATTGTAATTTACATGTTACAAAATTAGATATAAAAGCTGTATGTGGTGTAAGTGAAGTAACGATTAACAAATGTTTTAAAAAATTGGAAAGTATACGTGAACAATTAATTCCACAATGTATTTTAGACAAATATACGTAAACGGCAAATTTTAGGAATTTTTTTATGTGTTATAATGAATTATATTTTACATGAGTATATTATATAAAATATAATGGAAGAACAACCATGCGAAAATATTACGATAGAAATTGAAAATGTTGAAACAGTAAATATCACTATTGAATCACAAGAACCATGTGAAGAACATGTATGTAATTGTGATATGACTGACCCTACGGTAGAACACGGCCCTTTATGCCCTGGAGCAGTGAAACCAGAAATAACGGAAGTACCAACACCAGTACCAGTAGAGGAAACCCCTGTAGAAACAGCTTCTGAACCAGTAGAGGAAACCCCAGTTGAAACAGCACCAGAACCAGTGGTGGAAGAAACCCCAGTTGAAACAGCACCAGAACCAGTGGTAGAAGAAACCCCAGTGGAAACAGCTCCTGAACCACTGGTAGAAGAAACCTCAGTTGAGACAGCTCAGGAACAAGTCGTTGAAACACCAGTTGAGACAGCTCCTGAACCACTAGTAGAAACCCCGGTTGTGGAACCAACACCTGATAGGGAGGGGGCGTCCGGGGGAACCTACGGTTCCCCGGATTTAATATTCATCGTTCCATACCGCGATAGAGAACAACAACAAAAATTCTTTTCACAACAAATGAAAGTAGTCTTAGAAGATATTCCAGAAAACAAATATAAAATTTATTATATTCATCAAAATGATAAACGCGAGTTCAATCGTGGTGCGATGAAGAATATTGGTTTTTTAATGGTAAAGAACAAATATCCAAATGATTATAAAAATATTACATTAGTATTTAATGATGTAGATACAATGCCTTATTCCAAAAATTTCATTAATTATTATACAACACCTGGAACAATAAAACATTTTTACGGGTTTAGATACGCTCTAGGTGGAATTGTATCCATCACCGCAGGGGATTTTGAAAAAACTGGAGGATTTCCAAACTTTTGGTCGTGGGGATATGAAGATAATTTATTAAATAAACGTGTGTTAAAAGCAGGATTAACAATTAATAGAGACCAATTTTATGATATCATGGATAAAAATATGTTCCAAATGAAGGATGGTCTAGCACGTTTAGTAAATAGAGGAGAGTTTGATAGATATTTAAGTAATACAACAGAAGGTTATCATACTATACAAGGACTACAGTATATTATTGACGAAGTGAATGGGTTCGTAAATGTGAATCAGTTTAATACAGGGGTAGTAATAAATCAAGAACAAAATAAAATACATGATTTAAGAAATGGTAATCGACCTTTCCCAGTAATGATGAATAAAAGACGCATGCCTAGAATGGGAATGAATCTATAATTCAATTATTCATAACATTCAAATATTTTATAGGTAATGCCGATTTCATTATATGTTTCCCAAATACCCGATATTTTAATAATATATTGGATATTTTTATTTATTTTTGAATTATAATCTGTATAATCTCTATAAATTTTCAAATTTCCACTATATAATTGTTTTGTTAATAAACATGTTGTTTTTTTATTGATATGATTAATTTGTTTGTAATATTCAATGATTTTATATTCTATTTTAGATAATTCTTGAACGATGGGCATATTGATAACATTTGATGGATAAAATTTTAAAAAATATTTATTCGCAATTTTATCAACGGATTGAAGTTCAATCGGTAAATAACAATAAATACTATTCAATGACAATGACGGATTTGAATAAATAATTTTGGTGAATGTTCCATCCATAATAATATTACGCTTACTTTCTAAAAAAATTAAATTGATTAATTGAAAAGATGATATATCGAAAACTATATTCATAACTAATAAGATATATAGAATATCTTATTATGTTTATTAGGTTTTCCCGCTACATTTATTTATAGAAGAATTCCATACACAATAATTTTGTTTAGAACAAGTCGTTTCATTTAGATTCGTGCAATCCAATTTATTCAAACATTCGGATATAATATTATCCCAGGTACAAAATCCAGAATTCTGAGAACATTGGTCATTCGTCATTAGATTACATGAAGGAGGAACAATGGTAGGGGTTGAAGATAAACTGACTACAGAATACGTAGTTGTAGACGTAGTAGACAGATTGCTACTGGTAGATGATTGTGGTGTTGAATGAGATTTAAACCATGCGCCTTCTTTATAACGAAAAAATATAAAAAAACATATAATAATAAAAGATAAAATTAGCAAGAATACTAAATTATTAGTAAATTTATTAAAAGGAAATTTCATTATATAATATATATTATATAATATATAATGTCTGCTAGATTAAATATGAAAAAAATAAGGGAATTTTCTTGGAAAGGTAAAACATTTACGGAAATTACTTCTTTATTAAAGAAAAATAATACTACTATCAATACAAATTTTTCCAAAAACAGTTATTTCATACCTAGACCATTGAAAATATATAGAAGAGAAGTCGTCGTAGGTAATTCTAAGAATTGTAATTTAAAAACATCAACATTGATAAGAGATTTTGATATGCCTGGCGGAACTATTGTAAATAGTAAAGCAAGTACTAAAAATGGTTTAACAAACACTTTAGATATAAATTTGACCGAAAATAAATATGAGCGTCCAGGAACATCTACTGTATGTTTTTCACAAGCGGACAATGCTAGACGCCGTGTTCGTAGTGGTGGAATGATTAAACGACAATTTGATATAACCAAAAACAATGACACATATCATACTTCCACCAATCAATATTTAGTAAGTCGCAATAGAACATTTCAACAAAATCAATATAATTACATTAAGCAAGGTAGCGCAAATGTAAAACCAGGTGATGCTTTATCTAAACAGAATGTCTATTCAGCAAACGGTATTAATCACTGTTCTAAATATTATATTCCAACCGCTACAACATTCCAATATCAATGGTTTGATATTCCTAATTATAATAATCCAGGTATTAATGGAGAAATAGGCAATTATTATACTGTAACCATTCCTGCCGGATATTATTCGGTGGAAGAAGTAAATGCGGTATTTCAACAAACAATGACGAATAATTTTCATTATTTTGTAGAACGTTCTACCAAATTGAAAGTGTTCTTATTAGCAATTGCTTATAACAATAGCACACAATTAGTAGAATTACAATCAGTAGAAACAAATAATAGTATATTTAATTCAATTCGATATTCATTTCCATTGGATAATACCAACAATGAAGTATTAACATGGGCATCATATTTACTAGATACATCTCAAACATCAAACATTACCAACTGGCCAGGATTTAAAATTTCAGCGAATTTATTTTCAACTGCCATTGGTTTTGCGGCAGGAAACTATCCTTCAAATATAATAGGTATAGATTATCAAGCAAATCAACTAGTACAAGGTTATACCGGTAATTTAACATTTTCATCCAGCTACAAACCTGGTTTGATTTCATTATATATTCCAATTTATTATAAACCAAATAACCCACAATTTGCCCAACAAGGAGCTGTATCGGCGAGTTCTCATACTTCACGATCACGATATAATTCAATAACCAATAACACTGTCAAATATCAACAAGCATACGGATTATCTGTCGCAAATGCCTTAGCATATGGTGTTCCAGAAGGCGGTTATACATTTAAAGATAAAATCGGTTATCCTTTGAAGAAGACGCCTGTGTTTTCCAAATATTCAAATAGTATGCGAACTTGTAGTGCTACCAAAATTTCAAATATGATATAAACAATCGACATATATATTATATTTCACATTTGGAAGTAGGAATTGTCATAGGTAGAATAGGTAATTCATCCATAAACGGTTCATATATTTGGGTTGGAATATCTTCGTCATACATATAATTGGTAGGAATATCTACCGTATCAATCGAATACATATTTGTGAAATTCATAATATTGTTATATTCAATATTATGTTTTATACACCATTGAATACATTTTTGTAAATTCATTTTGATTAGATTTTCGATTTTATCTTGTTTATACTTGTGCTCAATTAATGAAATCGTATAATGTATGTTTTCTATTTGTTGTTGCCCAAAAATAGCGTTGTATTCTTCTATTTTCGATACAAAATAATAATACAAAGGCACATTCAAAAAACGATGAATCGTATCGTTCGTAGAAGACATTTTTTTAAACGCATGGTGAATAAATGGATAAAAATGTTCATTCGTATCGAATAAAAATCCTCTACAAACTACATATTTTTCAGAATTCGCATAACGGCTCGTTTGTGGTTTGATTAAATATACTCTTTCGTAAAAAGAAGATAATATATACAGTAAATCAACGGTATGTTCCATAAAACAATCGAATAATTTTAAAATAAATAGCCCGTCTTTTTTTTGCATAGTAACCGCATAACAAATTTGGGCAAATAATAATTTCGCAATGGAGATTTCTTGATTATTAAAATCAAAAGAAAAATCGAACCCACCATCACCCGTAATAACATCCATACTTGCACCATATTTGTTTTTACAATATTCGAAATTATCTAATGACAAAATATTTCCCGTATTATCTACTCCTTTTTCAATAAAGACATTTGGATTTTTCATTAAGAAATCACTGCTTTTTTTCCAAGCCGGAACATTCGGGTCATCGTCGTTATCGATTAACGTCATTCCTACGTATTTATCATTCGGATTATTACGTTTGTGGGTTAATGCTTCGATAAAACCACCCGGTCCTTCCGCCAAGTGAAATGTACGGATGGGTTCATTGGAAAAATGAATATTGAATACATTTAATATTTCGATCATTTTGAAATATGACCGGGATAATGGTTTACACTTCGCAATACTCTTTTTTTTAGAAGGAACTAAACTATGGATATATTCATATGGATTGGTATATTTTTTAAATACATCCCAGTCTCGTTCATGATAATCCAATTGTTCTTTGATATAATATAAATAGGAAGATAATGAATTTGAATATTTTATTTCAGGAGGGGTTGGCTCGGCAATACAGTCAATATATTTATGTATTAAAAATGAGGTTCGCGGCAATAAATAATAAGTCATGGAAAAAATTATGTATTATTGAATGATACATAATTTATACAAATGTGTTTATATCATTATTATTTTTTCTTATTTTCTTCTTCTTTCACTTGTAAGACTACCTTTTTCTTCGTTTTACGAACAGTGATTGTTTGTTTTTTCTTTTCTACTTCTTTGGATAAGTCTTCCATGACTTCCTCTTCTATTTTATCCACAATATCATTTTGTTTGGAAATAATTTTACCGATTTTGTCGGTATTTACATTTCGCACTTTCTTGAAAATGAAATAACGATTCAAAAAGGATATGCGTTTTTCATCGCTACTCATATACAATGCTTTTTTATAATTATATTTTTCGTTAGGATCGCGTTTAATTTCGTTTTCCATCCAATAGAACAAATCATTAAATAATCCAGTGCCGTTTGGTAAATTCATATGTTCGGCTTCTGTTCTACTGATTAATACAAATCCATAATCTTCCATAATGCGTTTTAAATAATTGAAATTGACCAAATATTCTTTGAATACATTATTGATACTTTCTTGATATACATTGATTGGATAACCCACCGACATATCATCTTCTGGAAATCCGGTTTCATCATATAATTTGGTTATTTCAAATATTTTATGTTCATCTTTCATAATGGTTATCGACTCATCTTTTTTTATTTTTTTCAATAGATTGAAAACACTTTGACCATCATAACATGTTCCTATGAAATAACCGTGGGTTTTGGTACATTCCGCAATATTTCGTAAAAAGTCGTGTAGAGTTGATTTATTCTCAAAGAAATAGTGTAATGCGAATTGGCATGAACTAATTTGAAAACCATCTTGTGCTCTTCCATAATGTTTATACACCGCTTTTCCCAACAAACCTACATCTTTGGGTCCTGTTCCAAATATCGCTCGATTAATTTGTTTTTCTTTTTCGGTAGCAAATGCTGAACCATTTCGAATGTTTACACTACTATTACCTTTCATAAATAATGCGTCTGGAACATTTTTGTTTTCTTTTCTAGATGTTATGTATCTCGCACATGCGCCATCAATCGAATGATGAATATTCACCCCCGATTTATCAATACCATATACAAAGGATAATTGTGAACGTATCCATTTGGGTAAATCGCCTGCTTTTCCTACCGCATAATCAATCAAGGTATCATTGCGTTGAGAAACACCCATAATTAACTTGTGTTTGATAACATTATGAAAATCGCGTAAGGCTTGAGTAGATGATTGTATGGATATTTTATTATCCGAACGATTGTAATATACATCTTCATTGATAACGTTTTCTGGAATACCTTCGCCGGTAGAAATCATTTCTTTGGTAATTGGATGGTGAATAGAATGCCAGTTGTTATTTGCTACGTGATAGGCGTTTCCATAATTTTTATTGTTTTTCAACCAATTGTTTTTCAATTCATTTGTTTTATCATAACGAACTCGTAATGGAACCCATTTCCACCCGTCTTTGTTATTCATTTCATATTTGAATTCGACAATCATATTTGATTCGAAATATTCCTTTTCTTCAGTCATCATATATATGTTGCTACCGTCTTGGGTCATCATGATATTACAAAAGCAGGCATTAGGGTCATACGGACTCGTTGGTTGAAACGGAACGGGTTTATAGTTATCTTCATCATCTAAATTATCAGAAGAAGGGATCGCATCATCTACGATGGTTTGAAATGGATTCAAATAACCATGTTTCTTTTCATCATATCCACAATGTAATATCAATGTTTTGTATTGTTTCACATCTTGAACACCAGCCATATTTTTACCATCTTCAAATATATAATGAATTTCATCCTTATCGCTATTTTCCTTCTTTTTAATATTGACCAAGAAATCAATGGTATTATATTCGGCGGGTTTCCATTTAAAAGACAAATCCCACGTATGTTTTTGTAATGGACCGGCGACGCCTACTTTATTGCTTCCAACACCAGTATCCGCTGGAGTAAATATTAAACCATCTGTATTGTATTCAAATAACCCATCATCAATTTCAGATAAAATAGTTGAACAACATTCAAATATACTTACATCTTTGCTATTCATATAAAAGTTTTTACATTTGATTCTGAAATCGGTTGGTTTTTTTTGTTCCGTTGTTTTATCCAAAATAGAGATAGGTCGTAAATCATTCATCACTTCATTTAATAATTCTAAACGGTATTTGATTTCTTTTTCATCCTTTTTGTCTTTTTTCATTATTTCTTCGACTTCTTTTTCTTCAAGATTGGCGGATTGATAAAACGCATGCTCGCGGACGGATTTTTTATTCATATAATAAATATCGAATGCCGCATATAAATTAATATATTTGCGTGTTTTATCGTATTTAATATGTTCACCATCAATTAATGTGTTATGTAGTTCTTTATTTGCTGTATATGTGCCGGTAAAGATTACATTCATGTTGGTATCAATCATATAAATATGTCCATTTTTCGCTATAAATAATAATTTACGGTCTCCATCTGCTTTATCCGTGACTGTATAATGATTGCGAATATTTCCAACGGTTAAGGTTGATTTTTCATCCAACGGTTGTATATTTTCCATTTGTAAAGTATAAGAAGAAGGTCCGATGAAATTCTTAGGCATGACCTTACGTGGTGTATATTCTTCACCGTGGATTAATTTCATATATTCTTGTAAAATATTATCACGTTCTGAATAGGTAATTGGATATTTACTTCCTTGTAAACCACTCATGATAACACGGATTGCTTTTCGCAAAGCACCCATTAAACTCGATACATTATTATATTTGGTTCCTGTGCCTACACGTTGATTATCTACCTCCAATTCAATCTCATAGACTTCTACATTGGAAAATACGCCAGCATCTTGTATGGTATATTGTGGAATAGGTACATAATTTGACTTTTTGGACGATTTTACAATACTTAAATCTACGAAGATTGGATAATCCGAATGTTCAAACCGAACACGATTCATAGAGCGGAATATTTTTTTACTATCGTTCCATTTATTGATAATCGTGCGTGAAATATTCGAATTAATATGAAAATCTTCTTCTAATTGATAAGAAACACGAATATTAAAATCTTTAATATCGACTGGTTTGATTGGTTGTCCATTTTCTGCAATCGCGATTTTCTTTTGTGTGAATTTTAATTTATTTGATAAATTTGAAGGCATATCAATTAATTTTTGAATACTATTCGTGCGACAATATTCCTGTATTAAATCAGTTCCGGTTATTTCCGCACGAATATTCGATATTTTTGTAGCGCCAGTTCGGTTATCAATATATTCACTATTAATGCGCAACATTTGAACACCATCTTCATTTTTACAGGTAAATCCGCAAGAACGCAATTGTTTCACCACATTATCATAATCGATTTTGGATATCGGTTTGGATAATTTGGTATTCGAACCAAAACGGATTTCCAATTCACTTGTTTTTTTGTCTTTTTTCATGATTGGATTACTTGCTAAATAATTCTCAATCACCTTTTCAAACTGTTCGATAAGATGCTTTGTTTGCGTTTGCTCATCCGCGGTCTGTGTGAATGGTGATTTCGAATTATCCGTTGGTTCATTTTGTTTTTCTGTTTCAGTATCCATTCTATTATATAATATGTATATTAAATATTATATAGTTTTCAAATATTATTTCAATTTTACACCCTCGTTATCGCAAACCGAATTATATTCCTAACGCATTTCCTACTATCTCATATAAATCACCTTTTTTATATTTCACATTCGAATCATATACATTTAATTTTTTAGCGAGATTTTCCAAATCTTCTAGCCGATAATTTGATAAAGCCTTCAAATACTTATTATATTGTTCTAAAACAATATATTTTTCACGCAATTCAATAATTTTGGAGGAAGGTATATATTCTATTTGAACACTGTATTTTCCAAATTCATCTTTATATAAAACATAGGTAAATGTATTATCGTCATGAAACACATCGGAAACACGTTCTTTATTGACCCAAAATTCCAACATACATTTGGTTTTTTCATTAATAATAAGTAAATTAATGTTATAATAGACTGAAACCGCGGTTAAACATAAAAAACTAGTTTGTTTTTGTTGAGTCATTAATTCAGACATAATTTCTTGTATAGCGACATTTGTAATTTTATAATTGGTGTTTTTCATATTTACTTTGTTTTCCTTTACAAATTCTAATATTTTTTGTTTTTCTTCTAATTCTTTTACACCATAATTACGATCAATTTGAACATAGTCATTGTATCCATAACAAATGATATATAAACACCAAAATAATGTATCTGGTTGTCTTGGTGTAATCAATGAACGTTCTTCGCGTGGTTGAACAATAGTCTCTTCTCGGTCTATATCTTCAATCGTGTTTTCAACAGGGGTTTCCATTTGTACGTCTATTAATTTTTCAGGAGATTTTTCTTCATTTTTACGCATAGCAAATACACTTTCATTTATGATTTTTTCTTTGTTATCAACAGACAGCATAAAATGTTGAAATTTGTGTAGTTCACTTGGCTTCTTGATAGTATTTGTTTTGTATATTAAACTGTTGAAATATGATAACATTTTTATATTATTTCGTATTATACATATATGTAGGCATGTCTTTATCTTGTTTTTCACTATTGAAAAATGCGTTTTTGAATTCTTCTTTTTGATATTCTAATGTTTTTAAATTCTCTTCTTGTTCTTTTGTATAATGAATATATTCTTCCATCTCGCTGATGGTTTCATTCGGTAAAAAAGATAGATTCACATATACACCTGATTTATTTTCATTTATTTTACACAGGTTTTTAGAAAGAATTTTAAGTATTTCTACTTGATGATATTTACTCATATTTTCTATGGAAGTTTTCATATTTTCTAATTTTTCAATATTCTGCATATTATTATATCTTAGCACAAACATTTTATATTGTTTTTAGATTGTATTGTTTTGGTATTGATACTATCTGTAAATTTGTAATTACAAATAGTATTTTTCTAACGAATAAAATATATAGAATATATAAAAATGAATATTATACACACATTATTATTACAATTCATACAACAAGAGAAAGTAAAAACTACCGGTATATTGCTATTGAGTTTATTAATCAATCTTTTTCAAATCAATGGTATATCTTATATTACCGCGAATATCATAACCTTTATGCAAGATAAAAATTATAATTTAGTAAATACATATTTTAACTATTTCATATTTGCTTCTATTGCTTTTATTATTATTTACTACGTGTATAAAATATTACAAAATTATTTAATCATCAAATTATCCTTATGGATTAAAAAAGAAATCATAGATATCATTTTTAAAACCAACAATGAGAACTTCAGTGGTATCAATTTCACCGAGTTTATTACTCCTATCAATCGTATTTCCAATGGGTCTTATCTTTTGTTTTATAATATTTTAACTGATATGATTCCTAATCTTGCTTTTTTATTAATGATTTCCCTTTATTTTATGTATACGAATCCATTGTTTGGTGTTATGTTTTTTGTTTCAAATATATTCATCATTGGTTATATTGCTTATTACTGGAATGAATTAATGGAAAATCGCATGAATTACGAAAAAAAAGTGAATTCCAATGAAAAATATATGATTGATTTATTTAACAATATGGATAAAATTATTCTTCGTGGTAAAACCAGCGATGAAAGTAATATTTTTTCAAAATTAACAGAAGAAGGCATTAAAAAAACGAATGATTTCTATTATTTAGTTACGAAACATTTATTCGTCATTACATTTTTCATTTATATAATCATTCTGTTATCGATTTTCTATTTAATTAAACTCTGCGTCAATAAAAAAATCACACCTACGTTGTTCATTACATTCTTTACCATTTTGTTATTATATAGAGACCGCATTATAAGCACCGCACAAGATTTACCCGATTATCTGGAATTTATTGGGCGTATTGATTTTGTTATACAAAAATTCCAAAAATTAATCGGAGATTATAATCCAGTAGATTATGATAAAACATATAGTCATGAAGAATTAGATTTTAAACGAATTACTTTTGAAAATGTATCTTATAAATACGATGGAACAGATTCGTATATATTTGAGGACCTTAATTTAAAATTAAATACCAATAAGAATACGATTGGAATTGTCGGTTATTCAGGAAAAGGCAAATCTACTTTCACCAAAATGATATTGAAATTCTATAAATGCGAAAAAGGTACAATAACGATAGATGGAAAAGATATTCAAACCTTAGACAGTGATTACATACGCAAAAATATTACTTATATAAATCAAAATTCCAAATTATTCGATAAAAAGATTATTGAGAACATTTTGTATGGTTGTAATGATGTCGCCGTGTGTAAAAATCATTTGTCTGAAATACAAAAATACAAAAAAATCCAAGATTTATTCAAGAAAATAGATATTCATAATAAAAATGCGGGATTGGCTGGAGAGAACTTATCGGGTGGTCAACGCCAAATCGTGAATATTGTAAGTGGTTTAATTAACCCATGTAAAATATTAATTTTAGATGAACCTACCAATGCGTTAGATATTGAATTGAAACAAGAAGTTATTCAATTAATCAACGATTTCAAAAAATACAAACAATCTATTATTATTATTACTCATGACCGTGATGTATATCCTTTGTTTGATGAAACGATCAATATTTAACGGTTATAATAATGATACAATGTAGTATTTGTAATTACAATTCTAATTCACAAAGCATTCACCGTATTATTTTTTAGAGAAAAATTAAAAGATACTATAGTATACAAATGAATATAGTATCTTTTTTATTAAAACAATTTTTTCAAGAAGAACAGTTGAATACATTTTTCATGGTTCTCGCCAGTTTTGTTATTAATTTATTTCAGACAAACGGTATATCTTTTATCACCGCTACTATCATTGATTCTATACAAAAAAAACAATACGATAACGTCCACCAATTTTTCAAATATTTTATAGTTGTATCTATGTTATTCGTTTTCTTGTTTTATCTTTATAAATTCTTTCAAAATAAATTGCTTACCAAATTACGGCAATGGATGCGTCATCAATTAGTTAAAATGTTATTGTTAGTAAACAACGAGAACTTCAGTGAAATCAACTTTTCGAAATTGAATTCCCCCATCAATCGCATTTCGTCCGTGTGTTTTATGGTTTTCAATGATATAATTACCTATTTATTACCCAACATTACGTTTTTATTGATGATTTCTATTTATTTTTTATACAATAATGTAATTTTCGGAAGTATTTTTATTATTGGAAATATACTCTTGGTCCTCTATTTGTTTTTAAATTGGAATAATATGTTGTCTCACAATGAAGAATATGAAAAATTCGTTTCGGATAATGAAGCCTATTTGGTGGAAATATTAAATAATATTGATAAGATTATCTATCGTGGTCAAACCACTAACGAGATTGATATTTTCTCTGGTAAAACCGATAAAAGTATTGATACCGCGTTTAAATTTTATTCGAATACGAATTATCATGCTACCATTATGAATGCGATGGTGTTTATCATTATCATTCTTTGTTTGTGGTATTTAATTCAACTGACGATTTCAAAACAAATGACCATTACTACCTTTATTACTTTCTTCACGATTTTATTATTATACCGTGAAAAGTCGCTTACGATGATACAACAAATCCCCGATTTTATTGAATTTTTAGGTCGGTCTGATTCGGTAGTGAAACATTTTCAAAATATGGCGGAGGATTATACTCAATTTATGAAAACTAATTATATTGAAAAACCATTACAATTTAATAAAATACGATTTGAGAACGTGGATTTCAAATATAAACAAGGGTTCTCTTATGTCTTGAAAAAATTTAATAAAACTCTTGATTTGAATGATAAAATTATTGGGATTGTTGGGTTGTCAGGCAATGGAAAATCAACGATCGCGAAATTAATTATTAAAATGTATAAAGCGGAATCTGGTGCGATTTATATAGATGATGAAAATATTATGAATATTGATGGAAATTATATACGAAATCATATTACGTATGTAAATCAAAATTCGAAACTATTTGACCGTAAAATTATAGAGAACCTATTGTATGGTTGCTATGATTTGGATATATGTAATAAATATTTACATATAATCATGAAATACCCGAAAATAAAAGAATTATATAAAAATGTTGATATTCACAATAAAAAGGCGGGATTGTTCGGTGAGAACCTATCTGGCGGTCAACGCCAAGTCGTAAATTTAATTGGCGGTTTAGTCATGCCTTCTCAAATCGTTATTTTAGATGAGCCGACAAATGCGTTAGATATGGCTTTGAAGAAAGAAGTCATTCAATTAATTGCGGATTTCAAAAAATATAAAAAATGTATCATGATTATTACTCACGATAAAGATTTATTTCCTATTTTTAATGAAACTATCAAGGTGGGTTGATTTATTTTCTAGATTTACGATTACTTCTTGTTCTATTCTTTTTTGTTCTATTTTTATTTCTTTTTGATTTTATTATTCGTTTACCGCCTTTAAACGTATCTTTATGATTTTCTATGAATTGCTTTATATTTATATCGTTTCCAAAAGTATTACTCCAAAATTTGTTTATTTGGTTCATGAAATCTTGTTTGTTGGAAATCTTATTCCAAACTTGAGTAAAATCCATCAATTGAAATACTTCAGTTAACACTACTTCTTTCTTTACATTATCCATTTCGAAATACTTATTTTTAATAGAAATTATAATGTCTATTTCTTTATTTGGATATATTGCGTTAAGTAATGGTTTAAATTTATTATAATCGTACATAAAATTACCAAATTTATTCACATTGTTGAAAAAATCAACATACCATTTAAAATATTGAACCCCCGCACCTATATTTGGATTATATTCAGGAAAGTCCGATGTTTTATATGGATTAATACTATTACTCTTTTCATAAAAGCATTCATTCATAAAATACAAAATACATACTAATAATTTATCTGTATTATTTGGATATCGTTGTGAGATACCCTTAAAAATACTAACATTAGATGCAATTCTCTTAGTATTCGCATCTGTAGATACATTTGTTTTATTACCAGTAGATTTAGAATCAGCGATTACAGGAGTAGTAGATTTAGAATCAGCGATTACAGGAGTAGTAGATTTAGAATCAGCGACTACAGGAGTAGTAGATTTGAAATCAGCAATTACAGGAGTAGTAGATTTGAAATCAGCAATTACAGGAGTAGTAGATTTGAAATCTTTAGAATCGGATACTATCACATTTTTATCGCCCAAACTATTTGTAGAATAGGTTGATTTTGGTTCGGCAACTTGTGCTCTTACATTATTTAATATAGATTTTACTTCTGGTATTTTTTTCGTATCGTTATCACATAGAGGGATATCTCCATGTTTAGGTTTTATTTTTAAATTATATTCCATAGAAAAAGCAGGGTAATTGCATGCGTTTTCTAACGCTGCTACATTATTTGTCTTTTTTGCTTCATTCACCGCATTCAACATATCATCGCACATATTTTGAGAACAATTATTTGATGCTTTTTTCAAATCCGCAGTACTTAATAAATTCAATGGTTTATTTTTATTCATAATATTTATATATATACCTATAGATATTATTCCTCATCGCTATCATCAAAGTCTAAATCCGCATCTCCGCCCAAAATTTGTATTGCCGGTTTTTTAGATTTTTCTTGATTTTTGTCCATTTTTTCAAACATTAATTTACCAATGACGCATATATATGGATCATTTAATTCAAACCGCGCGCCGATGACTTGAACTTTTATTTTCATATTGTCTTTAATTGTACTAAAGTATTTATCGGTGAAATGATGATCGCGAGCAATAAATACCGTTACAGGAACGGTGCCGTCGTTATCTACAACTTCCGCATGAATACCCGCTTTGGTAATTGTTTTTGTTTGACATTCAATTAACATTCCTTCTACTGGATGACATACCATACATTCATATACAGTATGAAATTCAATTAAATCGCCGTTCACATTCCCACTGGAATAGGTTAATACTTTTACCGAATTTGGACGAATAAATCCTTCTGCAATACATTTTCCTTCTGTTTTTTTGGATATTGATTTTTCTAAATTTTGTTTAATATTTTTACCCACTTCGGTAATAGATAAACTTACCTTCATTGTTAACATAGATTTGATATACACACCATAAATTTTTTGTTGGTCGTCCTTGCGTTCGAATTTTAAAGTATCGGTCATTTTATAACTAATATAATGATATAAATTATTATTTATATCATTTGATTATTTCAATTTTTCCAAAGGTCTAAAGTTCAGCACATTCAATGATTCCAGTGCGTCCCATTTTACAATTCACAATATTATTTTTCAAAGCTCTTTCGGGGTCTAAGAACCAAACTTTATTATCCTTTTTAATATCATTAAAGTGTCGTAAAATAATTTCCAAGATTACACACAGACCATTTTTCAAAATAGATTCGGTGTTATCATTATTATACGTCTTTTCTTCCTTTTCTCCTAATACTTGATTTAAAAATTTAATAATTTCGGTCTTTCCCATTCTATCACATCGAGAACCTTTATTATTACGAGTTTGGGTCATATCTTTAATTTTAAACGTTAATTCTCTACCTTTAAAAACCTGCATAAACCCAATATGATGATTTATTTTGGTTCCAATATTCGATATTATTATTTTATCCATTATCGCTTGTTCAAATAATTGTTTTTCACTCAATTTGGTCGCTTCACTCCATAACGTATTTAATTCTTTTGATTGAATATATGTCTTTACTTGTTCCTTATTTTCGAGAACAATCGCTCGTTGCTGATTGATTTCCACCATTTTATCATCGAAATATTCTTTTATCGTTTTATTGATTGGAATACTTTCATCATATTGTCCGGAATATATTTTTTTAATGAATATAAATTTACGACGAATGGTTAAGTTATCTAAATAATGGAACAATACATATTTGTATAATTCATCTTTTGATATATGATGTATTATGATTAACTCATTCATCACTTTATTCGCATGTTTATACCAATCTACTTCTCCGGGTTCAATCTCTATATCATTTCGTCTTAACGCAGTATCTAATACTTGATTCATTTCATTCATTAAATCATCATAGGATACATTTACTTGGTCTTCTTCATCTTGTTTCTCTTCTTCTGGTTCATCTTTCTCTTTTGCTCTTTTCTGTAATTCTAACGCCATATTTTCAGGTTTATAATCAATGGGTGTAGAACGTTCAAATATAGATGCGTTTTCATCGGTTATTTCAATCGGTTGAAATGCGTAATATTCACCTTTGTTTACTAATGTTCCGATTCTACCGTATCTATCTACTAAAAATTCGTTTTTATTATCAATAAATTGCGATAAAGTATAATAGATTTGTTCTATTGGATATGGTTTTGAAATATTGATTGAATTTATCAAAAAATCCTTCTTATAAAAGGATTGTTCTTTGAACAATTGGCGAATACGTTTCAAAATCATTTGGAAATTCGTTTTGATATAATCATTATTATATGTATCGTTCACAATGTCTTCTTCGCGTATTTCCGCTTTGGAAGAACATGTAAAATTACAATTGTCCATATAATCACATAATTCAGTAAATGGTTTATCACCTATCTTGAAATTGATTTGTCTACCACTCGATAACGCGATTTCTATGTTTTGATTTTCAACCAAAGTATTTAATTTTTCTACTGTAAAATTGGTTTGACCGATATTTAATAAACAATCTACCGCGTTTTCCTTCAGTACTCTTGATACATTACCTATTTGTAAAGCTTTTTTCTCCGCCAAACGATAAATATACAAATCCGTGGGTTCTTCATTATTTCTAGGTAATGTCGCATGTAAATATATTTCTACATTTCGCTCTTCAAATGGTAATGGACAATGACTTAAATTACGAACCGCACGTCCAATGATTTGTTCGATGCGATTCATATTATACCATGGTTCTAATATATGACTTTGACGTATATTTTTGAAATCTAAACCTTCCGACCCCGCTTTGGAAATAATGATGACTTTCACCAACTCACCGTATTTGTTTTCAGATTTTGTTGCGTATTTTATATCCATGGCATTATTCGGCGAAAAGAATTTATCACCCGTAATCATCAAATATTTGGCCTGTTTGAAATTTTCCGCAACTTGACTTTTTGGTTTCATCGTTCGTGCGTCTATAGGTTCACTTAATGGTTTTTTGAATAAAGAAGTCGTATATTTTGCGCTTCCATATCTACCAAATCCCATTTCTTCTAATGCCAACGCGATAGGAACCGCACCCCCATCAATATATTGAGAATATACCATAACGATACCTGTTGAATTACGAATACATTCACATAAACTAGCAATTTTATTACTATATTTACCAATATGTTCGCTATGGAAAATACGTCCATATTTTTGAATGACTTCTGGTTTATATTCATAATTATTTTTGATAGGATTAGGAACGGTTACTGTTGTATAATTCATAATATTCGCCAAACCTTTACTACCAATCATATTTTCAATGATTTCTTGATTCGCTGATGAATTTTCAGTATTTATATTGATAGTATCAAACATAGAATTTGGATATACAATATTCAATGCTTCCAACGGCGTTTGTAATAAAGTGTATCCAAAACTTTCCATATTTTCAAAATCTGGCATGATAATTTCTTTTCCAAACTTATCTCGGCGCGACATTGATTTATTACGTAAATTGTTCATAATAAAATCATATACTTTGGATTGATATTCACCAATGGAAGAAGTATATATAGGTATAAATTGTAAAGGTTTATCTACAGGTTTACCATTCATTTGATTCGCTGGATATGTAATATTTTGAATAGTATTTTCAGGTGAAAAATCCGCAGGATAAATACGATAAGGAAAGGTATAAGGGTTCTCGCCCCGAAGATATGATACATATCCTGTTAATTTTCTTTCCAAAAGTTCTCTTCCTCCTTCTATGATTTCTCCATTTTTATTTTGTTGAGGAATAAAATTTCCATTTTTATCAAATACTTGGTCTTCTGTAATGGTTGAACGTTTATCATTCATATTCATCAAATTGGTTAACCATATGATTTCTTTATAATTGTTATACATAGGTGTAGCAGACAATAATAACAAACGCATATTAACCGTATGTTTGGCGACATTCATGAGAAGTTCTCCGATACGTTTATTTTTATTATCATCGGATTTACGAATATTATGAACTTCATCAATAATTAATAATCGATTATTAAAGACACGTTTGATATTTTTTATCTCCGTTTTTTTAATTTCATCTTCCGACATTCCACTGTTCTCTTGAACCATTGTATATTTTTGAATATAGTTCGCGAATTCAATATATCCTACAAATTCATAATAGGTATTGATGATGGTATTGATTTGACTAACAATACGTTCTTTTGGAACATCCGTTAAATTGGTTGGATTGATTTCTTTCAATAAAGAATTTCCTATACAAGTATTCAATGACCATAAACCATTATCGGATTGTAATTTATTTTCATCAAATAATTGTAATCTAAAATTACTTTGAACGTTTGGAGAAGCAATGACTAATATTTTTTGTTTAATACCGACTTCTTTCATATAGGAACGCATTTCTTCGGCAATACCAATCGCACTACACGTTTTTCCGGTTCCTAATCCATGGTATAATAATAAACTATTGTATGGAGTGTTTAGAGAGAGGAAATTCTTTACAAATAACTGATGAGGTAATAATTCAAAATGGGATTTACATACTTGGTTAGCGTAAGTTTTTATATCTCTGATTTTACCATCATATTTCGTATCATTGAATTCTTTTCGTTTAGCGATTTTTTCGTTGAAATTGGGATCATTGATGTGTGGATATAAAAAATCATATTCTTTATTTTCACGATTTAATTCATATTCTTCTTTTTCTTTTTCAAATAATTCTTTATTATTTAATTCGGTATTTGATATGACTGGTTCAAAATCTTCTTCTTTTGGTTCAATAGGTATTGGTAATGATTCAATTGGTATTTCAGTTGGTATTGTTTCAGATAGAATATCTACTGATGGAGGAGTAGGCGGTTCAATAGGAGTTTCTACAGGAATAACTGGAGTGTTCAATTTACGTAATCGTACAATTTCTTTTCGTATTTTGATAGGGTTATTGAATTCTTCCTTCAAAGGTTCTCCTGGCGGTAAAAGAGAGAGTAATACTTGTTTCAATTCTTCAAAATCCATTCGGATTAAATCGTTATTTCTACTTATGGAAATAGTTCGTTTCGAGGTTGGCTCTGGTGAAATGACGGTTGAAGGTTCAATGTTCAATGCCGGTGCTGGAATAGTTTCAACTACTGGTGCGTTCGATACTTCTTGTTTTGTTTCCATAAATGGTTCTTTCAACGCATCAAATAATGGGTTCGGTGTATTTTCATTAATATCCAATGGTTTAAACGTCGTTAAATTTTGTACCACGGGATTTTCTAATATCACGGTCGCAATATTTTTTTTAGTAGCTCGTGTTGCTTTCTTTGGTTCACAATTTCCTGTCGCTTTATTACGACGAGTTCCTGGTGGACAATATTTTTTATTTTTTGGTTCTACTACTTCAGTCGAAACAATTTCAACTAAGTTATTCAATGTATCTTTCATTGCTTGGGATGGCTCAGATATAATCAGTGGTGTCGTTTCAGCAACCACCTCCTTCTTTTTTTTTGTAGCACGTTTTTCTTTTTTAGGTTCACAATTACCCGTTTTCTTATT